ATGGGTTTCTGATAGATTCTTTTGCAGGCTAAAGCAATCGGGCAATACAGAGGCTCGTGACGTTTTCCTTGATTGATGTCTTCTTGAGTGACGATGATTTTCATGTTAGTGTGTCCTTTTGCGGCTTCTGCCGTTAGGCGATGGGAGCCTTTCAGCCATGGGAGAATTCAACGCGCGTCTCTTTCACCTTCATCCCAAAAGACAAGGGGGCGTTTTTGGAAACCGTGGTTTTGCTTGCCACGCTTCGAGGCTTTTTGAAGAATCGAGACAGGGCAAGATCCCGATCGATCTTGATCGCTAAGGGCTTACCGTCGCGCCCCATCATTCTTGTCGATTGAATGACGGCATAGCAATCGGGAGAGCAAGTAACCAACTGACGATCCGCCCATCGTTCCGCGTCATTGGCTTTGGCGAAGAGTTGCCGCAATTCCTTTTCCTCCCCCTTGGCATTGATCCTGTATTGCAACTCCCCACGACCATTGAGAATGATTCCGTTCCAGTTGCTCATGTTCGCATCCTTTCACGTGTATGTGTGTTTGCGCGCTGTTAATTCGTTGCACGCCGTTAGGCGATGGGAAACTTTTTCGGAAACCAAAGATCCCACTTATGTAGCATGATGCTTACACGAAAGATAACCCAATACATTGTCCCATAAAGGGATCGGGATCCGTTGTTCTCTCGTGCCAAACCTTCAGCGTCACTTACTGAATGATTCGTGCGTTTCATGCAAACAGTCGCCGCGCCGTTAGGCGATGGGATGTGGGCAAATGTGCGTGCATGTGGGCGGCACGAGAATTGCAAAAAGCAAAAGTTATGCCAATTAAAAAACCCGCCAAACCCGTGGCATACTAATTGCAAAAAGCAAAACCCATACCAATTATCAAAGTCAAAACCGACATATCCCACCTTTTCGTTTTCTTGGCTGGCATCTCGTTTGCACTCTAGCAAAAGTCATACCAATTCTAACTCGCCTGCACTCTCCCATATGCCTTCACCCCGCCAATCATCGAGGATTGCGAGGTAACTGTTCAACATGGTTGTCAAGTAAGAATCGCCATTGTTATAGGCGATGGAAAAAGATGGTGTTTTAAGGATTATCTCTTTTTACCGTAAAGTATTGGCAGACGCGCTAATCCGAGGAATCGCGCGAATATGGCGAGCACAACACTAAAGTATAAAGAGCATCTTACACCAAACCTAAACACTCACACATTACGTGAGGAAACCAAAGTAAAGGCACGCATGTATGAGTAAGACCGTAGAAGACTTAGGGGTTAATCTTTCAACTAACCCCTAAAGCTTTTTGCGCCGAGCGATTACTTTTTGGCGCGCTTCTCTTTGGGAATCGGTGCGAAGACGTTGAGTCCGAGCTTAAGTTGCGGAAAGCCGTGCTCGATGAGACTCATGGGAGCGCCCGTCGTTGCCACTGTTTCCGAGTTACCCGATTGTGACACCCCGTGACGTTGGTTGGGATCCACCGTGATCACGAGATGACCTTCTGCATTCTTTTCGATCTTGAGATTGAGCATAATGTTTACTTTCTTTTGGGCGTTTTGCCCGTTGTTCGTTTCGTGTCTTTTTGCCGTTAGGCGATGGGAAGCCCCAGATTGCCTGAGGTACGCAGATAGTTTATCAACTACTATCAAGAGCAGCTAACGCTGCGTTAAAGGCGATGGGATGAATCGGTAGGCGAACCCTGCTCGCCCAGACATGTTTTGGTAAGCAACTATTCGTTGAATTAGTTGCATTCCCGATTCATGCGATGAGTTGCTTTTAGGCAACCATCAACCCACCATAACTTTTGAATTCACTCCGTTAGTTCGTTGCACTCACCAACTTCGCTTACGCTCCGTTAGGCGATGGGAAAACCTAATGTCACTTTTCCCTGATGTTGCGGAATGAGAAACCGAATATCCACGAAGGGAACCCGATTCTGTTGAGACGGAGCGAAGAGCTTGCTTTTCATGGTTTCTCCCTTTAATCTTTTCCTTTTGCCGTTAGGCGATGGGAAGGATCAAGCGCGCAACTTGAGAGCACCGATCAGTCCAGCGACTCCGCAAAGGCAGAATGCCCATGTTGCGGTGTAATCTCCAACGTTGAACGCTTTACCTTGCGCCCAACCCATGGCGAAGAGAACGCCATACAGACCGAGAATTGCGAGAAGAACGAAAACCCACTTCATTGTCTTTTCTCCTTTTGAATGATGCGTTTTTTGAATGTTGCGTTTTTTGGATCCACGCCGTTAGGCGATGGGAAAATCTTTACTTTTCCGTGCATTCTGAGAATTGCGTCCTCTGCGTACGGGGAGTCATACTCATGATCGTAACCACACGTGCCACACTGTTCGTAATCATTCATTCGTTGTTCTCCTAATACAGCCGTTAGGCGATGGGAAAGTTTTTCTAGCGAACTGAACAAGCCAAGATAATCAGGATAGATACGATCCTAAGAACCCAATGGGCTTGTGTGCTCATGCAATTCGGATTCAAACCGTTAGGCGATGGGAGGTAAGTGCATGTAAGTGGCCCAAGAATTGTATCTAGCAAACTTTATGCCAAGTGCAAAACCAAATAAAAAATTAATTGGCATCCTACTTGCAAGAAAGCAAAAGTCATACCAAACCAAAAACCAAAAGGAGCACGGAGATCAGCCGCGCCCTGATCTCCGCTATGTTTTTTGCCTCATTCCGCGGGGCAAGTTTTTTTAGAGCCGTTCGTTCAGTCCAAGCTCGAATATGTCTTCGCCGTAGTTGCTAACGAGACAATCGAGCACTCTGTCAAGATCGTTCTTTTGACTGTCGCTGAGGATTGTCAAGAGCCATCGGGAAAATGTTGGCTTGGAATTCGGAATAACTCGAAACCAATCCAGTTTTGCCACGTGATTGATCTTCATGTTTTTTTTTCCTTTTACCGTTAGGCGATGGGAATTCAGGGCGCGTAGCCCAGATCCACCAAAACCGATTGCAGGTTTGCTTGGATGCGATCGATCCGTTCCCTGTACTTGGAATCGCCCCAATCTTCCTCAGCATCCAGACACGGGACATTAAGGGATAAGATGGCAATCTGTGTCCCATCTTTCTCCACACGATCGATTGAAAGGCTAGTGCTGGAATCCCGCAAGATTGTTAGTTTCATTCTTGGCTCCTTTATGTTCTTTTTCTTTTTGCCGTTAGGCGATGGAGATTATTACGAAGGATGGGCAACGAAAACCTTTTGGGTTTAAAGTATCGATTCCCCTCGCCCAATGAGAGAAGTTTGCTTTGGAACGGAAAGCTCGTCGTGCCCTATGAACCAACAACCATCCTTTATGATTGCGGTCAAAGCCCTGCAAAGCCTGATCCAGGGTTAAGGGTAGCGTTTCGGTTTTGGTGACTTTGACTTGCATGTCAATTACCTTTCTGCCGTTAGGCGATGGGAGCTACCACTGCTCGGGTTTGGGGCGTTGCGTCAAGTATCGCTCCGTATCTTTCTCCCATCCGACCGTTCCGATCAGAACGACTACCCCATCAGAAGCTTTCCCCACGTATTCCGTTCCTTCGATCCAGATCGTTCCGGCATAGATCAGAGAATCTAGGATGGGGGTTTTAACTTTCCGCTTCACATCTTTTGATTGCATGCCGTTAGGCGATGGGAAAAGTTAAAGGTAATCAAGTGTGGGTGGAATGAGAATTGCAATTAGCGAACTTTATGCCAAGGACAAACCAAGTAAAAGAAAAGGCACTGATCTTAAGACCAATGCCTAAACGTTTAATGTTCTGTTCAGGTTCCGAACGGATGATCCTGATAGGCTTTAGCATAGCCTTCGAGGTAGGAATCCGCCCATTGTTCCGGCGTGGGTTCCAATTGTTGGATCATATGTTCATTCATTGGATCGCCTCCGCTTTGCCAGCGGTATAATCCCCGAACGGTCTTCTTGACAAGGCAAGGCTTGTCTTTCATGTAGTCGCGATAACCCCGATCGAATGCGTCTTTAGCGCTCATACTAATGGGGGTTGCGTCGTTAGGCGATGGGAGGTAAGTTGAGGTAGGTGGAACGAAGATTGTAGGGATGCAGGGATCATGCCAATGTGTAGGTGATGAGAATAGATTGTGGGGAATTGTAGGAAGATAGGGGACGAAGAGGGATATGTAGGATAAGATAGGATGGCATGGAAGTTGCAGGAAGGCAAAGGGTGTGCCAAGGACGGGAGAAGTAAAAGGAAGAGGCAGCGGCATAGGAATTGCAGGGAAGCAAAAGTAATACCAATTGAAAGGAATGTAAGGAAAGTGGTTAGTTATGTGGTGAATGTAGGGGGAAGTTGGAGAAGATGGGAGAATGTGGGAGAAAAGAATAGGGATTGGGGAATGGTATGGAGATTGCAGGAATGCAAAGAGTGTGCCATGGGGCTGGATGGGGCAAAAGGTGAGCGCTACGGGCGTTGGCACGCTTCTTGCCTCCCCAAGGAGGGTATTTAAGTCTATTTAGCTATAATGTATGAAATTACCCCCCTTTCACCAAACCCTATGTTTTAGCCTCTTATATTAATAAGAATTCAATTTCCTCAATAATATCAACCACTTACAAGGCTCGTGCTTTTATCCCACTAAATTACCCCTACATCCTCTTAAAGCTCTTCAAGCGCTCTCCCACCAGCCCTCCAGCAGCGCTAAAGCAACCCTCCAGTAACTTTTCGCTGAACGTCCCGTACCCCGAAGAGCGGCTCACAGCTCGGAAAACAAAGGGTGTCGCAATTCGGTCGAATTGATTGGGGAAACACTATGCCTCTTTCTTCCTTTAAACCCGCACTCTAGCCTAATTGGTGCCTTACACATATCAGTTGCCCCGCATTTCCCTTATGAAGCGTTTTCTTCTTTTCCTAGTGTTCTGCCTCAATTGTTCTCACTTCCTCGCTCCCGCCCCCAATTACGGCGTGGAATACCACTATCTTCGCCATACTCCCGCCACCATTCCTCATAAAGTCATCCCTACCTATCTTGACCCTCAAATTGGGGATGGCGACGCCGTGGAAATTCAAAAAGCTCTAGATCAATGGAATTATGCTCTCAATAACTATCTAGTTTTAACTTTAGAACCCGACAGAATTCCTTTCAACAACTCCATCCCCCTCAAAGTTCAAAATGGACTTCTTATTATTCGCCTTAGTTCCCACTCCCCCATTCCTTTTCCCAAACCCGATGCTTTGGCTTTCACAGATCAAATAGGCGGACATCGTATTTACCTTATTCGGGATCGGTTTATGAATGACCAATTGAAAATGATCACTATGCACGAACTTGGACACATTTTAGGCTCGGAACACACTTTAGGTGGCTTGATGTATCCTTCTTATTATCCAGTCATGATGCAATGTGTGGATCAAATTACTTTGGAGAATGTAGCCGTTTATCAACATCTTCCTTTGGCACACCTTAATTGGTGTTACTACGGGAGTAACCAATCTACTTCTTCTAAGAAAGCTAGTATTATCGATTAGCTGATATTATTAGATTAACTACTGAAAAACTAATAAAGTTTCTAGCATTTCCGGAGCGTTACAAGGATTGATGTCGGGAAGGAAATCAAGATCTAAAACTTTAGTATCGACACAGATGATTATTCTGCTGTTACTATAGAACATTTCCGAGTAGGATTTATTTAGTGTAAATTTTGTTTTACGATAGATGAGACACTTCTTTTTTTGAAAGTAAAGACAAATATCATACTTATTGTTATTAAGTTCTACATCTGTAATTATTGCTGAAGAGATTCCTTCCAATTTTTCCCATTGAAGGAAATTTACTTTGCATATCTCACATTTCGTTATTCTTCCAATCTCGAGCAATAATTCTGTTTGACAAAAATAGCATTTCATGAGAAGATCACATAGGTTTTAATACGTTCTAATAAAGCCGTTTCTTCTTCTGGTTCAATGGGTGGACATTGCAAGATTTCTTTCCAACTGTCTAACCCTTTTGGATGCACCCAGAGGTAAATGGTGGAAAAGTTATTGTTAGTTCGTACCATAAAAGGTGGAATTACCATAGTAAGCTTTTCGTCTTGGATGAAAACATAATGAAAATAAGACGCTATTCTTCCCGCGGAATCAATGGCTCTTTTGGAACATCGATAGATTCGTTGCGGCAGGAGATTGCCGGGGTCAAGTTCTTCTTGATATTCTAGAGGACGAGTGCAGAGGGGGCAGATTTTTATAGGGGACATGAGTCGAGAGACCGGGCGAAACCGGAAAATTTGTATCCTCTCCAAATTATTAATAATATCATGAGAAAACCAAATAAGTTTGGAGTTGGTCTTGGATATTGGGCTGAGAATAATCAATATCCAATAAAGGAATCTCTAAAAGAACTTTTGGAGATTGAGTCGGAGAAATGGCTAGTATGATGCTGATGGTTAGAATATGTTCTATTGCGAAAGGAGGAAAGATCATATGCGCGGTTTGACTATTGACTCGATAAAGGTAGTGAGGAGAATCGGTTTTTGAATATAGCCAGTTGAGAACAGAAATAGTTTGGGTGGGACAAAAATAAAAAGTAGAAGCGACATCGGAATAAATAAATTCTTCCCGCTTGATCAAATTGGTATGACAAAGAGGACAAATGGTGGTGGAATAAATCATGAAAAAACCGTGATAGTATCAAGATATTTGCGGATTTCTTCATCTTTGTTCCAAGGGAGATTGAGGGAAAAAGGAAGAGAAGCGATAATCTGTTGGTTGGGAGCATATCCATGATAAATGTCGGTTTGCCCTATATATTTGTAAATTTGATAAGGAGGATAAGCTAGCACTTCATAACTTGAAGTGATCAATTTTATATAATGAGGACGAAGGCGTCGCAGATCCCCAACTTCCCACCAAACGTTAGTAGGACATATTAACCCAATCATCATATCATTCAAATTAGGATTCAAACAGATAGGACATTTAGAATCAACTGAAGATGACATAAGTTTTCAGGTTTTCTTTCAACTGGGTAAGGTCTGGAAAATCAGGCTCCAAGACTTTGGGAATGAAGATTTTATGGGTCACGGTATTTTGAGTAATGGAGAGAGCGCTGATTTGGTAGCCATAATCAATTTGAAGAAAAGTTTGATAAAAAGGGTCTAGGGAAAAATTGAGAAGAATGATTTGATTAGTAGCTGTTAATTCAGACTGAATTACGTAGAAAGTAAGAGCATGATTCATTCCTTTATTGCAGGTGCGCTTGATTAGTGGCGGCATTCTAGTGGAAAGAAGTTTTTTCTGACAGATAGGGCAGAGGAGAGCATCTTCCATGCCAAGGTTATATCAGGAAAAAATGATGTAGGTTTGAAGGCGTTCAACTAATTGTGAGTAGTTAGAAAGATCAGGCTCGAAAAAGGGAAGTTGCATTTTTTCTTCCAAGGGATACTTATTGAAAATCTTCAATGAACGAAGAGATAAATCAAAATGAGCCCAAACATTGTGGGCTAACTTGATGCTCACGCTAGCAAGTTGTTCTTCGATATCAAAACAATCAAATCCATCAAAATAGCACGCTTTGTACCACTCTTCTTTACCATCAATATATACTTTAAACTTGTTGCTAAGAGGTTTTTGACACTTAGGACAATAAATTGGGGTTTTCATAGAAACACCACAAAGGTTCTTACTCGAGAAACTGTTTCTTCTGGATTGGAAAGATTGAGAGGTACCAAGGGAAGGTCAATATGTTTTTCTTGAGAAATGGATCTCAAAGGAAAAACAGAATATTCCGTAGTTTCAGTAGGATAGCAATTTCTAACTTGATGAAGAGTTTTGCGTCTATCTTCCCAAGCAATGGTTTCGGAATTTAGGCGGATATTGAGAAGTTTGGGAATACTTACATCAGTTAGCATTTGAATAGCATAGCTGAATTTACGACATTTTGAACAATTCATGATTAATCCATGCCATACCATAGCAGGATAAATATTTTTCCGCTCCGAATAAAGCCCATCATCTCGGGCTACTAATGAAGCTTGATTAGTATCTAAATCAATCCGCAAATTATTTGCTATCATTAAATCAAAAATCACACATTTGGGTGGCGTTAATGATGGATTTTGATGGGGCGATATCATGTTCTCTAAGAGAGTATATTTAGACGGCACTAGCGACTGGCTTTGTTGGCAATTCAATAACATTTTCTGTTGGCATATGGGACAAATGCGATGATAGTTAATGGCTTCTGTTAATGAACTAAATTCTACTTTCATGTTTTAGTATCACAATAGTCTTCGTGAACTACCTTTGCCTAAGGGCAAAAGCTTCGCGTTTCATTGACCTAATACTGCTAGCGCCTCACCGCGTTTTTATTTAATGTCCGATTATGTTCCGTAACCAGACAAGTTTTCATTCCGCTATATTGACTTGGTTTTCGTCAATTTAGCTTAATGTATATATCATGATATACGTACTTTTGTTAAGATATTTTTAGAAAACGCATTCATCTTTCGCCTAAAGACGAGAGCTTTCTGTTATCAATCATGATAGTAATCTTCATAAACTTTTTCCGTCAAACCCGCATCAATGATTACTGGACGATCATCTTTGGTGCCCCAAGAACTAATTCGAGAGAGATCTCCCGGAAGCAATTCAAATTTTTCTCCCAATCGTTTTAATTCTTGAAAAATATCCGATTGGGCGATTTCTTGAAAACATTTGGGTTTTTTTTCATCGCTGTCGGATACTTCTCGAAGACCGTAGCTGATTGCTTCTCCAAAATCTTTGAAGTTAATTCCGGTCATTTTTTGGAACTCTTTCTCGGTAATTTTTTCCAAATAATGAGTTTCAATCCAAGAGTGATCTTTGGCATGACGAAGAATCGGATTGAGATATTTGGATTTCATTTTAGGGTTATCTTCCACTTTATTTTGAGCAATCCCCTTATCATTCTTAGCCATTTTAATAACGGTTTTCTTGGGTGTCAAGTAGACGATTCGAGAAGAACCAGAGGAAAGATGTTCCAAATTCCGTTCTGCGTATCTTTTTCGGGCTCCGTAAGTTTCTAAATTTTCAATATTATGAAGAATGGTATCTAAATCCTTGGAGTCTGATGGTAATTCCTTTGATTCAGAAGCTAAAATGTAAAAGAGATTAGCTATTCGAAGAAGATTATTCAGCCCCATAAGGTATCCGCTCGGGATGCTGGGTCATTGCATGCAATCTATTAATGGTTTGAACCAATTGATTACCGGTTTGATTGAGAGACTGTCCATATTGTTTTAATACGGTTTCAACTGCTTTTTGAGTTTTGGGCCCTAATTGACCATCCAATTTGAGAGGTTCGGAAGGAACTGCCTTTCCCGTTCCAATTAAATCTTGCATCAATTGATTGATTTGAGATTGAGTATTGACGGGAATGCTAGGGTAAGCCGCAGGCGCAGATGGAGTTGTTGCTTTGGGCAATTCTTCCGGTTTATAAACGGGCTGTCCTGTCAATTTTTCTGAAAGAGTTAACGGACGTCCAGCTGGCGTGCCGGGAGTTCCGGGAGTAATTCCCAAACCTGAACCGGGAGTAGTTAATGATGGAACTGGAGCTGCTTGGGACAAAGTTTGCAAAAATGCGACTCGATCACCATAGACGGCAATTTTTTCAAATAACTCTATTTTTTTAAATAACGTATTAAATTTGGACATGAACGAAACTCCTCGCCAATCTCTGAATCATGCGAGGTTATGCCGTGGATTCAATTGATCATTTGCGATTTATGAAATTAGGATTGTTGAATTCCGCATCTGGATTAGCACAATGGACACCACTGCTATCTCGAGCTTCAATAGCAAAAATTCCTTGAAAAGTGGTAGTGCTGCTGCTATCGCAAGCGCAATCATTACAACTGATTGGAGGCGGAAGATTTTGAGGCAGAATAGCTACGAAAGGAGATCCATTAAACCGAAGAAGATCGAAGAGATTGAAACGCAAAATGGGCAAAGATAAAACCGGAGGCCCAAAATTATTTTGCAGAACAGTTGCCATTCCTTGTTTAACAAAAATAACAACGTCAGCTAAAGTGCGATTGGTTAAGTTATGAAAATCTTGCCGAATTACCAAGATTCTTAATCCTTGCAAATGAACGTTGGTTGGGTAATTAGGATCTACCGCCACTCGGGCATCAAACTCAATATCAGTCATGGTATCGTTGATATAGAGCTGGCGTTGAAGCGTGAGAGTATTGATCGCATCAATATCAGAATTTACGAATATGATGGCGGGAGGCGGCTGCATAATTAAATGCAATAATATGGACTTGACAAAATTTTAGATATGATTATTTTCAGATGAAATCTATTTTGGAATAACATGGAAGAATTACCAACCTTTCGTTTTGCTTTGCGAGAAGATCTTAAGGGAGAGAAAAGATTTTTACCAACTCGAGCTGAGCCTTTGGCTACTGGTTGGGATTGTCGAGCTGCCATGAGAGATAGAAAACCTCTTATTATCAGAGCTGGACAATATGTGAGAATTCCTCTTGGGTTTCGTTGCATGTGTCCGAGTAATTGGTGGTTTAAATTGGCGCCCCGTTCTTCATCTTTCGTTAAAAAGTCAATGCATGCGTTATATGGAGTGGTAGATGAAGCTTACAATCTGGAAATGTTATTTTGTTTTCAATACTTACCTGATTTAGGATCTTTAGGGCATGATCTTCGGATAGAATTTGGCGATGCTATTGCTCAAATTATTCCCGTTCGAAGGCAGGAGATGAATGTTGAGGAAATTAGTAATGCTGATTTGGAAGAAATGTATCGAAAAAGAAATGCCGTTCGAAACGGTGGTTTCGGTAGCACGAGTAGGTAATTTATGATAGACGTTTTTGACACACCCAAAGATCCCGAGAAAGATGTTGGGATTAAAATGGAGGAAAATTCAGATTTTGAACATTGGGAAAGTGATGTGGAAGACGCAACGATTCCAATCGCTTCTCCAGAAGAGGAAGTTGTCATTGAAAAATTCTTTTCAAAAAACCCAAAATTAAAATCCCCCTGGCCTGCTGGCCGGGATGTTTCTTCCTTTGAGATTGGTTCCTATGAATTTCATCCTGAGGAACCATGGATCCAAACTTATTCGGGAAGACGTTTTAATCCTACTAACCCAATATCTGATGCTATTGTTATTCAAGACATTGCTCATTCACTTTCGATGCTATGTAGATTCACGGGGCACTGTCGTCAATTTTATTCAGTTGCTCAGCATTGCGTTTTAGTTAGTTATATTTGTGACGAAGCCGATGCATTATGGGGCTTGATTCATGATTCATCGGAGGCGTTTCTTCAGGATTTACCTAAGCCATTAAAACGATCCGGCAAATTCGAGAGCTACATTGAATTCGAGAAGCAAATGCAATTAGCCATTTGTAAACGGTTTGAGCTTCCAGAAACGGAGCCCGCCTCTGTTAAGAAAGCCGATACCTTATTGCTCACCACAGAGGCACGAGATTTAATGTCTCCACTACATCCAGATTGGAAACAGCCAGTTGAACCTCTTCCATTCAAAATTGATCCGTGGGATCACGACAAGGCAGAAGATATGTTTATGAAACGTTTTTTCGAATTGGTCGGACATCCGAAATCTTTCGGGCGTTATATGGCATCTAAGTATGATCGATAAAAATCAATCTGTTCCCAAACGTTATTATGACGTTCGTGTAGAAGCTATGCTTCCTGCTACTATCACTTATCGAGTGTTGGCAGAAGATCCTGAACAAGCCTTTACTTTAATTAAAACCGTGCCACCCACTTCCGTTAAGCCTAAACTTATAGGAAGAAAAGAAATCAAAGCGATGGTGTATGATAGCGGAACCACCATGCTCCGATTAATCAAAAACATATTGGGACGTTGATGTATGACACATTTTTAGTTAGAGCTAAATCCAAGACTGGTTTGGGAATTTTTACCACGGTCTTCATTCCTCCCAACGTTCCCGTCTTGGAATTCACTGGAGAAATTTTTCCTGAAGAAAAACTTCGCCATGAAGATTCTAAACTTCTTCAAGTTGGACTTCATACGTGGTTGGGCCCATCTGGCAGATCGGACGATTACGTTAATCACAGTTGTGCCCCTAATTGTGGACTTCATATTGTTGGCAATCGAGCCTTTCTTTATTCGCTTTACGTGATTCCAGCTAACAACGAAATCACTTTTGATTATTCAACCAGCTCCACCGATACCATTGGAGATTGGAAGATGGAATGTTTATGCGGCGCTCCCAATTGCCGTCAGATAATTAGCGGTTTTCAATATCTTAATCCTGAGCTTCAAGCTGATTACCAAAAAAAAGGATTAGTTCCACTATTTATGACTAATCAAATGTTCTCGGGAAGATGAGAATTTCATGTCAGGATTAGCCTACTATTGTGTTGATTTAGAAACCAGCGGATTGCGTTCTAAATATCATGAGGTTTTCGAAATCAGTATTATTAGAGCAACAGATCGAATGCAACTCTGTAAAAATATTAGGTGTGAATTTCCTGAGCGCAGTTCTTATGATGCTTTGCAAGTAACAGGTAAAACCTTAGTTGATTTGGAACAAGGGCTCACTAGAGAAAAAGTGGTAGATGAATGCGAAAAATTCTTTGCTGAAGATGGATTAACGCCGGCCCATCGTTGCATTGTTGGACACAACATTTATACTTTTGATAGAAAATTTCTTCATGCTTTATGGGAAAGTGTCGGAAAAGAATTTCCAGCGCATCTTTGGATGGATACCATTCCTATGATTAAATGTTATGCGAAACAGATTGGACTGGTGAAACCGAGAGTAAATTTACATGCTGCTTGTGATATTGCGGGCATCAAAAAATTTGCCCAAGCTCATTCCGCTAAAATTGATTCTCGTAACAGTTATCTTTTGTGGAAAAATTTGGTAGAAGATAAAAAAATGGATCACCTAAATTTTATTAAAACAGCCGCTCATACTATCGCACCAAACGGTGATGAACCATTAAATATCGATTCATTGGACGTTGAATGATCTTCTTTGTTCTTGTTCTTCATGCTATAGCTCTTTTATTGTTAATGCGCACTATTTGGTGGATGTCTAAACAACATCAAATTTTGCCTACCATTCATAATTTACTTATCCTTGGACTTTGGGCATTTGGATTGCTCTTTGCGATCTATCTCTCTGTTTCGCACCCTTGGATTTATCTTGGGGTTGGTGCTGTTCTCGGATTGTTTCAATTCGTAATCGATTCTATTGAACTTCCAGGAAGACCCAATTATAGTGTTTCAACCAAAATAGCTTTAGCTATCCCAGTAGTTCTAGCCTGGCCGGAATGGATTAGTTTTACCATCTTTTGCATTTGGCACGCTGACAAAATTAACCTTGATGAAGAATTCTAGTCTTGACACCTTTTACGCAGAATTGAGCAAGCATATCCTAATAGTTCAATCTTTTATGGAGATAAAGAACTTTAGTTTTCTTATTCGAGCTTGCCGCCTTAAGCCTTATTCTTGTATTTTCAAGAAACAAGAACCGAGATTACTACTTTACAGATGGTGGTTTGACGAATTTGGCAATTCTCTCAAAATTGACAACTATAAAAAAGTTACTATTGTTCAAAATGATCTTGCTTTAGATAGAGATAAAATTGCTTGCACTGACTTATATTTTGGATTGTCATTAGCAAACGTTGCTAAAATTAGCAAATTATTACATGTGTGCAGCGGAAAAGAGAGTAACTATTTGCATCAGGATTATGTTTTTTTATCCTTTCTTGGCATCGATAATTATCTTAGAACATATTTGCATTTGGGAGAATGGCAACAAGTTTCTCCATTGCTGCTCGGACTAGAAAATTTGCGCTTTTTAGCCAATAACAAAGAAATTAACCACATTTTGCACATGGAAGATGAAACACATACGCCTATTCCCAGCACACGCTCGCACCAGTGGTTGGCCGCTTCTTCTCAAAGCAAGATGTTGATGGACTTGATCAGAAAGCAACATGAAACTGCCAGCAAACTTTTAGAAGGGATATTTTGAATGGAAAACAAAAGACAACGGTTAGAACTTGACGGTGTAGTAATTGAAGCTAATAAAGGAAAGTTTAAAGTGAAAGTAAATGATGCTTTGACCGTGCTATGCACTTTAAGCGGAAAAATTCGACAAAATTCCGTCAAAATTTTGATTGGAGATATTGTTACCGTTGAAGTATCCGAATATGACACTTCCATGGGACGTATTGTTTATCGTCACAAAATTAATTAATATCGTTGAGAAATAGAAAATGTTCGACAGAGTCGCGATGAATAAAGAAAGTTGTGCTAGGCAAACCCCTAATCAAAAAAGAACAAATACCAATTAAATGTCCATCAGAATCAAATACTCCGCCCCCAGAATTTCCGTAGTAAGCGGCAGTAGTTATTTGAAAAACTTTCACTTTAACATCAGTATGAATTTTAATTTCTCGTGCTTGAGACACAACGCCCGGCATGTAGGAAAACCAAAAACCCTTTGGATGTCCGACAATCTGAACATGTATTCCATCCGCCAATTCTTTGGTAGAAAGGGTAACATGAGAATGTTCCGGAATTTTAATTTTAGATAGTGAGCCCTTCAAATCGATAATCAAAGCTAAATCATGATTTCTGTCTGTAGCCGCAACAATGGCTGTATGCGGATCATGCAACATATCTCCGGGGTTTTTATCTTTCATTTCTTCCCAAGTCTTGAATTGAATTTTATCTCCAATAGGATTTTCGCTTTCATCTTCGACATCTTGGGCTACACAATGATAAGCAGTAAGTATTGTGGTATCATTCATCCAGACACCACCACAATAAGTGGAGTAATCTTTAGCCTCACCTTCAACAGGACTATAAACCAAAGCTACTGTGGATTGACGTAAATGTTCAATCATAACCGCGTCAGGATCTGGCACGTTGGATTTAGGAATACAACCAGTGGATACAAGAATGAGAAAACTAAGAATAAAAGCCCAAGAACAACGGACTAGTTTTGACATAACTATATTATGTGGAATTAGTCATAGACAAAAAGATTTTGCATTGAATTAAGAGGTGGTTATATTGGGCTTTGGCATTTATCACGGGAGAAGTTTGATGATTCGTGAAAGTTTCTGTTTTGATGATCTGTTGCTTGTTCCTAAATTTTCCACTGTTTCCAGTCGTTCCAAAGTGGATTTATCTGTAAAAATCCGAGACTTTACCTATCGGCATCCTTTCATTCCTGCTAACATGAAAACTATTATGGGCAAAGATATGGCGGGGGTAGTCGCTAAAAGTGGTGGGCTGGCTATTCTGCATCGCTTTAGTCCAATCGAAGAGCAAATAAGCATTGCTTCTGATTTGATTAAAGCATTTGGCGCGGCTTATGTTAGTGTTTCTGTTGGTGTCAAAGAAAATGATAAGGAATATATAGATCGTTTTGTGAACGCTGGTGTTAGGGTGATTTGTATTGATATCGCTCATGGACATTCAGTTCATGGAATTGGAATGACAAAATGGATTCGAGAGCGTTATCCTGATGTTCTGTTAATATCTGGAAATGTGGCAACGGGGAGGGGAGCGGAAGATTTATGGAAAGCGGGAGCAGATATAGTAAAGATTGGATGCGGAAACGGTTCTTTGTGCACCACACGAGTTATGACGGGTAATGGCGTCCCGCAGATGTCTGCTCTAATGGATGTTGCCGAAAATCGAGAGAAATTGCAACGTGAGATTGGTAGACCTATTTATTTCATCTCCGATGGTGGTGCAACAGTTCCGGGAGATTTTACCAAGGCACTATGTTTCGCAGACATGGTCATGAGCGGGCACAGCTTTGCTGGATGTTTGGAGACGGCAAGTTTGAGCAAAATGATTGATGGAATTCTTCATAAGGAATACACCGGTAGCTCAACTTATAAGAGCAATCATATCGAAGGTGTCTTGGCTTGGGTTCCAGCCAAAGGCTCATTTGAGGAAGTTTTAGCAACTCTTCGAGAAAATCTTCAATCTGGTTGTTCTTATCAAGGTGCCCACAATCTAAATCAACTTAAAGAAAAGCCTGAATTCGTTAAGATTAGCAGTGCGAGTTGGAAAGAAAGTAATGCTCATAATGTCGTGGTAACAGAATGAAAGAATATGTTAACAAAGTTGAATTGATTGGAACGTACGGCAGTGATGAAACGCATGCACTAAGTGCTTGGACTTCTACTTCTCGAGAATTAACAGAAGAGAAACGTGGAAGAATGAACAAACTTCTCAATATGTTAGCTAAAGAAGGGCATCACACCGTTTTTGAAAAAAGTTCGTTACATTTCCTGATCACAACCGAGATAGCAACGCATATTCAGCTGCTCAAACATCGCATTGGAATTTCAACGAATGCAGAAAGCGCACGCTACAAAGAACTAAAAGATGATAAATTTTACATCCCACATGATTGGTGCGAAGATGAGCAAATAAAATTAATCCAGCATTGTCAGGAAAGTTTTCTTAAATATCACGAGACATTAGCGCGATTAATAGCAGGTGGCATGCCTAAAAAACGAGCTAAAGAAAGTGCTCGTTTTTATTTACCCTATGCAAATCAAATCACTGCAGATGTAATGTTTAATTTTCGGTCTTTCATGCATTTTATGGGATTACGAAACAACGAATATGCTCAAATGGAAATTAAAGAAATTGCAAATCAGATGTTAAAACTGGTGGCAAAAACAGGTCAATTCACCATGTCACTTAATGCTTTTGGATGGAATAATTAAAAAAACAATAAAAGCAAGATACTCATCGGAATCTATCTTTCCTGCACTGCCAGCACATAAAAGTTCCGTCTTCTTGATTAACTTCTGCATATTGACAGAATTCTTGACAATGAGCGCATGTCACTCCATCCAGTAGGGAACGCACTTTATAAATGGCACCATCAGAAATATACAAAACATTTTCCCCAATGTATCTCGAATCGATTTTGAGAACTGCACACTGGGCAGCATTGATTTCGATAGCATTTTTAATCGTCAAATATACTGGGACGTATAAATAATATCCAAAATTGTCTAGTCCGACAATTTCCAGCGTGAGAATTTTATCGTAGTCATTGCTGTATGGACTGACCGTTGCATTGGACTGGCACTTGACTTCCACCCGGTCGCCAGGTTTAAGCCGAGCCATGCATAGAATACTTAATTATGTAGAATTAGAAAATTATTTCGTTGGTGTTCAACTAAACGCTAGATAACCCATTACCTGATCATGGTATTTCTGATATTCAGGAATATATTTTTGATACCATTCAATTTGCCATTTAATATCTGACCAAACCCATTTATGTTCTATATATTGCATTAACAATGCTAGATTGCCAGCCACATTGAGATTTCTTCGAGAATAAATATCAATCAGGGCGGCGCCGGCGGCGCCGTGATGTGCGGCGGTGGAGTAGGAAGTAGTGGCAGCAGCGACCTCGATAAAATCATCATCCACGATAGTGACTTCGTATCGAAACTGATCTGTTTTTGGATCAGAATCCAGATATTTCCATTCACAAGATTGAAACATTTTTACATTTATAAATAGCAGAAGACTCTCGCTTTCAAGCAAGAATAATTCACTTTTCTTCGCTTTTTGAAGGCTCTTCGTAATAAAAAACAGATACACCCTTCTCTACGCAAAACTTATCTACCAACTCAGGAAGTTCAGGAATAGCCTTAATCAAAACAGACGAAACATGAATGCTAGCCTTTTCATAAAGGGCTCGCCCCGTTACTTTTTTTAAGCATTCTTCCAACGCCTTTATGTCTGTTTTAAGATCTTCATTTTGGCACAAACAATGAATAATCCAAACGTCGCTTTGAACCGCTAATTCCGAAATAAAACCAAATTTATAAGCGCCTGTCTTCTGAGCAAAAACGCCTCGAGCGTCAGCTCTTACTTTGCTCCACTTTTTGTCGAAAACAGGAAGCAATGGATTTCCTTCGGGTTTTCCCGCTAAATTAATAGGGGATAGAATGAATTTTAATCCGCCCATTTCGGGTGTAGTAATGCTTCCTTTGATGATTTTAACAGCGCCTTTGAGTTGAAATGTTTTAGTTGCTTTCATGTTTTCCTTTTCAAATTGATTAATCTGCCACACTCCATATATCATCGTCGAGTTAAACTTCCATTAACTTTTCATGAAGGTATCGAATATGATTATCTTTAAAGTTTGCAGCCGATTTATTTAGTAACGGACTTAAATCTTCGGAAGTTTCATAAATAGTAGTGCTCACTCCTGAATGTGCGGAATACATAGTATTAATAATACATTCTAAATCCTTAAAATTAGGCATTATGGCAGAATGTTTGTTGTTGTAGAAAGCGTCTGCTAAAAAGCTGGTTTGTCCTTCGCACACAAACAGTTTTGAGTTGGCCAAATTGCAAAAGTATTCTTCCTGATTTTCAATGTTTTTGAGAGCTAAATTTTGATATTGTTCTTGATAGAATTCAGTAAATGCTATGGAATCGGGATACTGGCGCAATAAACTGAAAATACGTTTGTTGTTATTAATCATGCCAGCAATAATATTGTGTTGGCACGGAATAGATTTTTTGCCTAATTGATAATATGGACGAATCCACTCAAATCCGACTTTTAATTCAGGAACATTTTTTGTATCTCCCAAATGCGAATAAACAAAGTTGCGATCTGAGTTGATCACCATATTCATTTGGCGCCGGTGATGAACCTCATCTTTTTTCCAAAGATAACAGTATTGGCTGTATAACCCAACGCCATATTTGGCACCCGGTAATGTGGCGAAATTAATCAAAGATGAACTGCATTGCCATAATGGAATCCCTAATAAGTTAGCAATATTAGAAGTAAAATGTTCCATATCGCTAATAATTAGATCCGGTTTGAAACTTTTAACTTGATCATAGTAAATAGAAAGATTGTGATTATCAGCGTGCAGCTCATCCGGATGATAAATATCAAGTAGGCAATCTAATGTCCAATCTACTTGAAAATACTTAGGGGAGGACTTCCTAAAGGCAGCTACTTTGATTAAATAATCACTGCCTACTTCTTTCAAAAATCGGGATAATTGAATTCGAGCATTGGAATTACGACCCGCTGCGTAGAGAATTTTCAACATACACTATTTCTGATTTATCCGTTAATCGACATTTTTTGGCGCAAATTAGCAATTTGTTTTTCAAATAGTTCTTTGGTTGCTCGAACGTCGGCAGCGGCAGCATGCGCTTTCTCGTTCTTTATTCCATATTTTTTGAGCAAATTATGCAAGCTATATCCTTCCGCTAAGGAACGATTGGCATAATCTACTGTAAACTCTAACATCATGGTATCCATCATTCTTCGTCCGAATGGGAAGGTATCTTCAGAGCCACATTTGACCCATAATTGACGCAACATTGAATAATCGAACGCAACATTCTGTCCAACAATAACTCTGTTTTCAGCTGGCATACAGTCCTCAGCAATCCAATTTTCGACCTCGATGATAACTTCGTTTGGATTACGATATGTCTCTCGTCCATGTTTTGTTTCATGGCGAAGATCTTCGATTTTGTATCCATTTATTCGCAATGCTGCTTGTTCAATATTCTCCGGATTCGTAGGTCTTATAAACCATGTTTTTTGGATACCATCACTCATCCGGAGAATGGAGAGTTCTACAACATCATTTTTGTAAGGATCTAATCCTGTAGTTTCTGTATCACATACATAAATTGCATAATCCATTAAATAATCCTTATTTAGGAAGAATATAGTCATCCCAAAAACAAGTGTCAAGCCGCCGCGATTATTTTAATTTGGAAAGTTTAACTGCTAAAATCTTTTTAAGTTCTGTGCGTAAATTATTAAAGGATTTGATGCCGATTTTAGCTTGAGCAATAATGAAACTAACCCCATCTATCGTTCGTAAAAACTCTTTTTCCTTTTTAGAAATTTTTACACCTTCAATGGTAAAAATGGCTTTATTATTCTCGAACACTCGCCATTTTTCACCTTTATTTGGCATACCTATTCTTTTAACTCGAATAACTTTTTCAATAATATTATCTTCCTCACAATAAAGATCATGTTCGAACTTGCTGAGATTTTGTTTAAAAGTTCGTTCTCTTATCTCATCGGTCGGCATAGTAATAGCTGAATCAGGATATAGTTTATTGGACATATAGTTTCACCTACAAACATTATCCGCTGCAATTTTGCCCATGCATGCTGCGCCTAAAATACCTTGAACACTAGCGCTCTCGCCCGCAACAAACATATTGTCAATTTCGGTGGAGAGGTTTGTTCCAACATTGATTGCAGGCGCCATTGGTATGATTGTTGGCACATGAAAATAAGCACGAGTAGCGATTTCCGGAACTACCGCAGATAGATCTTGAATAGTTTCTTTTAACCAATCGTATTCTTGAATCAAGGATATTTTGCTTTTTTCAGTCAAAATATAGGATACCCGTTCTTTGATGACACGATCATTGGATAAAACGAAAGCTAATTTTCCAACACGATCTGTTTGTTCAAATCCTTCGTTGGGAAAAGTTCTGCTGCCAATTAGAGAAAAGGATACTTTATCTGACTTCCACCGAGCTTCATTGGAACGAAACGCCGAAATGGCTAAATCAACATGATCTTCGGGTATAACTGTTCCGAACCAAGAAAAAGGCCCTAGTTCTACATTATCTTTAATAATGGTGCAGTTGGATCGGTTAAAATCTTTCATTGCAGATGCATTCATTTCGATGCGAATTCCGAATCTGGCAATGTCATTATTTTCAATAATCCCAAAATTATGGTAAAGATTACGAGCCCATCGCCAGCCGCTTCGTCCCACTGCGATTACCAACTTTTTGGCTTTATACTCTTGCTCACTAGTACTAATAATAAATATTCCACGCTGTTTGTATATATGTTTTACTTCGTTATCAAAACTAAAGGAAATATTACTATTTTTCTCGATGGTATCCGCAATGTATTTGGAAAGAGAATGAATATCTTTAGGATAAGTTTGAATATAATTATTTAAGGAAATCTGATAGCCAGCTTTGGTAAATTTTTTTTCTAAGGGCGTGGAAAGCGGACGGTCTTTGGTAATTTCAAAATTTCTAATATTAGAAAATACATCTTTTACCCAGCTGTAGGCAGTTTTAGCTCTTTTGGTTCCTACCAAATTAGCTACTTTTTGAATGTCTGGAAGATACAGTTTCCCATCCCCATTAGGAGCTAGCCCAAACCAACCATTCATTTGATGCCGGCGTTTTCCTTGTGGTCGGCCAGCTTCAATGCCTATCACTTTGATGTTTTTATGTTTTTCAGATAACCGCAAACAACAAATTGTTCCTGCTACTCCCAATCCAACCACAGCCACATCAAAAGTATTACTCATTGCTGCAGATATATCACGCTAATTCAAATTTGTGCTATCAATTCGTCAAGAATGTTAAAAACATCGTCTTCGAATGGTCTTTGCCCGGTATTGATTTTATCGATAGCTTGGTCAAAATCTTTCTTTAATCCACCATAAAATGGCCACATATAATAATAAGCGCTACTGGTAAATTGATCAATAAAAAACGATTCTTGTGTTTTGAGCATTGGAAAGAAATCCAAGCGCCCCGATAAAGATTTAATAGCATACAAAGACGTTAAATAAGCTCTTTTCTCAAAAACCATTCTAAAGTAAGCTGGCAATGGAGCACCCAATAGTAAAAATAGAAGCGCCAATTTCCAACTGATCAAAAGAGCTGGAAAAAATAATAGAACAAGAATTTGGGGAAATAAATATAGACAAGAAAATAAAGGTCGAGTCAAATGTCGAGCGTCTTTGATATGAACCAGCTCGTGCAATAAAATGATGATTGACGAATTAGAATGAGATTGAACGAAATCTTGACTGGGATAATAAACTGTTGAACCAATAGTAGTAATATAGTTGGTCATAAAGTCTTTATTAAAAAATAACACCTTTCCAACTAGCTTCATTAACCAAGAATCAGTTTTATATTTAACGCGCAAATTGGGGAAATATTTTTGAGCAGATTGAACTAACTGATCGAGTGACATAACTTCCTTTATATGTAGGGTTAAAATTTGAGCCAATTAGCAGTTACCGTATCAGCAACTGTTAATTTAGCAGTTTGTAAAGCCGCTTTCATTTTAGAAGAAAAAGCATTTTTAAGAAGTTGAGATAGTTTAGCCGCTGAGGGATGTGATGGCAGGGTAGAAACAAGATATTGAACATTCAAAACTTTATCCACCAAAATGTCAATGGTAACGCTTGCATCGGATGGAACACCGGCTTGATTTAGCATCGTAGCAACTGTATCTGAAAGTTCCCACAACTGAGCCGCCTTTAATGCTCTCTCGATATCTTCTTTTTGGGCACTCGCCGCTATTTGAGAAAATTTTTCTAATTTTTGTTCGAAAATATCTGCTAACTGCGCCATTTTTTTAAGCGAATCCATATTGTCTCCCGTTTTTTATATCACGCTACATGCATATGCTAAATTTTTGGCATGATTTTGAGGAATTATGGTTTCTTTTCCGGCACAAATTGATACCGGCGGGACTGGTGGCAGTCTTCCAACCGTAGCTGATAATCTTACTAGATTGCAAGGTATTCTTTGGAATCGTCTCCGTGATGCTATCATCGCCATTGAATCTGAACTTGGAGTTAAACCTAGCGGATCTTCTGGAACGGTTAGGGCGCGATTAGATACCATGGATAACACTTTGATCAAAATTGCAGGCGATATTGGAGGAACTTCCGCTGTTCCTTTAGTTATTGGTATTCAGGGCAATCCAGTTGTCGCGAGTATTCCTAATCCGGGTGATGTGTTAACTTGGAGTGGGTCTTTTTGGTTTTCGCATGCACCTCCGAGTGGCACTGGTGGTAGCGTTACATTTTCTAATGATTTATCTGGAACTAGTGCGGTTCAGACAGTTGTAGGAATTAGTGGGCGCCCTATAGCTAACACTGCACCGGCGGCTGGTCAAGCTTTAGTTTGGTCAGGAAGCCAATGGGTTCCAGGTAGTGTGATAGACGCCGTTTTTAATGTAGTTAATAATGATTTTACTGTTTCAGCCACTAGTTTTGGCGCAGTTGTAGCGGTTTCATCTTTAACAGCTAATCATATTGTCTCTTTACCAGCCACACCAACGTTAGGACAAAGAATAACCGTCAAAGATGCTGATGGTTCGCTAGCAAGTTTCAACATCACCGTTAATGGCAATGGACATAATATCGACAATGCGGCTACATTTGTTATGAGTAGTATTCAAGGAGCATTCTCTTCAATAGAAGTTCAATTTAATGGAACTATCTGGCTAACGATTTGATTTGCCTTAAGTTACACGCACCGCGTTGATTCCATCTGAGAAAATGTGATAGGCGTTATTATTAGGGATTGCCACTCCAGTATCATTGCTCGTTGCTTTGATGGTAGCGGTTTGACCTGATACGTTGTAAATAACTCTATTCCAAGAATCCGCTGCCCCTACTCCTATAATTACACTAAATGATGTTCCCGGACTGCCTGTCAATTTGTAGCGATCATGCGATATTTCGCTAAATGATAGAGTAATAGTTCCACCAACCGAGCAATCTTTAATTAGAATATTATGGCTGGCAACTATAACAGGCTCAAAAGTATTAGCATTAGAACCAAAACCATCATGTGTTCCTACATTTTCCCAAGTTATGCTTCCATCTGCAACTGTATTACCAATAACTAAAGGCCAGCTTGGTTCTGTGGTTCCTGTAGTTCCTACTGCGCTAGCTCTAAATATAAATCCATTGTCCGTACTAGCATAAACAGTATCGCCAACTCTTATTGATAAATTAGATGCCCAATTTTTGTTAAATCCATAACCGGCAGCAAGAGACCATCCGCCTTTTTGTTTTGCTCTAACAGCAACTGGATAATTAGTGGTTCCACTTCTATTAATAAGAATATCTCCAGTAGAATACCATTCTGTTCCTGCATTCGTGCCAGCCAACCACGACAAAGATCCATAAGATTGGCTTGCATCGTACCATCCAATTCGACGAAACCCAACAAGATCATTACCTCCCCAAATTCCAGAAATTTGGACTTCTGCTCCGGGGAAAGGAAAACTTCGGCTTCCTGCGTATTCCTTGGCGGATACGGAATTAGCCCAAAGCTGTTGCCAACGCCCACTAGTCAAATTATAAGTTACGCTCCATTGCCCACCATCCGCTCTAGAATCAAGCTGCGATGTTCCAGCTTCGTGTCCCCACCCAAATGCAGAATAGGTTCCATTATTGCTGCCTGCAAAAAATTGGGACGCCAATCCACCATAAGTTATTCCAGTCCAAACATTGTCGGTGTAATAAAAATATGGAGTAAAGAAAATAAAGGTTCCACTTCCGCCTTGATAAACATTTCCTCCAGTGGATAAAGTTCCCGAACAAGTAACTCCAGAAATTACGGTGCAAGTACATCCAGTAAAAGATGTTGAAGTAATTCCAGTATAATTAACTGATTGTAAACCAGTGCTAGATTGCACCAGAATAATACCAGAAGTTTTGAAACCAGTTGTTGAAGTCACATTAATGGTAGATGGTGTCATAAGAATACCATTAGAACTTGCAGCAATTGTAGTGTTGGTCTCAGAATGTCCTAATTGATGTTGGGATAATCCAAAATTTTGAGGATAATCGGCACGAGTAGGAGTAAAATTAATATAATGTGCTCCACTATCGGTAGTGTAACGAATGTTCAATATTTGTGAATGGACAGATGAAGTCGGATAAAATGAATCTTGTCCGGCAGGGTATCCTGCTTGGGTTATCTGAATAGTAAAGGAAAGCTGATCTGGAGTTAGACTGCTATAAGAAGTAATTCTTGGTTCTACCCCAACATTTTGCCAAATAATTCCATTATCATTGACGGTGTTTCCAGCAACGGTTGGCCAGATAGGCTCTATTGTTCCAGTAGTTCCATTATTAGTGGCTTGATAAATAAAATCATTTATTATCGTAGGTCGAATAGTTTTATTGATAGCAATACCGGTATTGGTAGACCAAGCAGTGACGCCGGACAGAGAAAAATTTATATTTGGCTTGCCATAGAAGAAAGCAGGATGCATACGAGCATAAGTGCCGCCCCCAAAATAAGAACTGTCTTGTGTAAATCCATTAGCTAAAAGCCCATTAATAACAAAAACGTTTCCATTGGCAATATAATTGGGAGGCTGATCTGCTTCTGCATAACAATTAATAAGAGAACTTTCTCCTACAGTGTTAACGTAGTAACCTCCTAAACCATTTTCTGCAGTATGAATCGATACCCAATTACATCCCAAGAAGGAACGATCATATACTCCCCATCCTCTATTCCCTTGAAAATCACCTGAATAGCAACATCCGTTATTAGTATCACCTCCTCGGATATGAATTCCATCTTGGCATCCAAAGCAACGAGTCCATTCTATTTTCCAATTATCTGGAAACCCACTGTTTTCAGAAGCGATATAAATGCCGTGTCCTCCAAATCCACTAAATTGACAATTAATAATGCCAGTTGGAGTACCTAGAGAGCAACCATGAGCAGATAAACTAGAATTTCCTTCTGCTTGGAACATAAGTCCTTCAATAATTGCTCCTTGTGCGGAAGCTAAATTATCATCTGGAAATCCAGTTTGACCACTTCCTTGCCAAATTTTAATACCAACAAAAGTGTCGGGAACAAATATTCGAGCCGCTGGAACATATCTGCTTCCTGCACCCATTAATTTAACTGGTCGAGTAATATCGATGGTTTTAGAAATATACCAATCACCAGTAGGAAACCAGATAATTATGCCGCTTTCATGCTGGTAGGGATATGTAGATCTAACAACAGCGCGCGAAGCGGCAATAATAGCAGCATCATTTTGTTGTCTAGCAAGTGTTGAGCTGTCTCCTTCAATGGCTCCAAAATCTATAATATTGATGTTGTCTGATCTTCTTGGTGCAATAGTTATGTTACCATCAGTATCGCAATGACCAATCCAATTAGGAGGCGAAACACAGGTAGAATCTGTAGCGCGTACTGGAAATCCAGAAGCATTTATGCCAACGGCACAAGCAATACCAGTTCCAAGACTAATAATTTTCGGATTGATATGCCCTGAAGCCTGAAGATGGATTGTGTTACCAATATTTCCTGAAGATAGTGCAATGCCACTGAAAGGCATTATTCGCAAAGCAGTAGTAGGAACGGTTACATGTCCATTGCCAACAGTTCTTATAACTTGAGACGCCGTGATACCAGCATCGGCAATCCCCTTGATTGTTGTATTTGGTTGAAAAGTCATATTTATTGACTAATACATAATTTCCAAGAACCCAGAACCACCATTGCCACCAGCACCACCATTTCCTGTAGTAGTATTAGCTCCAGAACCACCGCCTCCGCCACCACCAGCTCCAGTGTTGGCAGTTCCATTAGTTCCAGCAGTTCCAGCATTTGTCGTAGCGCCTGCACTTCCTCCACCACCGCTCACGCCTTCAAGTTCATCGTTACCGGCTGATGCGCCACCGCCACCGCCTCCGGGGAATCCGCCAGAACCTGCACCACCAGTTCCTCCTGTAGGAGCTGTGCCAGTCCCTGCATAATAACCAACACCTAAGTCACCATTAACGCCATTATTAGTTCCGGGTGCTCCTCCAGTACCTCCAGATCCGCTCTCAAGAGCGCCAACTACTTGACCAGCAGCAAAACCTGTGCGACCAACACCAGCTGGAGTTGTACTTCCTCCACCAGCTCCCGCAGCAGAAGAAGTCCCATCAAAGCCGCCATTTCCTCTACCCGCACCATATGCTGTTAATAAGCTTCCAAATGTTGTATTGTTGCCAACAACTCCGTTGGAACCGTTGGTTCCTGTAGAACCGGCACCACCTGCTCCGCCAGAGCCAATTGTAATAGTATATGATGTTCCCGGCGTCAAAACTACACGTGTCAAGGTAATTATTGAAGAGCCTCCAGCCATGCCGCCGCCCGCTCCGCCACCTGGCGATGCATTGGCAAATCCTTTACCACCGCCGCCGCCACCTCCTCCTCCGCCGGTTGCACGTATCCAAGCAGCTTGAACGCCGGGAGGCGCAACCCACGAACCATTTGCATTGAATCTAATAATAGACATTTATGGGCTCCATTTTACTGCCATCCAATCAACGCCATCTGGTGACATGATCATAAGCGCTCCGAAATTTTGTTCGATACGAGTGTTGCCAGCAAAAGCGTTAATTTTTTCTGCACCGTTAGGAGCAACCGTAATGTTGTTAGTTTCGGCACTGCCATTCTTATCCCAAACGAGAAGTAATCTTCCTGTTGTTGGAGGTGGAAGAGTGATGGTAAATGCTCCGCCACTAGAATTGCAATAAAGTAGGAGATCGGTAGTTGTTGTATCAACTGTTAACGCCGCACTAACTGATCTAGTTGTCCATCTGGTTGATCCTGTAAAAACGAGAACGCCGTTAGAAGTGCCAATCTGAACTTGACCATCTTTTGATGTTCCTGTTCCTTGTTTAAGAACGAGATTGCCGCCATTGGATGTAGTGCCGGTAGCATTTTGAGCTTGAACGGTTAATGCCTGTCCGTTAGTTGATGCTGCAGTTTGGTCAGCTTGCTTAATTGTCGGTGTAGATAATGCAGTTGGAAACTGAAGACCAGTTGAAATGGAACGCCAAATTTCAGTTCCGCCCTGCTGTGTAATGACAGTACCAGCCGCAGTCGTTCCAGTGCCAGATGTAAAGACTAAATTACCACCAGTTGAAGTAGTACCAGTAGCATTTTGAGACTGAATAGTAAATAGCTGTCCATTAGTGCTAACTGCAGTTTGATCCGCTTGTTTAATGGTCGGCGTCGAAAGACCAATTGGAAAAATATATCCGGTTGTAGTGGTTCTCCAAATTTCAGTGCCGCCTTGTTGCGTGATAACAACACCTGCCGCTGTAGTTCCGGTGCCAGACGTAAAGACTAAATTGCCGCCAGTGGATGTAGTACCAGTTTCATTCTGGGCCTGGATGGTCGTGGTAGCACCGGTGCCGGAAGCAGTCGTCTTGTCATTTTGCTTAATCGTGATTGATGTTTTGCCCTGATCAAATGCGGCAGTTCCGGCACCAGAGTCATTGAATGTGAAGGTTACAAGCGCTTGTACAGCACTCCCTATAGAAATGATGTCGGTGCCATTTCCAAGCGCAAATAGACCTACCTGTCCAGCGGTGGCAGTGACTCCAAGATTGGTCGCGTGTAAATATGTTGTGGTTGCGCCCCTGTATATGACGAAGCCACTTGTGCTAGTTATTGTACTATTTGCAGCAAGAGTCCATGTACTATTCGCAGCGATTGTCCCTTGAAGAGTTGCTCCCGTCGAGAGCGTGATACTTCCATCCGTTCCTGCTCCATCCTTAGCACCTGCGCTTAACGCGAGTGTTCCACCATTACCTCCACCACCACTTTTAGCAGTTTGAGCAGTGATACTGAACGCAGCGCCGTTAGTCGCAGTAACAGCAGTATCTTGTTGGATGGTGGGAACTATTGATTCCGCAAAACGTATTTTAGTATTATTGCCTGCAGTTCCAGTAATATCAAAAAGAATATTATCTCTACCGCTCGCAAATTCTGCATATCGGAAAGATCCGGCAGCAGCACCAGAAAATGCGGTGAAAGATCCGCCCGCACCAGAACGAGCGTTAATGGTAACAGTAAATCCATTATAGTTAGCTGACCATCCGGAAGTAGCGTTAGTATCACCAAAAGTTAGGACACCATTAGTTTGATTGATGATGATGGCATCACCCGATGCTTGATTACGACCAGTCCAAAGATTTTGATTAGCGTAGGTTTTAGTGCGAATGATACCGGTCGCCGGAAAGGTGCCGCTACCTGAATCAAGACGGAAGCTAGGATCTGCGCCAACAAAGCGAAATGCTTCGTTGCCCAGCCGATCACGCATGAGCGTTGATTCGCCATCAATTTGCGTTTGTCCGCCAGCAGTATTTTGCGATATACGTGCGACACCAGCTGAACCCTGAGATGTAATGAAGATATTACCAGTGCTCGTGACAGCAAGATTGTTCTGCGCAAAAAGATTGACGTTGAGACCCGTAGTTGATGTGTTACCAAATGTTAATGTAGTAGCGGCGGTGGTGATAAAGTCCCCTACATTGTTAGTCCCAGTAGAGGTAAATTTATTGCCCACTGGAAATGTAACGTTATTGGATAAAGTAATAACGCCTGCAGCAGTTGTCCCAGTTCCGGCAGTTAGAACAACATTACCTCCAGTTGAGGTAGTTCCAGTAGCATTTTGAGCTTGAATGGTTAAATTTTGTCCATTCGTAGAAGCACCAGTTTGATCTGCTTGCTTGATCGTCGGGTTAGAAGTTGCAATAGTCCATTGAAAAGTTGCAGGAGTAATAACAATAGGAGAAGTGCCGGAAATTGCACTAACAATAGAGGCAGCAGTAGTTCCAGTAACGTCACCAGCTAGCGTTTGAGACGCTTGATTGCCAATAGGCAAAACTCCAGTAACAAAATTAGCTCCACCCGCCAAATTCACAGGAGCATAAGTGAGAGAAGAAGCGCCATTAACTTGTAAAACATTGCCAGTAGTTAAACTTCCAGAAGCAGGAACCGAAGCGCCATTGATATTGACAACAGTAATTTTACCTGCCGTCACAGCGCTTCCAGTAGCATCGCCAGACAGAGCTGTTGCTGCCCAGTTAGAAGTGCTAGTAGCTATTAAAAATTTTCCGATGGTCAAGGCGCCAGCAGTTACTGTATTGCCTTGGATGGCAGCGACAGTAGGATTAGGATAAGTTCCAGAAAGATCTCCACTTGCAGCGCCGCCGGCAGTAACATTGGTTCCTACCGTTAAGCTAGTTGGTTCCCAATCGACATTGCCAGCATTCCAAAGCAGAACTTGATTATTGGTTGGGGCTGCGGAAGAAACCGTTCGACTTTGGATTTTGACGACAGTGGCATTAGCAGTAGTTCCAGAAAGATCCCCACCTAGTAATTGTGAAGCTTGATTACTTGCTGGTAGTGCTCCAGTAACAAAATTGGAGCCGCCTGCCAAATTAAGTGAGGCACCTTGCCATTGTATTCCTGTCCAAGATAAAGTGTTGCCAATGTTAGGAATTCCGACAGCCACTGGACGATTTTGGATTTTATTGACGGTATTACTATTGGCTGGTCCAGAAACATCGCCAATTAAAGTTGCGCTTCCACTAGTGATGGGAAACGGCTCCCACATCTGATCGCCTAATCTCCAAGTCAAAACATAGCCGTCTGCACCTGGAAAGGCAGAAGATACTTTAAGTCCTTGAAGTCCGGAAACAGTAGGATTAGGGTAAAATCCAGAAAGGTCACCGCCCGCTGCAGTACCGCTAAAAGAAGGTCCAGGAGGTCCAGAAGGACCAACAATTTGAACGTCGGAATCGATGACATATTTGGTGCCATCCCAACGAATATATCCCTTCGGCAAAATACTCATAGATTTCCTTGATTTTAGGCTTCAAGGAAATGTCAGATTTTTAGCAGGTGCTCAACTTTTAGGCGTTTTCTGGGAAGATAAATAGTTGCATTATTATATAGAAAATTAGCTATTCGACCAATTTGATTATTACCGCTCCACCGTAATCTAAATGCTTTGCTGTGTTTGAATTGTTCAGGCATTTTGGTGGGATTAATATCACACTTTTGAACCAAGACTTTTTTCAAATCTTTGAGAAACGAATAAGTGCCGATTACGCTGAATTCGTTGCTTTTATCACCAAAATAAAAACAACCATCGCCATCCACATATCCCCGGATGAAATGACGGACAAATTTGTGCTCGATTATTTTTTGAGGGAATTTATAGGTAAAAGTTTTGTTTGGTGTAATGTTGAAATTTTTAGAAGCGTCCGCAATTAATTTTTTGGAACAATAAATGTTGATCGACGATGATTGAATAGATTTTCCTGAAACTGCATCATGAGTTTCGTAATCACCAATCGGGCCAGTAAATGCCATGGCGGTCTTCATTGTAATCAAATGTTCTCTGTCATTCCTACTAATTTGAAGACGTAAAGCGCTGGTATTGGATCTATCATCATGAATTATATTTCCATCTGCCGCTACAAAACCAGCGAGGTAAAATCCAATTTCACTATCTCTACTGAAAATATCTTCATTGACAGTGTAGATTGATTTGCCGCCAGAACTATCAACTACGATGCCTAACTGTTTAGACCAATATTTTGTACGCGCTAAGCTTATGTCATATTTACTGGCAATTTTCGACAAACTGCCCAATTCATTATAATCACGTTGCAGCGACTCTTTGCTGGGAAATGGACATTTATTCACATTTTTGTCCTAATTATAGCAGAAAACTCTCGTCTTTAAACGAGAGATGAATACGTCTGTTTGAAGAGATATTAGAAAAATAATTCAAAACCATGCATATTGTGAGATATATTATACGTGATGTCAAAAGCCTGTGAAAGTGACGAAAACCAAGTCATTGTAGCGGGAATAAAAGCATTATTTGTCTGGTTACGGAATATAGTCGGACATTAAACAAAAACGCGGTGAGGCGCTAGTATTAACTAGGTCAATGAAACGCGAAGCTTTTGTTTTCGAGCAATAGCAATTCACGTTTAGTTTCTTCTGATATTTGATGGTTAAACACTTCGGTTTAATAAGAATTAATCAAATTCTTATTAAACCGAAGAACGTCTTTTGTAGTTCTTTTTCGGAGAGAACTTGACGAGCCACTTCTGTAATCATTGGCAACTTATAATGTTCAGAAACGCAACGTGCGAGGGTCGATTTACCCGAACCGTGACAGCCCGAAAAATATACTCTCATTTTTGGATTTCTGTGATTAGGTTTTTGAATTCTTCCTCTGTTATTTCACAGGAATTACAAATCGTTTTCAAAGAATTTTCATGATCTCGAGCAGTAATAGCGATGATGATTTTACCGGGCGCATTAGATTTGTAACATTCAATGCTAGAATTATCTTCAAAAGTAATTTTCATCTGATAGTTCTCAAACTAGCAACAATATCAAGTGTAGTTGATCTTGAATCTTCCAGAGGCGCGCCTTCTTTCAAGACGACAGCCTCTAGAACAGATTCGGTGGCATTGGCAACCTGTTGATTAAGGAGATTTAAAGCTTCCTGAAAAGTTTCATGAACAATTGCTAACTCATCGGTTTTTGTTTTGAACAAACTAATGTAACTCATAAATTATTCCTATCAGTAATGATCTCAACATGATCTTCATGGACAAATATTGTATGTTCGAAATGTGCGCTGGCGGATGCCTCACACCATACAGTCCATCCATCTTGATCTACCCAAGTTTTTGTACTGCCATCTGTTAGCATAGGTTCAATCGCGATAGTTAATCCCGGCATAATTCTAATTCCTTCATCTACATCAGCTTTATTGGCGACAAATGGAAAAGCATGAGGAATTTCCCACTCAAGTCCGTGGCCGCCATAAGTTTGAATAATATTGAAACCTCGACCTTTAACGCACTGAGAAATCGCTTTTCCAATCACCCCCAATTGGTCTCCAACTTTGACAGCTTCGATTCCTTTCATCAAAGCTTCCTCAGTAGCAGCAATCAGTTTGAGATGTCGTGCATCTTTAGCTTTTCCATAGATACAAGTGATTGCGGTATCAGCAATAGCTCCTTCGTAAGTGGCTCCCAAATCAAAAGAAACCGTGTCACCATCCTGAAGAACATAATTTGAAGCAATGCCATGAACCAATTGTTGGTTGATAGAAATACAGGACGAATTGGGAAATCCCCGGTATCCCAAAAAGGTTGGCTTGCAACCATTCGCAACAATAAATTCTTCAGCTATCTTGTCCAATTCTAGTAATGATTTGGTTGTTTTCTTTTGAACCAGTTCTTGTAGCAAAAGTAAAGTTTTAGCAGCTACTTTTCCAGCGATTCTTTGTTTATCTAACCAATCTTTTCCTTTTAATTTGATAAGATTGCTTGCTGCTAAAGATCCATCATTGTGCATTCGCATAGTTTTTACTTTTTGAGATTTGATTTGATGTTAGTGATCCGTCTAATTTCTTGGACAGCTTCTTGAACATTCTGATATCCAACATATTTCTTAAATTCTGCTTCTTTTAGGATGGTAACAATTTTTTTATCGACTAGGATTAGGCTTTCATTCATGTAGCGAGTTGTTTCTTTATCCAAAGTAAAACTATTGGTAGCCAAGACAATATAATTCCTGACAGCAATCAAATCAACTACTTCTTTCAAATCCATGATCAATTTTCCTTTGTTTGAGTGTAGCACTCGATAATTTCACGATATCTTAGCAAGGAAGCCCATGATTTTAATCGTGGGATGAATTGCTTTTTTCTTTCTTTTTCTTAAAAACTTCAAGAACGGTGGTTATATATCTTTTGCTACCCAAATGTAACAGAAAGAGGTAAAAGATGAGTTGAAAAGTTATTATCCTACGTTTAGCGGATCGAGACCTTAAAGGCACTTCTTCGATTATTTATAATTGAATAAGCAAACGGTTTTTTTTACAGGTCGCTATTAGAAACGCCAAACTTTATTAAGGGCTGCTGTCAATCAGCCTATTGTTGCCATTAAAAAATAACCTCTTGCTTATAGTAGGATGAGCGACAAGCCAAAGACTTTAGTCATTGGTAATTGACCAGTATCTTCTTTGATAGAATCACTAGTGGAAAGATTATATTTCATGTGAATTACCATTGCCTTAAGGCAAAAGCTTCGCGTTTCATTGAACTAGTTAATACTAGCGCCTCACCGCGTTGACGAAATTTGAAGGCTTTTGCATCAGATATAATATATCTTACAATATGCATAGTTTTTGTAATGAGATTATTTTTCTGATATCTTTTCGATTTGAGTATCGCCCCTGACAATTTCGCCGGTATCTTCTTTGATGGAATCATTGGCGGAAAGATTATACTTCATGTAAAGCTGCAAAATTAAGTTTTTATGAGCGAGTTCTGCATTTTCATTTGCTACTATAGCTGCAATCCTGCGTTGCTTGGCAAGCTCCAATGTTAAACGTTCTGTCTCTTCAATTTTTGTTACTAATTCTTTTTTTTCCTCAGTCATATTCGTCTCCATTTTATTTGTTTAGAGGCACTTTAGCGCCACCTTTAATAATACTTCCGTCTTCATTAAGAGCATCTTCACTTGTTAATGAATATTTAACATATAACTGCAATACAACATATTTGTAGGCTAATTCGGCAGCCTCATTTTGAGCTAATGCTTTTTCGGCATTTGCCAAAGCAGTTAATCTTTTTTGTTTGGATATTTCCAATAGTAACCGATCTGTTTCTTCAATTTTTAATGAAAGCGCGCTCGATGTTATTTCTTTGGTTTCTTCGTTCATAAAAATCTCCTGAATTGCCATATATCATGCCAAGCAGTTATTTAAATTATATCACAAAATATTTGAGGCTTCCGTTGCTAAACGGCTTCTTTCGCCGCGAACAAAGGTAATATGTCCGGCTAATTCTGAATGTTTAAACTTCTCAATCGCATAAACCAAACCATTAGAAGAAGCATCCAATGCATTGCGATCAATTTGATCGATGTCTCCATTAAGAATAATCTTGGTGCCCTCCCCAGCCCGAGTTAGCAGCGTTTTAATTTCTTCTCTTGTTAAATTTTGTGCTTCATCTATTAGAATAATAGCGTTGGAAATGCTGCGTCCTCGAACGTATGGCATGGCTGCCAATTCGATCCTTCCTTTACGTTGGAACATATCAAAATCCCTTTTCCAATCCGCTCCTGTTTTGTTGTTAAATAAAATTTCAAAGTTGTCCATAATGGCTTGGTAGTATGGTGAAAGCTTTTCTTCGATCGAGCCCGGAAGATAACCAATCTCATTTCCAACCGATTGAATAGGACGATAAATCACCAATTTCTCATATTCTTTGCGACCGATTACCAACTCTAATGCTGCCGCCAAAACACAAATTGTTTTGCCGCCACCCGCACGCCCCACTACCGTCACAAGATCAACATCTCTATCCATAATCAAATCAATAGCAAATGTTTGTTCTTTATTGCGACTAGCCAGTCCCCAAGGGTATGATTTTTTGATCAATCGTAATTTATTGTCAGCAATTCTTCTCCCCATGGCAATTCCATCACCATCATCGTTTTCGAACAGAACACATTCATTAGGAAACAAATCAAGTCCGTGAGTCTTAGGATCAATGAACCCATGTTGTTGTAATTCTAATCCAGTAGTTTCATTTCTGACTACCTGAATGCCGGAATACAATTCACTCAAAGAAGATCTTTTTTCCTCATGAGTGATGGAAATTATTCCTCGAGCTTTAGCTTTAACTCGAAGATTAATGTCATTGCTTACTAAAGTAACATCGTGTTCTGGATGTTTCGCCCAGTGATTATGGGCGCAAATTAAAATTTGGGTATCTCCATAGTGTGAATTGCCAAATCCGGTATGAGCAATATTGTTTGGATCGTAATAAGTAGCATCCACTTTAACAACAATATCATCTAATACTACACCAATACTAATATCGCCCAAATCACTGATTTCATCTAATAATCGAATACAAACTCGTGCGTTTCTTCCAACTTCGCCCGGTTCTTTTTTGAGATTATCAAGTTCGTTTAAAACGGCAACTGGAATAATTACTTCGCTGTTAGGAAATTGATGATAAGCGGTTGGGTCAAAAATTAGAGCGCTGGTATCCAGAACGTATTTTTTGGGAGTCATGGCTCGATCTTGTTTTCTGCTTCCTCAAATAATGACCATATTTCACAAGTCATCTCCAAAAATAATTGCTTTTTGGGATCGAGTTGAGATAAATCTTTTTTGAGAACGTAATATGGCTTATTCCAAGAGCCAACTTTTTGTCCATCTACATAGATGTCCATAGTCTCTTTGTCGTCGATTACTTGAATGCCATAAGCGGAAAAGATCTTTCGGAGTTGCATTCTCTGTTCGATGGTAAGTGAACCTCCCGTTTCCCAAAAATCAATGGGAACGCCCATCTGTTCCAACAGGGAGTGTAGGAATCTTTGTTTTTCCTCTTCCTCAACCTGCCGAGTGTTCTCGTTGTGGTTTAAAAGGATAATTCCTTTCATTTCTATCTTAATGTTTAATAATTGATAGAAAATCTAACTAGGCACAACGAGACCAAGAACAGCTGGAACACATAACGCAGCCGTCTTGATATACGAGCGAATTTTCTTTCTTGCAAGTCGGGCAAGTTTTATCTGATGAATGAGTTCCGTCCTGGATATAGGATTTGAGAACCCGAGCCATTACTTTGGAAAAAGATGTCATGTCGCTGTGTTTGTCTTTTTGGAGTTGCTCCACTACGTATTGAATTGGAGTACCGTGACGCAGTGCTAGAGAAATGGTGCGAGTAAAAGTTCCAAAAGTAGCATTCTCAAAAACGTTGGCGATGTCTTTGATGATCATTTGATCATCTCCATCTCCAACGATCAGATTGTAAGTGGTGATTCCATCTACTTTTCCATTTTTAATGATCTTTCCAGTTTTGTATTTATTAGGAATATCGACATACTTGGATAATCCACCGAAGACTTCATATGGTTGATTGTTGAAGAGCCCAACAAAGATAGTCCAGGCTTCTTCCTGAATCTTAGCTTTTTTGACGTGACAGTGAAGTTCGTCTAGTCGTTTAGGTGCCATGGAAATTGGCATATTGAGGGGGCGCCCTTCTTCATCTTTTTCTTTCTGAGATTTACTGAGCAAAACGCCATCTCTGGAGCCATCTCGATAAACCGTAAATCCTTTGCATCCAGATTCCCAAGCAGTCATATAAACATCTTTAACGACTTCAACAGAAACATCAGATGGTAAATTACACGTTTTGGCAAGTGCGTGACACGTCCAATGTTGGCCTGCCCCTTGTAATTTGACACTTGCTTTCCAGTCAATCTCGTTAGACGTAGCTCCATAATACGGAGAATCTTCTATAGTAGTCTTGCCAGTGACATCCATCCATTTTTTAACACCATGGTGATAAACGGTAAATTCTTGCCATTTATCACCAAGTTGATCCACAAAATCTACGCGGGCATTTTGATCACTCGGATTGATTTTCTTACGACGCACGTATGATAACAAATAGGCAGGTTCAATACCGGAAGTTGTTTGTGTTAAGGTAGATGCAGAACCTGCTGGAGCGGTGGTAGTTAAAGCAATATTTCTTCTTCCGTGTTTTTTATAAAGCTTATATGTTTCTGGAAATGCTTCCCAAATTCTTTCGAGAAACGGATGATTTTTTTCTTTTTCGAAAGAGAATATTGGGAAAGTTCCGCGTTCGCTTGCTAGGATGCAAGTGGAAGCATAACATCCACCAGCTAATTCTTTGTAGATAGAGTCGGTAGCTTCTATCGATTTTTTGGATCCATATTTTATTCCTAATGCTGCTAAGCAATCGCCTAATCCAGTTATTCCAGTGCCGGTGCGTCGTCCATTAATACAAGCTTCTCGAATATCTTCCCATAAAGCCATTTCTGTAGCTTTGATGTGTTTGGGCTCGGGATCATTCTTAACTTTGTTGATAATACGATCAATGGCTTCAATCTCCAGATCAATCATATCATCCATTAAGCGTTGGGCTTTTTGGGCATGTGTTCTAAACAGCTTGTAATCAAAAAAAGAATTTTTCTCATATGGATTGACAACATAAGAAAAAAGATTGAGAAGAAGCAATCTGCACGAATCATTTTTAGAAAGAATAAGTTCCGCACACGGATTGCAACAAATAGATCGGTAACCAACATCTGCATAGATGTCTGCAGGCGTGTATTTTAGAGCCGTATCCCAGAATAAAATTCCGGGTTCTGCTGTTCCGTGAGCTGCGGCGATAATCTCATTCCAAATTGATCTCGCATCAACATACTCTGAAATTTGTGGAGATTTAGAATCAACTGGCCAGCGCAATTGATATTTTTCACCTTTTTTGACGGCTTCCATGAATTCATCAGATAATTGAAGTGAAATATTGGCGCCTGTTACTTTTTTCAAATCCCTTTTGATATTAATAAAAGTTTTGACTTCTGGATGATGAACGCTACAGGCTATTAAGAGGGCTCCGCGCCGGCCGGAATTGTGCGGGTATAATCCATTAGCAAAAAATAAATGTTCTTTTGGAAGAACTAAATCATACACATCATGTTCTTGATCATTTATTTGTTGAATAGATTGCACATTGTCTTGTAGTAAATATACATTATATGGCAAATCGAGATCTTTTTTAAGTCGTTCAAAAGTGCTATATGAAATTAATTGATTATTGCTCATAATATAACGATGTCTGGACGAATTGCTTCCGAGCTGGGTCACATTATAAATTGTTTGTGTGCAATCACGCTTTTTTGACTCAAAATGGCGGCTACCAATTTTTACACTTTCATGCATCAAACGTCTAAAAATTGTTTGGCTTTTATTTCCATTAATAGTTAATTCATATAAATCTTGCCATCCCTTTTTTGATCGATATTCTGTATGCAATTTGGATGCTATACCAAATGAGGATAAAACAATTTGGACATCCAATAAAAACTTTTTACAAATTGAAGATAGTTTATATTGTTTTTTGCTTTTTGAAACACATCCGTCAGAATCAAAATATCCAGATAAAAAGGCAAAAATTACTTTTGGACAAGCTGATTTTATTTTTTCCGGAAATTTAATGTTAGCAGATTTTTCTTTGAGTATTTGATTGAAAGATAAAAATTGCGCCATGAGTTTCGACGTTATGCAACCTACCGAACACTTTTCGTTGCTCTTTTTATAAATGGGAGGCTCGTAATTAAATTCAGATTTGCAATAAGTAACAAATTTATTAGTAATGTCTTTCCAATCTTCTGACAATGTTACTGATATTCCACATGGTTCATCATTTTTGTTTAACCTCACATATCCGTCGCCATACATAAGCCCTGTTAAATATGCTAATTGTGGTGTTAGAATGCGTGGTAATTTTATATCGGTTTGTAGTATGAATTTATTTTTCTTTTTAATTATGTAAGCTACTGTTGATTTATTAAGATCATATTGCTTACTAAGTGAAGCATAGCTATAATTTCCTGTATTATACAGTTTTTGTATTTTTCTTTTTATATCGATAGGTGTTCGCTTTGGAAACCGATAACTTGGACGATGCAGTTGAATATCTTTGCCGTTCCAACCCGCTCCAACAATTTGGGTTATTGGATCTCCAACTTTTAGATCTTTGACTGCTTTTTCACCATTGATAGTATGAAAAACATGATCCTCACTACACAATATTTCTTTACCTGATTTTGTCGTTAATTTGACTAATTTTTTCTTATTATGTAGAATTTTTTCAACTTGAACCCATCCACTATTCGTCCAAACTTTTGTTCCTGGAGTTATTTGCGAGATTGGCAATAGACCGGCTGATGTAAGGATTTGTGTATCTTTATGCAAACACTGGGCTACCTCTCGAATCGTATTTGAAAATCTTTCCATGAAGACACCAATACCATCAGTAGTTTTAGCTGCATTAGCGGTAGGTAATCCTCTGGGACGTAAGCTAGAAATGTTAACACCTACTCCGCCTCGTCTTTTGGAAATTTGAGCAAGTTCCTGATCCGTTTTTAACACACCCGCGTAACTATCAAATGGATTTTCCACCACAAAACAATTGCTGAGCGATTGAATTTGATGTGGATTACCAATTGCACTCATCGGGCTTCCTTGCGGAACAATGTATTTGAAACGATCTAACAACCCAAAAATTTCTTCTTCACTCATTGGATTAGGATATTTTTTTTCAATTCTTGCAAATTCCTTTGCTAGTCTCCAATGCATATCGGTCGGCGTTTGCTCAAAATATTCTCCTTTGGCATTTTGAAGAGCGTATTTATCAGTGAATACTTTCGCTGCTAATTCGTCTCCATGAAAATATTCTGTTGATGCTTCTAAAACTTGGTTATAAGTGTAGGTGATTCCCGGCATAATTCCTTTTCTCGTAAGAATTAAGTGTTTAACTTGCACGAACGTAATCGTGATTATGTTTTGATGTGTTCCTTCAAAATAGAAAGAGCGGTGTCAATCGTTTTAACGCAAATTGATCGTGATATATCCAGCGTCCGACATATCTCATTAATGGAAGTAGGCTTCTTGCCATTTAAACCATAAACCAAACTTACAATTTCTTTTTGTTCCGCCGTCAAAAAAGATAACGCTTTTTGGACAGATTGTTGTGCTTGCGAAATTTCTGCTTCTTTATCTGGACAATGTCGTTCCTCGATTAATAACGGCATAGTTGTTTCTTTGTGCGGCGGCATTAGTTTGGCAACTTTAAGTGGATAACGAATGGTCGTATGCAAATTAGCACATCTCGATATACGTGTGCCAATATATTTGTGTGCCCACCAGAACCAATTACCTTTTTTAGGATCATAGTTTTTCATGGCTTTAAGTAAGGCTTCAAAACCTTCTTGATTTAAATCTTCATAATTGGAGAATTTTTTATACTTAGCTGTTTTCATAGTGATCAAATATCGAAATTTCTCGACACATGATTGCTCGTGCCGACGAAATGCTTGAATATCTTTAGGAGATTTAGTTTCGTTTGCTTTGGTTCGCAGTGTGATAAGTTTTTTCATCAACTCCTGCGCCTCGTCTATGCTTAACATTCTGTCTGCTCTCCATTGATATGTTCGATTATTGACAAAACTAAATTATAATTTCTCAATTTCTTCTTCAAGAATTTCTGCGGCACTTTCCATTGTTGATCGTATAATTTCTTCGTCTTGCAAAGTAAGAGCAAACTTCAATAAATCGGTGACTTGCTGAAGTTTTTCCTTAATAGATTCTTTGTTGATCTTTTTTGACATGACATCAACCATAATTATCTCGCCCCCACCCTGATCCAACAAGAACGAATGTTCCGTTAGTAATTAATCGCTCTGGTGGCTCTGATTGTTTTCCTTCTTCTCGGCATTTTGGACATTCATTCAATTCTTCTTTAATGGAATGAAAAATTTCGAATTCTCTCTGGCATTGTTTGCAAAAATAAAGATATGTCGGCATTAATTCATCCTGCGCATTGAATAATATAAGTCGTTCCTTTACGCTGTCAATCGTTGTTTTGAAATTTACCGTCCTCGACGATCTAATTGAGTTTGGAGCTGCTCGTATTTATTTTCTCCCAATAGGTTGGCATACTTTTTTTCGTTATTAGCTGCGTCTTTCTGGATTTGAGTAGCATCGGATTTAATCTTATCAGCTAATTCTTGACCAGTAAGTTTAACAATACCTCCTGATGCATAATTTATTAACTTTTGAAGCTTAACTTCTTGTCCTTCAGCTTCACACTTTGGGCAATTTTCCAGCACAAAAGATATTGAATGAAACTCTTCAAATTCTTTCTGGCAATGGCTACAAAAATAAAGATATGTCGGCATTAACGTTTCCTATTAAAGTTCTACTAACATTTTGTCAATCAATCTGAATTCTAGATCGTCTGTCCAAGCAGTGCGTATTTTTTGTTTGAATTTTTCTGATTTGACTTCGAAAACAATGAAAGTTCGTCCTGTTTTTTCTTCTATTTCAATTCTTACAGCTTCCGCTATTGTTTCTTGATCATTTTGCATGTTTGTTTGATTTTTATATATCCAGCAAGGATGCTGCCGATGAAATGTCGTCTGGATTATATGCCTCAAAAGTCACTTGTTCCTCATCAATTTTTTCATCGATAATAGCCCCACAGGATAGGTTTTTTATTGTTCGAAATTTACCCAATTGACCGTCACGATTTTTAATTACATGAACGTTGAGATCCGGAAAATTAGATTCATTAGGTCTTGTCTCAATTTGCAAGGCAATGTTGGCATTCTGCATAATTAATGCAGATCGACCAATTCTATGAAGTCCAATTTTATCATCTGCATCTTTACCTTTGGAACGATTGAGTTGAACTGCGCTCAACACAATGCAATTATGAACACGTGCAAATTCATGAATTCGTTCTGAGATCTTGCCCAATTTGAGCCAATCCTCCATATCTGTTCCCTCATAATTCATCAGACCCATGTAGTCGATGACAATGATTTTAGGATCATAATGAGCTTTGGCATCTTCAAAAATCAATTCCATGCTTTCCATAGTAGCACCACGAGGAATATCCACGATTTCAAATTGATATGGATATTTAATAATGAAACGAAGTGCTTTTTTAAGTTTATCAGCTTCTGATTGATTAAGTTTGGCTCCCCTAATCGCTCGAGAAGGATTATTGGACATTCGCGCTAACACGCGATGGAGAGATGGTTTAAATGGCATTTCCAACGAGAAATACAAAACGCTACGTCCATCTTTAAATTGTGATTCGTTCATGTCGATGTTGTTATCTTGTAGCCAAATTTGAATAGCCATGTTCATTAAGAGCATAGACTTTCCAGAGCCGGATTCGCCTCCAATCAGCAACAACTCTCCGGGGCGTAATCCATCGGTCACGTAATCTAAATAAGAATATCCTGTTAGGATACCACGGTCGAATTTAGGGTCGGCCAATTTTGCACTATATTCTTCTAAGAAAATAGGAACGGCGTCTTTGAGCGTTCTTCGTTCATAAGTCCGGACTTGGTTCAAAGCTTTAATTGTTTGTACCGCTTTTTGCATCTCACCAACAGCTTTGGAAATGTCTGTGCTACCAACTTCGCATCGCGATAAAACATCCTTAACGGAGGCGATTTGTTTTTCTGCAAATCGTTTTTTGATTTTTTCTAAATCGTGCTTGTATTCTTTATCGTTATAATTAAGGGCTTCTAGTTGAGTCCAAACTTTGGTAATATGCTCAATTAATTTTTCATTGTTGCCTTTGGCTAATCTTTCAGTTAACACTCGGAGGGTGGGCAGATCTTTATAGGTGCGGAGATAATTGAAAACAACATTGGCAAAATTCCAAGTATCAGCACAAAATAGTTTGGAATCGCCTTCATTAACAAAATCCAGTGCGTGCTTTTTGTTGGTAGTGATGACTTTGAGAATATTAAGATCTAGTTCGTTGAAACTCATTTCTTTTTCCTGTAATCTTCGCCTACGATAACAAACATTTCCAAATATCCACTCATCAGACTTTCAATGCTAGATTTAAGAGTTCCATGAAAACTTTCAATGATATTAGGGCTGTTGGTGCAAACTAATGTTGGAAGTTTGTTTTGACTGCGGGTGCGAAATACACTTTCTAAACTTCTAGCATAAAGATCAGCAGCATTTTCGGATCCAAAAAACCGAGGATCCATTTCGTCAATCACCAAAAAATCCACCAACATTAATTCTCGTCGTGCAAGGAATTTGTCTTCACTTGTTCCTTGAATTAGAGCACTGACAATATCTGATAATGTAGTATAGAGGCAAGTATAGCCTTTTTGGCAAGCTTTCTTTAAAATACAAGTAGTGGTTAGTGTTTTCCCAATGCCATGTGGGCCTGCGTAGCAAATAGACGCACCACTGATGTAGGACATTTTCAAGTCCTTGACATATTCATTGAATTTCTCTAACAAACGGGGATCACCATGAAAGTCGCGCTCCATTTTAAGAGACCAATATCCGATAGGAATGTTTGCTTCTGCATAGCGATTACAAGCCACAAGTTTGGTATTCTTAACTGTCAAATCATCTGACCCATTCTCAATGGTAGATAAAATTTCCTTCAATTTCTTGTAAGGAATGTTATTTAGTGCTCTTGATCGAGTGAATTCCGGGGTATCCATATTTGCTTTCGTATTTAGGGACTTTACTTTTAACATCTACTAAGTGATGTTCTTTGATTTTATCGGCAATAATTTTTCTATCTTGTTCCACAACCATTCGTCGAAGTTGCTTTAAATTAGTCGCATCAATTTCAGGCTCACCGGTTGGATGTTGAACCTCTTTCAATTTTTCTTGAATAGCTGATCGTATCTCGGGAAGCTCGCGTTCTGGCAGCATTACTTTAACTAATACGATGTCGTCAGCCGTTTTAGAAATAATCATTAGACTTTTGTTATCCAATGATCTTAACACCGTTTTGTCATCTGACCAAATTTCCACTATTCCTTCTACCATTCCACCAACTCGTAGAAGGCATTGAACATGTTGTCCTTTTTGAGGGATCATGTGATTCTCCTAATAATACTACTATCAAGTCCCAAGCTTTCCAAAGCAATAATGGCGCTAGGCAAAGTTTCTGGCACCGGATTCATTAAAGATGCAAATGCTAAATCACCATACGTTTTAATAAATCCAAGTCCTGCTTGAACCAAAACATCCTGATAATGGGATGGTAAAACAGTAGCCCTATTCACTTCTAAGTTTCGTTTGTCTGCCAACAACACTCCAAATTTATATTCCTTAAGAGTATTTTCGTTGGTAAGAAAAGAAATAGAAGTAAAACGACGTTTGGATTTGCTAACCTTCTCCTGATAAATCCATTCAATGTAATCTCTTAACAATTTTGGTTGATTTGTTAGTAAATAAGCAAGCTTTTTGACTTGGAAAACCTCAAAACATTTGGATGGTGCAGGACTATTAAATTTGAATTTGTAAGGAACGCCGAACGTTTCTTGGTAGCGCCTAACAAAAAATCCAATCAAATGTGCAACTTTCCATTCTTCAACATTAATTGTATCAATCTCTTTGAATTTCTCAAAAAACTTGCGGTATTTATCGTTAGGAATATCAGTTAGTTCGTCTTCAATTAGTTCTTTTTCTTTAGGTTCCATAAATAATCTCTATTCAAAAATAACTACTATTATTATCGAAGTCAAGCCATATCTTTACACTTAATTACTTTGAATCCGTTTTCTGCGGAATATGTTTTCAACCGTAGCTGTGAATGTCGTTTTAGAAACTTAGCCTGATCGTAAAAATCGACAATGGCAGCAAATTTTTTTCCCGGAAATGCCCTGATGACTCGACCAACTCTCTGAAGAGTTCTGATGCTACTTTTCCCGCCGCCACACAGAACAAGACCGTTCAAAATTGGTAAATCCACCCCCAAATCAAAAATGGTGCTTGCAAAAATTGCCTTTATTTTTTTACTGAATAATAATTCTTTAACTTGAGTACGGCGCTCGAGCGTGTCATTCCCGTTTAACAATTCACAATTGATACCAGATTTCAGAGCCATTTCGTATAGTTTGTTTCCGTGATTGATATGTTTAAACAAAATCAATGGAGTATAGCCCTTATCAATTAATTCTTGAGTTTGCGTGATAATAAGTTCATTCCTTGTATCGTTGTCGGTGATATAGTTTTTATATACATTTGAATATACGGTGCCAGCCCTACTCATAGTGGGAACACTAATAAATTTTATGATTGGTTGAGCTAATAGTCCCTTTTCTATTAGTTCTGATGCACTTACATCAATAATTTGTTCGCCTAAAATGCCATTGATCAATAAATCGGTGTTATCATCTCTGAAAGGAGTGCCGCTAAACCCATAAATTTTCTCTGGTTCAATGCACTTATATATTTGTGAAATTGTAGTTGTTGTGACGACATGGCTCTCGTCAAAAATATGAACCTTGGCTTCTTGTAACATTTTAATGATCTTTTCTGAATTATGCTGATCTACAGGTTCATCCGTTTCGTTCTCTGCTTCTTCCAAATCTGTCAGTACTTCTTTACGATCCACCTTGAGAGCACTTCCAATAGTCCATATACTGGCAATATTGATTCTTTCTACTTGACAAATACCATTCCCAATAAATCCGATTGGTTCGTCAAATAGAGCAGAAAAAAGATCGTGAAACTGCTTGAGAAGATCAATCCCTATAACATATATAATGGTTGGCTTATTGAATTTAGCAGTTGCTAGTGCAGCGCATAATGTCTTACCAGAGCCGGTGCATGCTCGTATAATACCTCTATCATGTTTTTCCATCTCATTTATTATTCTAACTTGATGGTCTCGAGGGACAAGTGCCATAGACTGTAGTTTGTCGTGCAGGTCAATTGCAGTATTGATAATGGAAATCTGTCTCGTATCTTGTTCAAGAAAATGGACGCTCAAATTCGCCAGATAGATTTTAACTTTTGGCAAAAGTCCAGACAGAAAAAATCCTTTCTTATTAAGAAGGTGAGTGAAACCATTCCATCCATTTTTATACGCGGTAGTGTATTCAACACCAACTGCTCTAAATGATAAAAATTTATCTAGCGAAGCAAATATGCCCGTTTCGTTCGTAATGAATTGACAATATTTATTTCCGATGATAATTTTGGTTTGATGATGTGAAACATCCACAGGAATATCTGATTTGCGCATTGACATTATCTTATATCCGGTCTTTTCTAAGATTTCTGAATTATTGAGCGTTTGATTTGATAGGTATTGAATTATTAATTAAATGTTAGTGACTCGAAATATTAGACTCATAGCCTCCGAGTTTCTGTTAATGTTTTAACAAAATCCATGTCCAATTTTCGAGCCACTTACAAATTTACTTCTTTAAAAATTCTTTTAGTAAATTTTGCAAAGCTTGAATCAAACCAGTCAAGAAATTAGCATTAGAGATGGGCAGCTCAGGTGATGGAGGCGGATTGTTAATTATTATGGGGTTTGTTACTGGATCCATAGAAATAGGATCAAGAGGCGATGGTTTTATTGGTACTTCGGTATTTGTTGTGTCCCACAATGATAAATCTTTGGCAACGTCAGAATCTACTGGAATACCATTAGGAAGCGTAAGTTTGTGCCCACTAGTACCTCCACCGTCTTGCCAAAGAACGTAGTCTGTCCAAGGATGCGGAATGGTAGGAGGATTGGTATAGCTGGCTATCCATAGAGGATATTGAGCAAACTCTGGATTAGCAGAGAGCTGAAGTATTTGAGCAAAATTGGGATAAGTGTAAAGGATCATCCGCTTGCCAGAAAGACGTTCATATTCAGCGAGATAAGTTAAAGTCCATTGTTTGATGAAATTAGCATTGACATTCCATTTGGTAGCCCATTCTTGAGGAACGGGCCATTCGAGATCGCAAGCCACTACAGAAACATCTCCTGCTGCGTCATAATGCAGTTTGGCTTGAACCTTAGGATCTCTGGTTGGATGAGCATCATCAGTAGGAAGAGGATAAATGAAATGATAGGCAGCTACTTTTAAACCTGCCGCCCGAGCCTTGGCAACATTCTCATCGTATTTCGAGTCTTTGCCGTCATTCCCGGTAAAGCATTTAACAATAACAAATTGGAATCCCTGTTGAACAAGCCAATGAAAATCGACTTCTCCTTGAACATCGCTCACATCACAGCCTTTTATAAAATTGTTCATATTTTATCCTTCAGTCAAAAATGTCCGCATTGCCCAATCAAATAATACATCTAAATCTTTAATAGATCCTTTAGGTTCCTCACACCGCAAACTTACAAAAGGCGATTTACAGCTTTCCACAAAATCGGACAAATCTTTTCTAGTGGAAATTTTTTCTAGACCTTTAGCAATCTCTTCCGCAAGAACATCTGGCGCCCCCAAAATAGCTGTTATCTGATCCCAGTTGTCTAAAAATTTAGCTTTAACAATATCTTGTTCTTGATCATAGACAAATATTCCAATGGGCACACAATCGCCAGTGAAAAGATTGCAAAGACGAGCAACTATGTAATAAGTTACCATTATATAAACACCAGATAGTCCATTACTTGATCATGGTATTTTGGATACTCAGGAACATATTTTAAGTGTAGCTCAGTTTGCAATTTAATATCTGGAGATAACCATTTATTTTCTATATATTGCATCAGTAAAATTAGATTGCCAGCCACATTGAGGTTTCTTCGAGAATAAATACCGATCAGGACGATGGCGGCGGTGTCGGAGGCGGCGCCGGCATCCATGGATACGGCAGCGACGCCAGCTTCAGTAAAATCATCATCCATAATAGTAATTTCCCATCGATACTGATCTGTTTTTGGATCATGATCCAGATATTTCCATTCACAGGATCGAAACATTTTTCAATTTTTCTTTTTCAACCTCTTGTTTTTTTGCTTCTTTGACTAATTTTTCGAATTGACCTTCCCATATTGTGATTAAGTTGTAACCTGCCGCTCTGATTAAATTTTCACGTTCAATAGTTCGTGCATAGAGTTCGCCAAAGGTTGCACCTGCAATTTCATTCATGTCATTAGGGTTAAACTTTAATGGGTTCCCATGCCAATAATCTCCGTGAAATTCATAAACAGTATTGGTTTTGGGATCGTAGCCATCTACTCGTTTCCTTCCCAGTCCTGGCAACGAAATATTACGCCTATTAAGAGCAATGCCTAAACTATCTAACCATTTAATTTCTGGCGAAGAGATGATATGGATACACTTGGGACACCCTTGTCCATTAAGGTGTGAAGCAGGGGTTTGTTGAAATTCGCCGTGGTCTGGACATATAATTGTTGTTTTAGTTTTGCCATTTACATAAATAGCAAGACTATAATCGTAGAAACCATCGTGAATCAAATCAGCCTGGGCAATGAAATGTTTTATTCCCCTGTTATGATTGGGCGCACATGTCGGGCAACCTTGCCCAGCGAGATGGCTGTTTGGTGCTTGCTCGAATTGTCCATGTTCTGGGCATACAATAATCACCTTGGTGTAGTTATTTACGTAGCGAGCTAACAAATAATTATATTTGTTATTATGTATGATGGCGGCACGCTCACTAAAAAGCGAAATGGAACTCTTCTTTACATCTTTGCCACATTCATTACATCCATGTCCTTGCAGATGATGCTCGGGAGTTTGCCAAAACGAACCATGAAATGAACAAACGATCTCTACTTTTTGAACACTCGAAATATATTTTGTGCACGAGTAATTGTATTGATTACCATGAACACCTGTTGCTCGTTCGACGAACTCTTCTGTTGTTGATCTAACACTACCACCACACTTTGCACAACCTTTACCCATTAAATGACTGTTTGGGATTTGCTCAAAAATACCATGGATAGGACATATAATTTTCACCTTAATGTTATTTTTGATATAATGCACCAAACGGTAATCATATCGATTTACATGAATGATTTTAGCCTTGGATGTAAATTCAGTTGTATTGGATGGGCGTGGCACCTGATTATTTTCTCCGATCTTGTGTTCCGCCCATTAATTTGCCGAAAGCACTATTCTTTTTTGCCACCAGCTCTTTAATTTTCTGAGCTTGGGAAACGGTTTCATTGGTTCCTGTATTCAATTCAAGGGTCATTTTTCTGGTATCATCCTTGTTCTTGGTGTGGGCTTGCAATTCTGCCGCCTCTTTTCGGAGTTGTTCTGCTCTAGATACTGGCAAACCTAATCCGTTGAAGAAACTATATACCTTGACTACGTTCTCTGGCGTATCTATCACGTATAAACCTCTAAATACTTGAGATCTGCCACATAAATCTCCCACCATCGAAGCCGCATATTCAATACTGGCACTAGTGATCTGCGACCAAACTTGTTTGTTGGCAACTACCATGAACCCTGCATGTTTGGTTTGTTTGAGATCAAAGCCTCCCGCCAAAAGGTTATCGGAAAGATTAGAAATAACACTCTCCGCAATGGCGGTATCTTCAGCGTAGTTCTCTATTGTTAATTCTCCGTAAATAGAAAACCCATCGGAGTCAATGAGAAGTTTAGTCATCTCTGCACTGTCAAGCGGTTTCATAGGGGATGGCGCACTTGATAATGTATTGAAAGTGTCAAGAACATTGATGATTGCTTTGTTTGCAATTCCATAAAAATCTATTTGACTAACATTACGATAGATGGTCTCAATCTTAGCATTGTCGGCAACGATCAAGTTAGAAATAACCTTCTTCTGCGCTAACTTTAATAGGTTGGACAATGTTTCGAGTGCGTTGGATTTTACTTTGGCATCTTCGCTATCCGCTGGTAGAATTGTAATGACAACAATAGGCTTACCAATTGAAGCAAGTAACTCAATCAATACGCCGGCTGAACCCGCACCGCTACCGCCACCTAAACTGGTACATAAAACATTGACTTGTGATGCGGCTAATTTTTCATTGATTAGTTGTAGAATGTCCCCACGATGAGCATTGGCAGCAGCCTCACCAATAGACAGTTCGCGGGCAGCCCCACCGATTGGAGCATGAGCATCGAGCAATAATTTGTTACTATCAGGAATATCAATAAACTTTAAATCCTGTAACGCGGTATTGATAGCGATAGCATCATAACCCAATTTGTAAAAGGATTCAGACAGGCGGCTGCCCCCATGCCCCGATCCAATAATTCCCAAATTTAAGCTTCTTTCCTTCTTTCCCACTATCTTCGCTGCCATTTTTTTCTCCTGTTGTCTAGCTTGGCTTTTGGCTTTCAAGGCTGCCAATTTTTCATCATCAACAATATCTTTTGGATTAATCTCTGTATCAGAAACATTATCAATTACTTCCTCAGATTTAGTTTCGGTTTCAGTTTTAGATATTGCACCCATTTGTATCCTCACATTTTAATATATCACGTAGATTTGCCAACGCTCAACATCCATTTATTTTTCAGATACCATTCGACACATTGAACAATACCATCCGGAAATTTAATTCTAGGATTCCATCCTAATTTTCTAATTTTGGAAGTATCAATAGAATATCTGAAATCATGCCCCGGACGCTCCGCAACAAAGGACAGTAGTTCATATCCTTTACCAATAACATTACAAATTTTCTGAACTACTTCAATATTGGTCATTTCCTGATTGGCTGAGATGTTGTAGATTTCATTAGGTTCTGCTTTTTCCAAGAGGGTAAGAATAGCATCACAATTATCATAGACATGTGTCCAATCCCGAATTTGAAGTCCTTGTCCATAAACGGGTATCTTTTTTTCTTCTATAATACATTTGATTACTTTAGGAATAAGTTTATCAGGAGTTTGCCGAGGGCCGTAATTATTGGAACTTCGAGTAATATTATAAATAAGTCCATGAGACTGATGTGCAGCTTTAACCAATAATTCACCTGCTGCTTTACTAGCGCTATATGGATTACGAGGATTAATAGAATCACTTTCTTTCCATGGAGGATCATTTTCGTTAGTGAGTTGTCCAAAAACCTCGTCACTCGAAATAAACATTAATTTTTCTACTTTATATTTTAAACAACAATTAATAATAACTTGTGTTCCCAAAACATTAGAAGTAATAAAACTATTTGGATCGTGCAATGAATTATCAACATGTGTTTCTGCAGCCCCATGAATAACAATATCGGGCATTTCAAATTGGAAAATTCTATCCATGATATGTTGATCCCGAATATCAGCAATATAAAAAGTATGTCCCTTGGTATAATAGAGACTATTAGCATTACCACTCACTAGATCTACTCCAACAACGTCATAAGGAGCGTTTTTATAAGCTAAACTTCGGACAAAATTACTAAAAATAAAGCCGCAGTTCCCAGTTACAAGAAGTTTTTTTTTATTCATGACTAATAAAGGTTATATTTAGAATCTTCCAAATAAGAGTTACGATCCAATATATATCGCTTGCCCCATTTTTCTGTTAATCGAGACACGTTATGAGTTAAAAAGAGTTTATTAACTGGATTTTTCTTCAGAGTGGCACTTTCATCATGGAAAATATTGGTCTGCCCACAATAGACAATCTTTTTTTCCATGTTGTATTTAATAGAAAGACACAGATCCACATCATCGAAAGACCAACGAAAGCTTTCATCCATTCCTTTAATACCTGATTTGTTAGTGATGCAAGTATTTTTGAAATATTTTGCCTTAGTAAGAAGAACCGCACCGGTTACTACTTGAAACAATCGATTTTTTTCTGCAAAAGCATCAGTTTGTTCTCCACTTCGATAATGAATAGGCATTCGATGGGAATTGTTGAAAACCACTCCAGCATGTTGGATAATGTCAGTGCCAGTATAAAGTAGTCGAGCGCCCACCACTCCTATTGCTGAATTTGATTGTAATAAATTGAGCATATGCTTAATGGATTGGGTATCATTAAAGACAACGTCATTATTTAAAAAGACCACTAAATCATTATCTGCTGGAGATGCCTCACTGAAGAGTCGATTCATTCCTTCGGAGAAATTTTGGGTATTGTCTTTGTGAGGAACGACTTTTACTTTATTGCCCCAATCAGATGCTATTTGGATAGTGTTGTCCTTGGAACCATTGTCTTTGATCAACCAAGTGTAATCCAGCCCTTCTAATGAGGGAATAAGAGATTGATGGAGACGGGATAATTTCTCCGCTCCTTCCCACGACAAAGTAAGGAGATAAATCATTAATTCCCTTCGCACAAGCCCATGAGTTTAGTCATGGGTTATTTACAGTCCCACGCTTACGTTGGCTCCGACAAACACCGAACCCGAAGGGGCAATTTGCATAGATGGTCCTAAATAGATGTTATTGATTAATCCGCCAGTTGGGATGAGTTTGCCGATATTGAAATTAACGGGATTAACGATAACAGAGAATTCATTCTTGTTGGATTGATAGCCGGCACCTACTTGTAGAACGCTGATATCGGGATTTGGTTTTGATTTACCATAGCTCATTATTCCAATAGTTCCACCGACATTGAAGGATCCATTAACTGGTTCGAATTTGGAAAGATTAATCCCGCCGCCAGTTGTAAAAAACAATCTTGGATTCCACCAACTCCATTTGGCTGATGGATATTCTTCTTTGGTTTCTGCAGAAGCAATTTTGACATCGTAATTTTTATTATTGACTTTGATGCTAAATCGATTATAAACATAGGTTCGTTCATTTTCATCTTTGCCAAGAACATTAACTACATGATACTCGCGAGACGGAATATCGAGACTCCAAGGATTTTGTTGCCAAGCACTAAATCCAACCTGTCCAATGGGCACCTTAGTTTGATCAAAATTTTCGGTCAATGTCAATACTTGTTCTTTTTTCTGAAAACCAAAGGGATCGGGACAAGGAACCTGTTTTCCGTTGCAATCCACTGTGCTTCCACCTGAATTAGGATTGCTAGATCCAGTTCCGGTGCTAGGAATGCCAGTTCCGTGTTGTCCGCTGCTAACTACAATGATGGCATTAACTGCATCTACTTGTGCATGCAATTTGTCCAAATCATCTTGCACTGCTTTGAGATTAACTCCATTGTCTTTGATAAATTTATCGATGTCGCCTTTGGTAGCATATTCATTTTGACTTCGGACAATATTATCAACTAGTTGTCTTTGCTGAATTACTTGTGTTTTGATTGAAGACTGACGACTTGAAATTTCGAATTGCTTATAGGCAATAAATCCGAGCAGCCCAATAACCAAGACAACTCCTATCCAAATGAGAATTTTTGTAGATAATGACATGTGTTTCCTTTTTACTTTTGTAAATTTGGACACCAGTAAGTGCTTCGCTTATCTAGTGTTAGTTCTTTGATAACTGGATTATTCTGCGGATCATATTCTCGACCATAAACTCTGAAATAATCGGCGAAGTCACCCCGCTTTCCATCAGGAGTTTGATATGTTGCGATGGTAGAGCCACCATAGCTATAACTCTCATGCATAACATTGTTAATATTCTGACACAAAAAAGATATTTCTGTCTCGGAAAGAGTATTACCAAGCCTCCATGGCGATAGACAGCTTCTGTGTAAAACTTCACATTTTAGGTAATTTCCCACACCTGAGAAATTCGATTGATCCATTAACAGCTGAGCTAGAGTTTTAGAGCTGTTCTTTATTGTTTTATAAATTTGTTTTTGATAGGTGTTTAATGGTTCGCTGAGCGGATCCCAACCCAAATTATTAAGTTTTTTCAATAACATTTGTTTATTCTTAATAAATTTAACGGTGCCAAAATGTCGAGGATCATTAAAATATAAGGAACATTCAGCGGGATCAAACGGAAACTCACCAAAGCCCAATTCAATGCAAGTATGCTTTTTTTCTTCAGGATACCATTGCCCGCTCATACCAAACGTAATAAACATATAATATTCGTTGCTGAATGTCCAATATTGAAATTTACCTTTACATTGGATATCGGTAACGCGAATGTTTTTGTGAGGCAATTTAGCAGCGAATTGAACGAACCCAAGAGGAAACTTGTGTTTGTATCGGCTGGTTTTACCGACAGATGCGTTAATAACGCGCTCGTCTTTGGCAACGGAACGAACATATTCGGTTGCGACCAAAATTTCAGGCCCCTCTGGCAAGATTTACGTTCCTTTCTCGCTATTGATTGATGTTAATTTAACAGTTTCAACACTCAAGGTCCATAATCTTGAACCACTATTGCAATCACAATTAGCTATCCAATATTCCATACCTAATTCCCCCGGATTATGGACTTCCCAATTCAGCCGACCAAAACAATCATCACAAGATGCATCCCGACACAAATTTGGTGATAACGAAGTGATCTTATTTTCTCTAACTGCCCTATTTTCATCTTTTGGTTTGGGAATATATTCAGTGGCTCTTCTGTTGGATTCTTCTCGCCATTTGAGCCATTTCTCTGCTTTTCTTCGTAATTCTTCCAACTTTTCTATCATCGTTACAATCCTTTAAATAACACTATTTGCTCAACCACTTTTTAACGAATATATCTCTCGCATGCTTATAAAGCAAATTGGTATTCAATTGATTACTCGTAACATGTCCAAAATGGATAACCGGAATATTAACCACTTGCATCGGGATATCAAGGGCTCGTGCTCGAAAACTTAAGTCCGTATCTTCAAAAAAAGCAAGCCCGAATTCCTCTGAAAATGGACCAATATAGTCTTTGATTCTCAGCTTCTCCCAAATCTCCTTGGAAGAAGCTAAACACCACCCAGACATGTACGATTTGCCCGGAAGAATGCGATTAGCTTCTTGAATAAAGTTGAGTTGATTGTCTAACTGTCCCATGGTTGGACCCACTAATCCGTAAGGGCACCACTTGATGAGTTCTGACGCCCAATTCTGATGATTGGTTTTGATCCGAATATCGTTATTTAAAAATAGAACGTTTGGTGCAGTAGATATAGAGTATGCTATGTTACAAGCCTTCGCGAATCCATAATTTTCAGGATTACGATGATAAACGATCTCTTTGGAACCTTCCAGTTGAGATTGTGTCTCATCGGAACTGGCATTGTCAATCACAATGATCTCATGTGTGTCGGATAATTTAGACAGATCCGCAAGACACGAACGAGTGAAGTTGAACTTATTAAAAACTGGAATAACTATTGATAAGAGTTTATTCATTTCTTTTCTTCCTTTTCAAGGCTCTGGCTTTATTTGCACATACTGGACACCAACATCCTTTTTTAAGAACATATGGGAACTGAAGCCACTGATGCCCCTCTTTACACTGCCATAATAATTTTTCGTTGGAAACTCCCAAAAACACTGACGATAAACACTGACCGCCTCTGCTGATTGCCAATAATTTGTAAAATTCGAAGGTAGTATTATTATAACAATTTGTCAAATCAATATCTGCATTTGGATACGGAACATCGATTTTTAATTCTTGACATTTGTTCAAAATAAATTGTCGTAGATCTTTAAGGAAAACTTTTTTGAATAGCATTGGGATAATGATTAATTTAATTCCCAAATTTTGACATATTCGTAATTTTTCGGCATCGTTAGATGCTGTTCCAGCATGGTCTTTCACTGTATTTTTATAATGAAAGGTGCCATTATGTTCAAATGCTAAATTAAAATTGCTTGAATATCCATCCAATTCCATACCATTGTTTTTATTATTGATTAACCATGCGGGGCGCGTTTTAGGAAACGAAGAACCAAATAAGCCTTCAAAATAGGCACGACATATCATCTCACTTACATAATTATTTTCACTACATTTGGCACACCAGCTACCAATATGAACGAGATTAGCATAACGAATACTAAATATGTGTTCGTTAAAACAACGACACGTCATTTTTGATTGGGAATGTGTATATACGCTTGTTAGACAAATACCACCTTTTAATTGTGCTGCTTGATGCGCTTTTTGGATCGCCTCAATATTTTTACAATTGCGGCATCTTGTAAAGTCTTTATCCATACCATTTTTTGATTGACCAAAAATATGTTCACAAATCATACATTTCCATTCTAATTTTGATTTATTTCCTTTGTATTCAGTAGAAATGCATTTAATATTAAGTGGCATATATTGTTCATTGATGCTATCGATTGTTAATTTAATACTATCAACATGACATTTCTTGCACCAACAACCATTCAAAATTTTTGGAGATTTCATGGTAAATTGATGCCCAACCTTACACACAAAATTCATATCATTAACCGCATTAACATATTCAGTAGAAATGCATTTGCCGCCATGACTTTTGACAATAGATTTAATCTTATTAAATTGAACTTCTTTTACAAACATAAATCAATGAATTTTTGAGCAATAACTGGCCAATCGTATGCATGATAAACATTTTGACGACCTTTGTCAATTTGTTCATTTAACTTTTCATAATTTTGGTATGCGTATCTTAATTTTTCAACAGCATCATCTATGGATGGCTGAAACCATATAGTATTATTTTTGTTTTCCCAATATAAACTACGGGAATCGGCTCGTGTTTCTTTTCCATCTATTAAAAGAGCATTAGAATCGTTGAGAAAGTCTAATTGCCCGCCCCAATTTGGGACAATATTAATCTTTCCAGCGGCTAACGCCTCAAGTCCTGGCATATAGAAACCCTCACAGTGACTTGCTGTATAAACAGCATCCACACTTCGATAGAGATCAGATATGTCATCCACGTATTCTGAAAATACTTTTATTTCAGCGTGATGAGAAAATTGCTGATAAAAACGAGATAAGCAATCTTTAAGAGATACTTCAAACTGCATGGTAATTGGTTTATCTTTAGCTTTCAAAATAAGGCATACATCATCTTTGCTGGTGAAAGCTTTACCATAAGCTTCTAGAAGCCCTGGAATATTCTTTCTACGATGATTTTGGGCAATATTTGCTAACAGTTTGAATTTCTTCTGAGTTGGTAATTTAATTGTGGAAGTTTTTTGATAATCATCGGCATTAATGCCGTGAGGTATCACTTTAATGACTGTTTCTGGAATACCGTTATCCATAAAAATCTGCTTTCCGAATTGAGATGGAGAACACAAATAATCACAATATTTATAATATTTAGCAAATCCTGTCGGTAAAGAATTTTTACCAAACCACTCATATATCCACGTTCCCAATCTATTTTTAGTTCCAGCATTCAAATATACTGGAAAATTTTTCATACCAGTATAGGAAATTTGAGCTTCGTATGTTTTATCGGGCAGTTTTCCAAAAATTTGCGGTTTATTTTCTTCGGTGTAACCGATAAGATAATGTTCAAGATCCTTGGGAAGATGTTTAATACCATCTGTTGAAAATAATTCAACAGTATGTCCCAGTTTCAACAGTCCCCTCGCGATACCCCAGCCAACACAAGACCAACTGTGATTTTTACCCAAAAATTGCCGAATGAGTATTTTCATTAGGCTCCTTCGTTTCTGTCAATCTGAACACATATATTACACCAAGATCCAGATTTAACCTTGTGCGATCGAGCCTTCCAAATATGTCCCTGTGCGCATTTCCATTCGAGCGGAGTCCGTCCATTCTCATAGTGATCAGATAAACATTGCCCGCCATAACTGGCCGCCAGTTCTCTCATTTCTTCTATGGTTAGACATCGACTGCGTCGATAACATTCTGGACACCATGATCCACGTTTTATACTATTGGGGATAGCTTCCCAGATATGGTTACACACATTACATTTCCAAGTCATATCGGTTTGACTATCAATATATTCGCTGGATAAACAGACACCATCCCTGGATTCAGCAATCTTTTTCATCTGCTGTAAATACATCTGTGCAGTGCTTTTAGAATGATCCTTTGAATAAATGCTGTTTTTATCAACGATGATAGATTTTGGAGATTTGGGTGGGATAATGTTTAACTTTGCAAATTGGATGACCAAAAATTTCCCCAATTCTTCAAACCGCAATACATGGAATAGTGGGGGAATAACAATCAATTTCACTCCATGCTCTGCACATAATTCTTTTTTGCGTGCATCGTCCTCAATTCTTTTGCCAAGATCTCTGCAAAAAAGATCTTCTCTATAGTGTTGTACACCATTATGCTCAAATGCCACCCCAGTAGATTCGCAATAACCATCAAGTTCCATCAAATAACCATTCAAATTTCGAAGCCACGTTGGCTTTATTTTTGGGAATGGCAATCCAAAAATTGCTTCAAAAAAAGCTCGGCAACAATTTTCAGAGAACCCAGAATTACATTGTGGACACCACCTTCCATTATTAACAACCGAATAATACTTCGCTTCCCAAACATGACCGTTTGAACATTTCCAAATGAGTTTATTGTGCGAATTTTCATATGTTGTGCTCAGACATTCTCCTCCCCTTTGTTCTGCAACATGTTTTGCTTTCTCAATTGAGCATTTTTTAGTAGCTGCATGACATTTACGACACCACCTGCCATTTAATATGGGTCCCGCCACCGTAATCCACTCGTGACCAGCTACACATCGTATTTTAATTTTTGAAGGTAGACCTTTAAAATCTGTCCTTGAAGAAACAAGCGCACCATTGCGACCATGTATCATGTCTAAAACGGCACATATATCGATTCTTCTTTTCTCTGTGGTAATATTCAGAAAGATAGCGCTTACATCATTCTGTATGTCAAGACGTTTTATTTTGCTTATAAGAGCGGATTTAGAATATCCGAGCGATTTAGCCGCTCTTTCGAGGTGCCCATGTTCTAAAATAGCCCGAATAATTTCTTCTCTCCCACAATCCAACATTCATTCACACTATATCACTTGATCAGGGAATTGCCCCAAAGTTGGCTGAAATCACCGCCGCCATACGATCTATTGCCTGTTGAACTGCCACAGGTTGAGTAATCCAATTGCTCGGATTAGCAGGAGTATACCCAGTAGTTTGAGCCGTAATAAATTGATAGGCTAATCCGCTCCCCGTGCTGACCAAAACTGTGCCCGAAGCTCCGACTCCGTTGATTCCAGTTCCGCCATGGAGAATCGGCAAAACATTGGTGACGTCATTACCCAAATCAACTAGTGCCGATGGCCCACCAGCTATTGGACCACTGAACACGGTAACTAATTTCAACATGTTCTGCACTTTGGTAGAATCCACGAACAACGGTGCGTTATTAAAGCCGCCCTTCTTCATGAACACATGAATTTGAACTTTTGTGGTTAGAGTTTTAAGAACAGCATCTTTAAATAAATTGGTAAAGTTAAGAGTTAGAAATCCAGTAGCAGGATCAATGGACACGCCCATTTTCCCATCCACGATAATACCACCGTATCCATCTGTACTCAATCCATTAGTATTAGGAGAGAAAGATTGCACTGCCACTGAAAATCGAATTTGTCCATTGGTAAGTGCATTAGCCGGAACGAGAGAGCAATCGGCAAAACGCATTGCTGGAAACCCAAGTCTAGTGATTCCGGCTCCGGTGTAATCAGAAACGAAATCAGTCATAAGATCAATAGTTTGTTCTGTACCAAATAATCCATTGGGCACTTCCAAGATAATAGTTCCTACCTCAAAATCCACTTTATAGAAGTAACCATCAGGTCTTTGAAGTTCGCCACCTTTCCCGATAATGACGTTATTCGGGGCAAAGAAATCCACTCGTCCCGGATCAAATACTGGAGGCGATGGAAAAGTGCTACAATTAACGCCCACAATAGAACAGCTATTTTGAAGGAAACCATTTAGGGTGGTAAAGACGGACGGCACTAATTTACCATGACTGTTAGTAGCAACCAAAGATTCATCCCAAGTTAATTGTTTCTGAATATTAAAAGTAACCGGAGAAAAAACAAAACTATGGCTAGCAAAATAACCATCGCCCCTAAAGATGTCAGGTAGTGGATGGACTATAGTAGATCTTCCAGTAGTAACAGCAGAATAATCATCATTACGATCCACAAACTGTTCTAGCCGAAGTCTAATAACGTTGAATGGAACGCCAATTTTGGTGAATGGATTGGTGGCGGGAGATGGAAAAGTAGTAGTTGGAGAGGAGGTTAAATTATTTCTATCAATATAGCTTTGGAGTAAGTAGCCATCAGTGGAAGTGATGGCAAAATCCCCATTGATATCAGCCCGCAACATCGATGCAATCACATCTCCAGTTAGGAAAATTTTTCGAATGGTGAGAGTATCGGAAATAAGATCCAAAGCGATAATGTCAAATCCACCATAATCAGCTTCAACACTGGGAGTGATGATAAGAATTTTAAAACCGCTCAAGCCAACGATGTTTCTAAAATTGATGCTTGCACTGGTAAATTGAGCTAAACGAGGATCCGCTGGATTGGGAACTAATACACCATCATATCCATCTGCCACTACGTTATGAGTATTTGGATCTACCAATTGAAAATGAATGCTAAATAAACTGCTAAAGGGCACAGTGAGAGTGTTATAGCCATTGACAAAGGTTGCATGGTATCCATCGGTGGCTATACTGCTATGTAGAGGTAATCCAGTATTAAGGTCAAAACCAACAAAAGCATTTAAAGCATCAATATCGCTTTGATTAATAACTCCGTCACCATTTACGTCTCCTAAAATCATAGAACATAATTTGGCACTAGCAATTCGATAGAAGGTGAATGGCATGCTAGCGTCTGGAATGAATTTAGCCCCCACTAAATCTCCATTGAGTAAGTTAGAAATTAATCCTATTACCGTTGTGTCATATCGGTATCCGTCAGTGGGATCATCTACTACCCGAATTAGTAATTCGTTATTGACCATAGTAGAGCTATACAACTTGGAAGTAATTAAAGATGAAATGGAATCAAAAAACTTTTTGTTCTGATCAGAAATGGCACCCAAAAGAAACGGATCAGCCGTCTTTTCTAAATTAGTAAGATCAATGGTATTTAATAAGGTAATTTGTGGAGTAACATGTTGTCTGGAAAATACTGGCGCTCCCGTTCTTTGATCTGGAACAGGGGTTGTTTGCTGAACAACGGCAGTTGTTACTGCCCGAAAAATATCGTTTCCAGTAAATTGAAGAGCGCCCTGAAAGAAATCAATAGTGTTTAAAGTAACGGGATCCTGCGTAGTTTTAGGCAAGATCATTCCATGTCCAGATTCATATCCTTGCCCGTCAGAAACTTTGGCAGCATCCGTCCAAATTCGATACCATAAATTCTCAGTAGGAATATCGACCCAAAGAGTTCCAGTAAAAATGGTGATTCGAGAATTAGTTGATGAGTTACTTCCTACTGAAATAAGAATGTCACATTTGTTGGCTGAACCGGCTCTCTTAACAGTTACTGCATAAAATTGTCCCGGAGTTAAAACATTACCACCTGCTAGGGAGCTGTTGCTGAAAACAAAATCAATAGGTTGAGGTATTGAATCGAGCACAAAACCAGAAGTTTGTAAAGTAGAATAATTTATGCTGGTTTGGGCAATTGGAATGTTAGAAGGAGAAAACTCAATTTGAAGATTAGGAGCAATATCAGTAGGACAAGTAATGGTAGATTGCAACGGAAACACGCTGATCACTAAATCGCCGTTCCAAACCAAATCGGTTGATTGTCCAACTATGGTATTTCTAACAGAAAGCAAGAGCGTGATTTTTTGGATATTGTTGGTGGTTGCTTGAAATTTTTGTCCAATCTGAGTAGTGACGTCATTAACTAACAACACTTGAGTATCAAGTGGTGCAGTAAAAATATTGAGGGAATTAACATTGTAGAGCGGAAGGGCAGCAGTTAACAAGGAATTTAGAGAAGTAAAACCACTAACAAAAAAATCACGGAAAAATAAATTGGGTTGAATATCCTGAGCTACCATAATGGGATCTCGTGATAAAGTCATTGGAAAAGGCTCTCGAATAATTATTTTGCCACCAAGATTGAAAGAAAGACTAGGATCGCCAATAAAGTCATTGAAGAGGAGAAGTAAGATTTTAGTGAAATGTTTTTTGCTGAGCTGAATTTCATTAGTTTTGAAAACAAAGGTTTCATATTGTAGATTGCTTTGGAAGTCAAGTCCGATAACAGCTACCTTAACATCTCTTTTGCCACCAGTGATAGATCCAGACAGTTCAATTTCTAGTTGATTACCAAAATTACTGTCAGATGGTTGATTTTGTGCTTGAACAATGACTCCATCCAAAAACCCAGTAGTTAAGGAAGAATCAAACAAAATATTCTGAACGAGAACATCGGGTAATAAACCGGTTCCGATGTGATTATTGATGATGTCCGCATTAACAATTGTGTTATGAGTCTGTTCAAGAGACAAATCTACATCATCCACTAATTGAGCGTTAGTGAATAAAGGCTGATCTGCGGCAACTGGAACACGTTTAGTCATTGGGCGCTTTTACCTCAACTATGCAAAAAAATGCGGGTTTCTTCATTTGTATCATTTCTTATCGTGTGTATTGGATAAAAACTCTCGAATTTGCAGGTTTAAGAACTTTGATAAGTTTTTCCAACGCATTCTTAGATTTTATGTTACTATTTACTATACCAAACGAATCTTTAACATTTACGGTAAAGTCGAATAATCCTGTTGTTTTATTTATCAAAGTAGTAAAATCTGTATTGAGTACCCTAATCACATCAAAATTAAGCAAAAGGGTAGTAAATAAATCTTGGGTAACTGGAAAAACGGCATTCAAATTGGTGCTATAATTAACATCTAATGGTTCTCCAAAAGGAGCATAGATGGGCCTGAAAATATCGCTGATTCTGAAATTATCAATTAGGCTAAAGAGCGGACTTTCTCCAGTATATTTAGTACCAATAAACAAATCATTAATGGGATCTTTGAACCGAATGTTTGTAGGAATAAGATACCCATCGATGTTGTATCCATCTCCTACGAAAGAAGAGCCAGAAACAAATGGAAAGTCTCCAATGATAACATCTGTTCCAACAAGAACGTTGGTATATTCGTAACCGTCTAAAAATAGCTTCATTTTGTCAAGACCAGCTCCGCTGTTCAATTTATAGCTAGCTTTAATGCGGTGCCAAGTATTTCTAACCCATCGGGTTGGCCCTCGGAGCACAAAATCTTGCCCAGATGCGGTAATAACAAAATTGACGAAGCCAAAATTGTCCTTGAAAATAGCAATACGATCTCCTTGTAAGCCTTGGGGCAAGTAAGTAACCAATACACGAGTTTTTTGGCTAGGTAACTCTCTGTTTAGTCTAATGACTTGAGTGTTAAGAGTGTCGTTACCATTGGTGGCACTTTGATAAGTAACTATCAAAGGTAAATGGCTTGATGGAAGCACTTTACCTAAGAAGATGGTTTTTTTATCTGATCCAACGGCGCCTCCCGCAAAATAATCAGTTCCTGTCAAATCTCCCGAAATCTTGACAGTAATTACTTGTAAAATGGGATTACCCGTCACTACCGAACTGCTAGACAAGCTAACCGTTTGCTCCTGTATGGCTCGCTGAGTATCAATTTCTAATTGACCTCCTGCGAAATAATCAATAGTCGGATCTCCTCCTTTCAATCTGACATTTAAAATTTTAGAAGCGGGCGACAAAACTTTAACAGAAAAATTATTAACACTGATTGCTTCTTCTACAATGGCACCAAAAGCATCAAAGAAGAACCGTTCATTTGGATCATTAGCAGTATCGAATAATGGACTAGTCCAAAATTCGATAGTTCCTTCTTTTCGAGTATCTAAGATGCCATTGTTGGAAATTATCAAAGGTTGGTCTAAGATCACTCCACTACGCCCAAAATTATCATTAATTACTACAGAAGATCGGAAAGGTTGTTTGCTGGTGGGAGTATCAATATAAAATAAAGCATCATTAGTAAATGGAAAATTGTTAAAGGTAATTAACACCAAAGTATTGATGTCCGGCTTCAATGGTTTTAGAGAGTTAAAATCTTTAGTAACAGAACGTTGAGTAGCTGGAATGCTTTCGCCAATTCTAGTATCAGTTAGTTTTACAGAATAAATAATACTCTGATTTAGGATGCCATTAAGTTGATTGTTGCCAGAAAGATCGCTTCCTAGGAAAACGAGCGTAGCCAGTGGATCTATCTTAATGCGTGCATAGGTAAAATAGTTAAGATCGTAAAATCCGCTGGTTAGCAAATAGCCTTGTCCGGGAGAATTGGATTGCTCAAAAGTAAAGTATCCATTTTGCAGCCCACTTCGAAATGAAGAAACGTTCAGCACTTGATAAATACCATTAGTAAATACGGGCAAGGGTATCGCACCAGAAGCGTTAGTTGGTTGAATAGTAATAGATCTACGATCTGTTGTAGCTATGCTAGTAATAAGATACCATCCAGCCACAGATGATGGCGAATTGATCAATAAATAATTACCAACATCTAAACTACTAAATGTGTTGTGATCATCTCTAACAGTATTGGAGCCGGTGCTTCGTAAAGTAAATCCTCCGCCAATTTGATAGCTAAATCTAACAATTGGATTTTGGTTGCTCAATTCTGGGTAAGTAAGCGTAAATTTTTCTTTAACTTCTAAGTTGGCAGCGTTCTTACTAGAATTAAGTGGTTTAATAGAAGCATTAATATAATTAACAGAGAAAAATCTATTAACAGTATCTAAAGAACCATAATTGCTAAAGGTAATAGTTTCTGTGATAGTGCCGGTGCCCACAAAACCATTAATTTGAACTTGGGCGGGCGTTGAAAAATCCGCATTGGTGCCACCTAAAGTGATAGTTAAATGTCTTCCACTTTGAGAAGCGATAGGTTGCGAAACAGTTAAGTTACTGGACTGAAATATTCCAGATACTAGAGTTGAATTATTTGGTCCAATAGCAACTACCGGCAAGATGATTTTGGTAATTTTGGCTTCATCCAGAGAAATAGGCGGCGGTAACCTAGTCATCAAAACGTTTTCCTGCAGGTTGCTCCAAAGATAATAACGTTTTTTGCAACTGCTATGATTGTAGCCGAGCGTTCTGATTAAAATTAAATCCTTAGCAAACACATTATTGGAAATCGTTAGAATGTTATTGAAGTAACCATCAGTTGATTTAGAAATAGAGTAAGATGGATGTAATGCTCGCACACCCGGAATTTCAGTTTCCGAATTAGAATAAATGGAGAAGCTGGCTCCAGAAAGATTGGATGGAAGTGAGCTATCTAATATCAAAGAATTTCCTGCCACTTGCAAGACAACAAAAGTGACCGGGGACGAAATACTAGTAATACCTATCAAATATCCGGGTTGAACATTAGCAATAGTAAAATTGGTTCCTACGGATGTAACCGTGGTGCTTCCTAAGGATCCAAAAAGATCATTGCCTGATACAAAAGCATGAATGGTAGTAACTGCGATATTCGGAGCAATATCAATATCCGAGATTACTGTAAATTGAGTTCTGTTGATGGAAAATCTAGCATTAGGTAATGCTACTGGCATAGGTGCATTAAGGATTAACGTTTGCCCGCTGACGTTAACGATGGTATAACCGGTAGAGGCAAATCCAATTTCGTCAATAAAAATTGTATCACCCGGAAAGATGTTAAAACTGCTAAAATTTATGCTAGAAGTAACGGTGGCGCTTCCTAATATTGTGTTTAAATCAGTGGAAGCTACAATATCTCTGGCAGCCAAACCAACAATTTCTTCCGGATCCACTGTTCTAAATTTTTCATGTAAAAATGGTTTTAATCTTTGATTATACCTAATGATGTTAGGAACTTCTAACCCATCGATAAAGAGATGCATCTCATCTCTACTATTACGTGTATTCAATTTCCAAGAAGCCGCCACATGGTGTGATGACCCCGCGTTCCAAGAAGAAACGTCAGCGCTAACTGTAAATGCAGTGCCATTTTGATCAAACACCCGAAAAACCATGTATCCACTGATGTCTTTGAAGATAGATAATCGGTTCTTTCCTTTACTTTGCCCAAAGTCCATCAAATAATGTTCTAGATCCGATAAGAAAGTTAATCCTTCATCAATTTTAACAGTGGATGCTATGGAAAGTGTAACATTGTTGAGTCCAGTAGAAATGGACATATTGGAAGGCTTAGGAGGAATAATGCTTTTAACGTCATAGAATAGTCCAGTGCTAGAAATTTTTGCCTGATATTGGTGAGCATATCCATCCACATATCCGTCAATGATCTCCAAAAACCATCTTTGAAATTTGCCAGAAGGATCTTTGTCATAATAGACGAAAACACCGTCTTTATTAGTGTTTGGTTTTCCAGCAACATTGCCCAATTTAGTTACTGAAAAAGTGCCATTGGTTAAAGTAGGATGTGTTTCTCCTGCTCCAATAAAAATTCTGGAAGGATCAATGACGTAACCATCTCGTAAAATATTAAAGGTTAGAGCGGCATCGTTATCCAACCCATTCCATTGAGGAACAACCCAAGTCTCAAAAGTTCCTTCCTCCAATCTAATATTGGCTCCTGTTGGAAAGCTAATGGTTTGGTTTGGTTGATTGATCAAAGCACCATTGCCAAACTTGGCCGGGAGCAATTGAAATGAACCAGCAGTAGTGATGGGTTCTGGATTTAAAAGACTGCTACCTAGAGACCATCCTGCAAACACCGACTCGATTACATCTGGCTGGATATGAGAAATGGTTTTGCCGATATTTTTAATGGCGGTGACTGTGGGACCCTGTATAAAAGAAGAAAGAGCGGCGGTTAATGCGTCCCGGTATCTCTCCCGATTAAAATCAACATCAAAGTTGGCTAACTCCGGAATATTTACTAAAGTGCCAAAATTTTTGAGCAAAGCATCCCGAAGTGCGCCGGCTTTGTAGGAAACGAAGTATTCAGTGTCTTTTGGAACAGTTTGGGTCGGAGTTCGAAAATCCAAAACATTGTCGCCAAACTCATAACTGACAATGATTTCATCTGCAACATAAGTATAATCGATAAAGAAGTCTCCTTTGTTGTAATCCACGGCAATGCGCGCAGTATCTTGAATGGTAAAGGTGTAAGAAATAGTTACTAAATCACCTGTCATCGGAGAATTGATTCCGGGCAGAATTAATTTGATGGGGTTCCCTGCAATCGCAGTGCCACTATTGCTCCAAAGTGAGGCGCCATCGCTTACTCTTACAACAAAAAAGGAATAATTAATGCCGGGAGATAGAAACGGCACATTTTCATTGACAGTTACAAACTTATTAATTCCATCGAATTGAACGCTTCCAAAAAATTGTTTAGTGAATGGGGCAATATTAACATTGAATCCAGAAGCGGTGGTAGAGCCCACAAAATTGAATGGATGAGTGCTGTTTATTAGATCGGAATATTCGTAAATGGCTCGAACAAATTTAACTTGGTTGGCGACGCCTGAGATGAAAGCGGTGCTGGAAAACACTCCTACCGAACCGCCCAATATTTGATAAGGGGCTCCGCTAGTAAATAATAACTCAAGAGATTGATCTAGCCCAGTAGGAACAATATAGCCATCGGCGAATGAAGTATAAGAAAAGTTTTTGTTTTTGGGAGTCAAAGAGCTGATTCGGTAATAAATATCATCCACGCTGAGTACATGTGGAAACTTCGGAGTAATCTTATTGTCTTTGTAGATTATTGTTCCAATACTAACACTTTGGGTATTAGAAACTGCTACATACACAATTCCATTAATGTAGTCAATCATATAGTCGCCAACGTTTTTCAACCGATTAGTATTAAGCGTTTCAATTATTGTATTATCGAACCACCGTTCTGCGATGAATACATTATTGTTACTGAATGCAACGCTAGTATTGAAGGCTGCTCCCAACCCATCTTCAGTAGAAGAAATAATGGTGTTATTATTGAGTAAAATTTTGAATACTCTTAATCCGTTGGCATTTACCGATGTGGTATTAACAAATAACAATTCATTGGAAATTACTTGAAAAGAGGCTCGTTCGGCGTTTTGACTAATAACACGTGGCGGATTGTTGAACCTGAAATAAACTCTATTGTCATTCCAACGGTTAAGTGTATATATTTCACCCGAAGTCTCATTAAAAATTCTGAACACATTTGTGATTGGTGAGTTTTTAGTTTTTAGTGCATTGGTCGCGAGTAAATTATTGCCAATTCTTTCAGTTAGTGCTTCGAGATGCACATTTGCATTGTAATCTATGCCAGGAGTCAAGACCTTTTCAAATTTGAAAGAAATGTTTCCGGCAGCATTAACTAAATTACCAAGAGGTAAAGCTACAATGTCTAAAGCATCTGGATCAAAACCATAATCTTGATCTAATTTATAGGTGAATTTATAATTGTAAGTAGCTAGGGGAGGAAATGGTCCAGTTCCATCATTAGTCAAATCACTTCCAAAAACATAAATCTGTCCCATGGTGTAATCAACGGAATATTGTCCAGGAGATGATGGCAAGGCATTAAATCTAAAAGGTATCTCAGTCAAAAAAGCTGGATGTTTGGCACCCGGTATGTTGCTATTAGGATCAGTAAATGTGATGCTGCCTAATGTTCCCGGACTTCCATCAGCATTAACTACGGGCGCATTTTGTAAGCTAAACACATTGATAATAGGTGGCAGTGGCTCTCTAACGGAACTCAAAGTCGAATACGTTGAAACCGATGTCGTATCTACCACAATGCCCAAATCTTTGTATTCATATTGTACATCCACTTTAAGAATATTATTTAAAGAAAAGTTAGGGTCATCTAAAATTCTTTCACTTAATCTAACTTGATTGTTAGCTAGTTGTAAATACCCAAATCCAAAATCTTGGTCATATCGAGCATTTTGAATTCTGTATCCTAAAGTTGGAATGTTATAAACATACACGGGATTAGTAGTTGTTTGAGTAAAGACGACACTGGTAACTCTAGTTACTGGAGAATTCTTGAGATTGAGAGTAAGAGAATTGATATTAAATTGTCCGGCAACATCAGTTGATCCGATGGTTAATGTTTCTTGAACGATGGTTCTTTGGAGAGTAACGGGATAAGATGGGAAAACACTTAAAGATATAATGCTGTTAGTAATAGAATTGCTAGGAGTAAGTCCTACTCGTGAAATTTCAAAAGCACCTTCTTCATTCAATCTATCAAATGGTCCTCCGCCGCGGACTTTACGTTCATCTATTACGGTAGTAGATAAATAATTCTCATTTTTAACTTGTCGAATATCATATAAAGCTCGAGAGAAATGAACAGCAAGTGATTTGATATACTTGCTGATAAGAGTAGCATCGTCCTCCAACCTATAAATGTTATCTTTGAAAAAACTAGTGAGAAAGTTTTTAACTGGATTGTCCGGATCTATGGGGCCTGTAATCAAAAATTTGTTAGTGATGCCATCTTCTGGCATCTTGGCATCTCCGTTCAAAGAAATAAAGGGAAATTGTGGTGTGGATTGAAACTGGAGAAAATATGCAGCTAGTGGAGTTAATGGCTGACACATAATAGCCAAAGTATTGCCTAAAACCGAAATTTGTAACACGCTAACTGGAGGAACTCCAGGCGTGTCAGGTATAATGGATACATTTGCCAAAACCAAATTAGGAGTTAATGGTTTGGTGAATGCAACATTGATATGAGCACTATCTATGATTTCAACGCTAAGTATTCGAAGGGGTGGTAAAGGTTTAGAGGTACCGGATATCGGAGGAATGCTTACTGGAACATTCATAGATGGATTAAGCAAAAAAAGGAATGGCATTTTATCGAGTTTCGGTGTTTATGATCAAATTATTAGCACCAAAAAATTCATCCCCTTGTGCTTGGACTTTTGACAATGATCCGGAAACTCCTGTCTTATTGAAGTATATAATTCTGGCTCTCGTAATTCCTGAAACAGCTTGAGCAACGTTGATAAGTGTAATCGTATCTACGATTCCGCCTAATGTCGTGGTTGTCAGAGCAGTGGTTAGTTTGTCTCGAAGATTTTGTAACACCGTAGTGGTTGAAGAAATAAAATTAGGATCAATGACTACATTCATAGTGAGATCTAATAGGGTAAGTTTGGCAGCTCTTACTAGAACGTCAGCATTAATAGGTCTGGTATTCTCTATATTAAAAGTAACATCACTAATTAATTTATTAAAGTTATATTGAATAACTATTCTCTCATTCTGCTTAGGAGCAAGATAGTCATAGAAGATTTTGTATCTAGCTCCTAAATTTGGTTGGGTGAAAGAGGTAGCAGTAATTTTGGCCGATTGAGATGTATTGAACCCGCTTGAAATGAAAATTTTATTGATTAGAGCGAATTTTTTATTTGTGTAAAGCAAACCATTCCGTGTATAGACTAAGTTTTCCTGATCTCCATCGGTAGTGTAATAAAAGGTAACTCTTAATTTATCTCCTAATTTTGGTAAATTATGAACTTGAACATCGGAAAGGTTATTCTGGGTTGATGGTAATATGAATTCTAAATTTTGTAACGTTGGATTCGATAGCATTTCTCCAGCAAATAGAAGATTATTTTGCACTGTAGTATTTGCAGTATCGTAAGTAGCAAGAACCTGAAGCACAATATCATTCGACGAACTCACAGTAACTACTTTTTCCAATTTAACAACTTTGGCAGCTTTAATATTATTGGGTATTGCCACAGTGCTTGCTAAATTAAGAGATTTTCTAACGGCTTCTGATAAATTCTGTCTGAGACCGGTATTGATAGCGGTGAAGATAATATCTTGAGCAATAGTTAGCGATGTTCCTAAAACATTAACAATACCAGAATTGGTTACCTGATCTGCTATAGTGCTGGCTAATCGAGTAGCTGATTTTTTGAGACGAGCAAATCTGAATAACATCACATACACTTTATCATTGAGTAGCGCTGTCGAGGATGTGGGAATCAATATTTTATTGGCGGAAACATTGATGGTTCCAGAATAATTCCAGATTTCTTTACCATCTAATACTCTAATAACGGAGATTTGATCCGCGGTAATCTTACTTACTACGTTAGTGATGGTTAGAGTGTTAGTTGAAGTATTATAGGCAGTAATGTCATATCTACCGCTATTACTAGGGTTGGTTGCTCCTGTGATTATAACTTTTTTATAGAGCAAATCTGGCAAGGTAGCAAAGTTAACGCTTGAACTAGTTAGTCCTGCAGTTCCATCTACATTGGAAGTTAAATAACCATCTGTCACCCTAAATAGGACAGTGTTATTGGTTGCTTCCACTATTGTGAAATTAAGACCGCTCGATTGTGAGGTGATGGTATTAAGCACGACTGTAAATTGTCCGGTGGGAGTGTCTAAAGTCAATGAATCCGCTCTACTTTTAATAATGGAATTACTAAAACTGAAGGGTTGAAATCTTTTGATGTCGGTGTCATAATAGATCACCAGAACACGATCCCCGGCAGCCGGAGAGTTGGATCCTGAAAATATCAATTGAAAGTTGCCAGAAGCACCGATGACAATAGTTCCGGGATTATCTAAATTCCAAAGTTCTAATCCGTCCGATAGACGAATAACGGAAACAATTTGCGATACATTCAAAGAAAAGTCGGATGCTGGTAAAGTTATTTCTACAAAGAACTGGTTACTTAAATTCTTTTGAATAATTTGACTTTCTCTTCGAGAAATATTAACTGGACTAAAATTATTAAATCCAGTGTTGTTAGACAATTGAAAACCATTACCAATACGACTCATCGGAAGAGTGGTGGTCGCAGTAGAAGCTAAATCAGTAATGCTAGTAATGTAAGAAACCCGAAGGGTAATTGCGGTGGCAGTGGTATTAACTAGTGACGATGGAATAGTAATTTGAGTGCCCGAGCTGCTGCCAGCGGTAGTGGAAGACGAAAATACATCAGCGCTATTAACAATTACCGTTATTTGATCTCCATTACTAGCAACCGTATCCGTCGGTAAAATTATGGTAGTAACATTCAACACCTGAATGCCAACTACTGCGGTTGCATTTGAAAAACTCCCATCGCCTTGAGGAGTTACAAATAATTCTGTATTAGTATTTTTGAATACGATAGAATCTACAGTAGTAGTTGGGTTGGCTAGGTTCGGAAGAACAACTGATAATCTATTAGTAAATACCCCAGAAGTTACCTGTTGAACTGTTCCATCCAATTCTAAAAACTTTTTGGCAGAGACAACGGTTCCAATTGGCAAAGTTGCTGTCCCCTGAAAAAAGTTACCAGTATTATCTATTACAAATGTTATTCGTTCGTTTTGAATGTTGGAGGCAAGTCCCCAATCCACGCTATCAGTTACAGATCTAGAATTGAAAGTGTGTTGCAATCCATCGTAATCAGAATATTGATCGAAATTGACTAACCAACTGTAATCTACTTGTAAAGTATCGCTGGGTGCTGGAAGAGTATTTCCAGAAATTTGGATGCGCCCAGTTGTATTGAAGGTGCCGGTGTTGTCAAAATTCTGATTAGTAATGACATATCTTTCTCCAGTATTAACGTTAAATACACGGGTAACGTTAGTAGTAGGAGTATGCAATAAAGTAATGAGAGAACGATCAAAACCTACAGTGCTGTTTTCATTGGTAATGGATACGTTTTGTTGTGCTTGTGGGATATTGATGGTGCCAGTGAAAGTTAAAGTGTCCTGTCCATTATATTGACCTTTGATTCTATCTTCATTAAATCCGGAAATCTTGTTACTAATCCAGTGAAAAGTATCAAAGCCGAATGGGCTTCCACCAAAAATTCCGGTATCCTTGATTAAAGTATAGTTGCCAGAAGTACGACCATATCCATCAATACTTTTGGATTGAAAATTGGAGCCACTGATAGATCCTGTTACTGAAAGAATAGCATTGGCTGGCTGAATAGGCAGCTGCCCATTTTTAATATCATCGATTCTGCGTCTATTAGTAGTTTTGTTAGCATCTGCAGCAATTTGTCCTAAAATAAAGTCATTCTTGGAATTGGTAGGATCGTTATTATTACTTTTATCTATAAAGATGAAACTATCAGTATTTTGAACCAAATTAGATCCTAAAATGACTACATCCACTTTGCCGCCAGATCCCTCTGAGGTAATAGTTCTAGTTCCGTCAGTGGCGATACTAACTACAGTGCCATCTCGAGTCATTAATGGATTGCCGGGCTCGATAACAGCGGCATCGGTAACTCCGGTAGTTCCCAAGGCCACATTCAAATATCCCAAAGCAGTTCCCACACTGGATCCGCTAAAGGACGCTAATATTCTATTTCGGAAGGAGGCATCATTTTCTTGATCCGTACCGCCAGTAAATGGATTAATATTGGTGACATTAGATACTCCAGTGATGGTAGTGCGACTTAGTGAGAATTTACCGATATTTCCTGCTGCACCAGCTGTTGTAGCAACCACAGTTGCTTCAGCAGCAAATTGGTCGCTAATGCCAGCGATAGTGAGTTGATCTTGAAATTTGCTGGCAACAGAACGAAAAAAATTGGCAGATGCAGGTGTTACTGATAATCCGGCAGTCACCGAAAAAGAAAATCCGTTAGAGGCAATAACTATATCCCCCCGATTAATGTTAATAGGAGAATTGATAGCAGAAAAGGTTAATAGGGCAACTCCACTAGACGAAGTGGCTTGCCTTCTGATGATTCCGAAGTTCTTGGCAAGTTTATCGAGATCAGAACCAACCACTAATCTCATGGATTGTTGAATAGAAACACCCGAAATTTCGTCGTAAAGAAGGGAAAGTTGGGCGGCTGGACCATCGATAAACAGATCACGAGCAACTTGGCCTGGTTTAGTATCCAAGTCTGGCTGCACTAACCGATAAAAATCAATCAAGCTGAGAATTATCTCATTGCTACTGCGTATTGTGACCATTACTTGGCTCCCCTTTTATGCCTCGTTCTGGCGGAACCATCGATTACGTTTTGTTTAGCGGATAACGGGCGTAGATTTTCTAGAGACCAGCATTTCTTAAAATTTTCCTCTTCCATAGAAATATATGGAAGATCTGAGCGAGGAATAATGTGGTCTAATTGCCAAGTCCAAGTGGATGAATCGTTATCTTTCCACATTTTGGAATTATACCTACCACGATTTTTCCAATTCATCCATGGTTCAAAACATGCTTCGATGTGTGCGCATAACTCTTCAATAGTATAGGATAAGTATTTGAGAGAAGAACGCCTAAATTTATTTCCTCCATTGCGTTTAATGGAACTTTTGATGACAGAACGTATCGTTTCACCAATTGCATAAATAGGATTATTTTTTCTTCTTTTTCTCTCTCGTGCATTTACTTTCGGACGATTTTTCTTTTTGTAGGTACTTATATCTGCTATGATTCTTTCTCTATTAGCTTCATAGTGTGCTTTTCTTTGGATTTTGCGGGCTTCTTTAACATGAACATTGTATTCTCTTTTTTGTGCCAAAATATCTTCTCTATGGACGAGGTAATATTCCTGATTTGCAATATGCACTTTTTTAGGATCTCTCTTCGCTAAAATCTCTGCCTTATTTCGAGCATACCTATCTCGGCTATCTGCGTTTCTGCATACTTTGCAATTAACTTTGCTTAATGAAAAGTCAGATAATAGTTTCGTTTGCTTACATTTTGTACAAACTCTCGTTTCCATATTTATCCATATATCACTAATTCCACCGAATTAGATAGTGCTCACTGAAAATGCTGTGGAAATTGGTTTGAATCCCTTAGTCATTACTCCCACTCTAACATCAAACAATCTCGGGTCAATTTGGCTTCTTTGTACTGTTATCTCCAAAATAGCACTCAATTGCTCATCAGCACTTACTCTTTGGAAAGATTTGACCTGAATATCTTGTAAATTTTTGAGATTTTCTAAAGTAGTATTGAGTTGAGATTTGGCAACTTGGACTAATACCGAGTTGTAGAGGGGGGTGCCTACGAGAGTGCGAGAAATAAAGGAGCCATACCATGGATGCATAGGCAAACTGCCAGCACCGGTTAGACATATTTTAAGAATATCTTGAATCAGCTTTTCGGAATCGATCACTGTTTGCAGTTGCCCATTTTTGAGAACAAGATCTCCTTTTATAATTTTCAAATCAAATGACATATTATTTTCCTACCTTATTGTGTCGTGTTTGTCTAGCTCCCTCAATGATATTCTGTTTAGCAGATAATGGACGAAGATTTTCTAATGCCCAACATTTTTTAAACTCCTCATCTTCTGCATTAAAATAAGAAAACTCTGAACGGGGTTTTATATGATCAATTTGCCACGCCCAAGTAGATACGTCATTGTCATCCCAAATTTTTGGATCATATTTTCCATGATTATTCCAATTCATCCATGGTTCGAAGAGATTTTCTAGATGTTCCATTAATTGAATCGATGTATAATCTAAGTATTTAAGGCATGACTGTTCACCCGATTTGCCTCCATTTTGACGTATGCTGTTTTTGATAAGTGTTCGTACATTTTCTGTTAGTTTATAAAGCGGGTTGCTTTTTCGTTTTTCTCGTAGTTTAGCATTATTTTTTTCTTTATTTTTCTTTTTAGATTTTGCATTTATTGCGTTGATTCGATTTTTATTATTTCTTCTATAGCTTTTTTGGCACACGGCAATGCTGCTTTTGTTCGTTTGGTAATGTTGTCGTTTTTTTTTATTAATTTTCTCTTTATTCTTTTTTCGGTATGTTTTATTATAGAGAGAGATTTTTGTTTTATTTTCTTGATAATGGCATTGTTGAATTGGTTTTTGTCTTTCCCATCGACATTTTTTGCACGTATTACGATGATAGATTTTACCATTTCTGTTAAGTGCTGTCCCGAACTGGCTCAATTCTTTTTCTACGTCACATACGTGACATGTTTTTGTATCAGTTGGCATAGTTCCCCACAACTATGCCAAATTATTGGATGTTCTCAATCCGACAATCCATTTCCTTGCCGTAGATCTTTGTAAATCTTGTCCATAATGTTGTAAAAATCTTTGACCTTAACAATGAAAGATTGTTGAGCTTTGACAATACCCGGACTACTAATTCCTGTGGTGTTAATGTCGGGCAATTTCACTAATCGCACAATTGCATCATCATCTAAGAAACCTAGTATATCACTTTGAGGCATGATGTATAAAGCGCCCATAATGGCAATAATATCACACAGTCCCAACCCACTAAATTCTCCCATGATAATTTCTACAGTTCGCAAAGCATCATTAGCAATAGCTAAATCGTGGCTTCTAATTTTCTTTTGAGCGTCCAATTGTTTTTCTACCACGTTGCCAAAAGCTTCTGTTGTATCTCGGTCAAAAGTGGTAGCGAAGGATTCGAAGGCGAACCCACCAATGTCAGGAGTGCCGGTATTAGACGCAGATTGAGCATTAAATTGACTTGCAGTTTGTTTGAGAGTGGCATTGATGATGGCCCGATCTGCCGGTGTAATGAAATCTTCTGGTAATTGACTAGATATAATAACATCTCTAACTTGGGAACCATCTTCTGGCCCTTTGGTAGATGGAATTGGTAACCAGTAGTATTTAGACTGAATCCTTTGGATCTTAAGCTGAGCATCTACTAGTTTAGCGCACATTGTTCTAATAATATCGAAGTATTTGATGAACTGGAGCTGATCTCCCAATTTATAAGGATCATTAGCTGCCATTTGTTTAATCAACGGTTCGTCTTGAACAGAAGGCACGCTCAAAACATAGTTGGCAAAAGTTTGTCCAGCAGTTCCTAAAGTATTTTGTTGATTTTGAACTGTGAGACGATCTCGAATTACTTTTTCAATCAGAGGGCGCTTAACAAAAGTGTTTTCTCCAATCAACAAATCTGATTTATTGGGAACGAATGGAACGGCAACTCTACGTGAAGCAGGACTAACAGTGAAGTCTATTCGAGGATCTACCATAAATGGCTTTATAAAATGAAATCTTTTGATTTTTAATAAGGAAGTGTTAGGTTTATTACCGAATTCATCAATGTAATCAGTCAGAAGCACTCTATTATTAAATCCAATCAATCCGTGCAAATCGGGGGGTGGTTCAGATTGATTTTCGGCTGAAAAATCAAATGGATCATTACTTTCTTTTGCTAAGACATTGAAAGGTCTAACATGAGAACTAGAAGAAAGTGCCAAAACACTAGCGGTAATGGTTTTATTAACAGAAAAAACTTTAGCAATATCATTGACGTATTGCTCTCGTTGAGTGCTAATAGGTTGAAAATTATTAAACGGGTTGTCCGCAATTCCAATCTTATCATCCAAGGAAATAGTTTTGTTGGGATCAAAAATTTTGTCATATCCGGGATTATAGAATCTGATACTGTCCTTAGAAACTACTGGAAAGCCGATCAATCTATAAAACGCATGCAAACGACTTTCTTGCGGAGTTCTTTCCGCCTTTAAAGATTGAACCAATCCCGCAATAGTAGTGCCGCTCAATGTATTTAAAATAGCCTGATTAACAGGATTAGATATATTGACCACACTTCGCACTGCATCAATTTCTTGAATAAGATCTGAAAAGATCTTATCAATATCAATGTCGAAATTTTGTGGATCTTGAAAATTAGCTTGGTTAGGTATTTTAGTGGAGACTACCATTAATCACCTCTCCCTTCCCCCGTATCTGCTAAATCTGTCTCATCTCTTCTTGGCTTGCCATCAGTGTCACCATCTGCAGTTGGCGAAATTGGGATGGTAAGAGTATGAACGAACTGATAAGTAAGTGATTGCAAAGTGTGAGTTGGACTAACAGTAGCATCCGTTGGAACTGTATTGGTGCAAAAAATATTGTTATCAAAAGAAACCATGAGCGAACCAGTGCCAGGATTATTACTGGTAATGTTAGCGGTAAATGTCTTGTATCCATCATAGACAAAATTGCTAATATTACCAAAAGTAATGAATGCTTTGAGGCGTGAAGCTATGTTAGCTGAGACATCGGAAGATAGTCCCGAAGTGAGTGATAAACCATTTCTTTCATTAATATTAACAGAAACTACGATTGATTGAGTAGTAAATTGAACGCTTGGAGCCAAAGTGAATGTGCTCTTGCAAGCATCAAAACCAATGCCCACCAAGGATCCCAAAGCATTATTAGTATCAGATTTCAATTTTTGGAGACAAGCATTAGCAGTAGCTTGAAAAGTGGCTACACCGTCGGGAGTTAAATTGCTACGAAGTCCCGACAAAGCTGTCGATAAACATTGTTGCGCCGCGCCGGGATCTGGGAAAGCCACACCAGTGAGAAGACCATTTAATGCTTGACCTTTCGTTGTAATATCTCCAGCAAAAGCAGTGTTGATGAATCCTTTGTTAAAAGCTACTGATGGAATGCACCCTAAAGTGATTAAATTCTTGCTAAACAAAATTTCAGTATGTGGATTAAACGTATATTGCACGTTAGCAAAAGTATATCCATCACCCGGTGATAAATTTGGATTGAAAGCAAGTAAATCTGGCTGATGAATAAAATTTCCCAAAGTTGCCTGATCCGTGATAGATGTAACTCCATTGGGAGCAAATCCAGTCAATATAGTGGCTCCATCATCTTCAAATCCTTGCCCTCCTGCTAAAAGAAGAACGCCATTGTTAATCGTTTGGTTGCTATTATTAAAAGTAGCGAGTTGTCGAGTTGGTGCTTTAAGCACGATGCAATTGATGAACCGAATAAATCGAGCAGCACCGATTCTGCCCCAATTTGATGGATTATAGAATAATCGAAGATCTAGCGTATATGCCGCTTGGTTAGGTGGAGTTTGGGCAGTATAAGAGGCGTCGGTTGGGAAGAAAATTGTCTTTGGTGCGGGAACATCATACCCATCAGTGATATTAATAAAAGCTTGAGTTTGTGTTTGGCTAGCATCATAAATTTGCCAACTTTCAGTTCTTGCATCCACGCTTAAGGTTCCAAATGGCGGTGGTAATGGTATTCCGCTATCAACTTTGACACGATTAAGATATTTGAGTGTGCCGGTTGTCAGAGTATAAGAGTTTTTAACAATAGTAGGACAAACATCCGAAGTACAACAACTGCTACTATCACCACATGGTGGAATGGAAAAAATTAAATTTAAAATGTCTTTGAAGATCTGAATGAAAATAACAAATAGAGATAAAAGAACGAATAAATTCTGAAAAGTGCAGAGAAGTGTGCCAATCTTTTTAGAGATAGCTAAGACAGAGTTAGAATCAGCATCCTGAAAAGCTTTGACTAGTGCATTGATATTGCGCAATAGAGATTGAATCAACTTTAGAATTTGAGAAATAATATATTCGATGAGAGCGAGAAGAAGGAGAAGAAGAGAGATGATCATAATAATCATAGCGAAAATAGGAAATAAATTTAATACTGGGGGCAAACAAGTTCTGAATAACTTGATCATGGCAGAAATGAGTTTGAATGGATTGGAAATCGCACAGAGTACTTCTATAATGCACATAATAAGATTAAGAATGGGCAAAATAAGTTGATAAGACATCAAGAAAGGCATAAATTGATCTAATAATTTCATAATGCCATCATAAACATCTTTGCCCCAATTAACCGAAAGTTGTGGTTTCAAAATACCTGGCGGTATAATCATTTGAAGACTATTAAAAATATTAAGTAGATCTTCTGGGAATCCAGATCGAAAAGGAGCAATGTCTGGAAGTTGTGGACTAAATGGAGTCCCAAATCCCGGAAGTGGCGGACCAGAAGGACCAGATGGAGTAGAAATTGAAACGTCTGTAGGAGAACACGGAGACATTAATCGTCCTTATTAAAGCAATTAAGTATTTTTTCTTTTTGATATTCTTTGCTAGTCTTTGTTTTCATTCATCTTTATATATCGAGCATTATCAAATACTTCCGCCGAAATCCTTTAACACAAGCCTATTTTGCATGGTGATACTTTCAGCTTCAAATTCCATGTTTCCATCGGCTGACAATTTTAAATTTCCTTTAGCATGCATCGCCAAGTTTCCGGGAGTTAAAATTGTGATACCGGTTTTGTCAAACCTCAACATATGAGTATAACCGCCATCAGTAAAGATCCGTAAATCCAATACTGCGCCTACACTTCCATTATTTTGATTAACAAAGCGGCTATCACCACTAACGCCGAACCCACCAACCTGAATAAAAACGTCTCCGTTCATAGAAATAGCAGCACTTTTACCTTGTAAATCTCTACCAATATTAGCTATAATGCCACCTGCTGTGTCCAACCATAAGGATTGACGATCTATCGTATTAGCACCAATATTCATCTCAATAGAGCCATCGAAATTAAGGGAGCCACTACGCCCACCAGCGTTAGCACTATCTCCAGATATATTAATGCTATTGGAAACTACATTTGTTAACAATGAAATAGATCCAATATTCACAGTGGTATTGGTATTAGTTCCAGTTTGAAATTGAAGAAATCCACTACTTTGATGAGCGTAACATGTTTGCAAAATGTCATGATAAACAGTTCCGTGCCTGATATGAGATCCAGTAATTCGATCAATTGGGGCACCATCCGCTGTTCCATCTATCAATTTGATAGATCCTTTATCCGAGGACAGATCAAATCCGCTGAAGGATGGAGTGGCTGTGAAGGCTGCAAAAGAATCCTGAAAAATATCCAAATTGTCATCTCTGAAAATCAATTTATTTGGATTACCACTATCTTCTGGTCCGAAAGTAGAATAATTTTCATAACGAGTTAATAATGGAACATTGCCCTTTTCACTGGATGCTGGCACATTTAATTTGAATTGTCCTTCCTTGTCAATATCCAAGAAAAATCTACTTCTATTTCTGGCATAGTCGGCATTAGAAGTAATATCAGGAAGAATTAATTTGCCGTTCTTGCCAGTTAGATCTTTACGGGCATTCAATTCGAAATGGAAGGCCAAACTTTTACGTTCAATTTCTTTGATCTTGAGAAAAGATTGGATCTTATCGCTGGATTTGTCAGGACGAATGGTATTTTGCCCCTGTCCTATTGGAAGAGGAACTCTATTTAAATCCATTACGTTCCCAAAAATATCAACTACTGTGCCTTTAATGGTCTCCATCAAATAATTAGGGGCAACCAGTGTTAAACTTAAAGTATCCGCTCGGCTTCGACGTCTGTTTGGAAAGGTAAAGTTTTGAATTGCTGGACTAACGTTGCCATACAAAGCTGACTCGCTTAAATCATCTTTTACGTCTGCCACATATTGAAATTCATACACCGTTTCCCTTTGTTCAACGAATGATGGATTTTTAACAGAACTAGTAACAATAGGATTAGAAGTAGTGGAAGGATCAAGAGCAATCACAAAAAAGTTGGGATCGTAATTGTCATCCTCTAATTTAGTATTCTGATCAAAATTAGTATTGATAACTTTATCCCTTTTAACAATTCCATTAATTAAACGAGTTGCTTGAGTAAAACTATATTCATTGTAAAAATTAGTGCTGATAAAATTACGATCAGTATCAATGTGAATTCTGTTGCCATCCGATCCTAACAATATCTCATTGTTAGTTTTCAAAGACATTTTAGTGGCATCATTAGAACGTATTAATAATTCTCCGGAAGATAAAGATGGCATAATGGGAACATTTTCCACCAGAAATGATACGAAGTAGTATTGTCCGCCACTACCTTGCCCAACTACCACTGGAGTTCCAGGTTGAGGCGTGGTTCCAATGAATAGTCCATTATTGTAAAAAAGAGCATGAGGCGCTGGAACTTCCACTGGAGTATTAGTCTTAGCAGAAACAGCAATATTAAGTTTAACTTTGATGATGTTCCTAGTTGCATCATAACTGTCAATCCAGCCACGCCGTAATAAACCAACTTTTTCATCAAATGTATGAATATTGGGCATTATCCATTAGCCTTTGCTTGTTCGGGCGTTACTTGATCAAATTTGATCCAACAATCTACTACAAAATTAAAGAGGGCAGATCGAATTTTATCTTTGGGTTGAGATGGAGTGATAACATTCGCTTTTTTGGAGGAATTTTCAGTGGTATCTGGTTGGGGGAGTGCGCTATCCATCAAACTCACATTAGAAATATTATTTCGAGCAGCATCAAAAGCTTTTTGAGATGGAGATTTAGGTTGATTTTTATCGCTCATATTAACTTGCACTATGGAAACATTGCTAGGATTAAGATGTGGATTAGTGGCAACACCAGTCGTATTTTTGAACAACTGTTTAGGCCCGGCTCCCGGAGTAGTTAAAATTTTCTTAACTTTATTGGCAAACAACACAAGCTCATTATTAACCGCTTGGCTGTCATCAAAATAAACTCGCAACTCTACTGAAGCTTTAATGGTATTACCTTTGGAGTTATTAGCGTTGATACGATAAGCTGCCGTATAGAGAATATTATTGATCGTTTGTGCATTAAAAGTAGAGTAAGTATTGATTTGTTGGTTAGGATCCCCTCCCCCAATTAAATCACTAGAATCAAAAGTATTAGAGCTGAAAGCGCTATTGGTTCTACTTCGCTTATCTTTGAGCAAAACTCCTAGATTAGTTTCATTGAAAGCGCTGGTTTGTCTCTGAATCACAAAGTCATTGAGATCTCGATTATTATAGAGCATCTTACCAACCACATCCAACGGTGTTGGAATGTATTCTCCAGGAGTATGTCCATAAGTGAGTTCCAAAGTAGTAGTGAAACCACTGGAATAGGTAAAGGAATGTCTTACCGAACTAACATAAAAGAGCATTCCACGACTTTCCACAAAAACAACCTCACCGGGTTGCATAAATTCATTTCCAGAAATGGTGGCAGTTCCACGAAGGATATTACGACGCGCCCTGGCCAATAGCATAGCTGCGTAGGGAGCACATTGAGTATTAGGATCTTTCAAAAATGGAACATTGATGGAATTTTGTTGTTTAAATCCATAATTTCTCCACATATCATAATCTATCGCGGCACCCGTGACTAAACCGTTTCCTCCCGATGGAAAGACGTTAAGATCCGATGGTAAGCTGGTGCTTGAAATAAAAGGATCTAGCTGCCCATGAACTTCAACATAAGTAAAATCTGGTGGAGTTTCGGTGATATTGATATTTCTAATTTGAGAATTTTTAATGATGTATCGGGTACCAGATCCTATTCCATAATCATCATAACTTTCATCTTCAATCATATGTTCAAACACTTCTGGAATTTGCTTGTTCCCAAAAATACCAGGCATTAATAATTGTCCAGCAGTATTATCATTCTCATCATCTAGCGATTTAAATTCAGTAGCATTCTTGAGAGCACCATAAAGCAATTTTATAGCCTTTTGTCTATCTCGTATTTTATCAGCTAATTCTTGAATAGTTTTAAAAGAATCGATGATGGTGCCCGCAGGAAATGATGTTCCGCCTGTATCGCTAGCTCCGGGATCCAAAAAGGACGTTCGAGAAATCTCTTGACCGGAAGCATCTCTAATTCTATTGATGAGTCTATCAATGAGAGTATTATTTTGAAAAGCGTTGATGTCAGTAATACCATATCCTGCTTGAGCCAATTTACTAGAAGTAATAGAACCAATGGAATCCAGCACTGCCAAAACTCGCTGGGAAGTATTGAAAACATCTTTGGTGGATTTAGCTTGCCCTTCCAAACCAATGAAAGCGGTGCGAGCATCAGGCTGAACTGTATCTTGCTGATCTGGATTGGCGGCACGTATCAATTCTTTAATACTGATTATTTTGCCAGTAGCTTCATTAGATAAAAATCCAAACGAATCTCCACTTCCGCTGGTGGATCCATTGGATAAAATGAATGATTTAGCATCTGCATCGCTATTAATACCAAGAACTGCACAATCCAACCGGATTTGATCTTCTAAAATCTCCACTTTTTGAATCAATGCTTTAATTTGTTCGGAAAATAAGTCATCTAAAAATTGAGGAAATACCTGAACTCCGCTAGCTTTCTTTAGATACATCATCCGATAAAAAATGGAAGCAGGCATTCTATTATACTGAGAAGGTCTGATTCTAATGTGTCCTTGAGTATCGCAGAAAACTTCAAGATCTAAAAGACCAGCAACATAGGAGATCTTTTCCCTAACACTGGTAAATTCATTATTGTAAAGTCTGATTCCATCCGTCAAAACTGTCTCATAAGCAAGAATATCATAGTCCTTATCATAAAAATCATCCACAATGAACAAATTTTTGTCTTCATTTGCTCTAACATTATAGGACATACGATGAGTTAAATAGTTCAATTGACGTCTCAACAATCTACGTAATCCCGGATCGTTGGCTTGCTTGCTAGATTTGTTAGAATCGATGAACTCATTGAAATCAAAAGAAGTATCACTTCCGAATTGAACCAGCCCTGAAAACTTTTTACGATCTTCTTGTTCCTTGGATACCAGATCCAAAACTCCGCTAGCTAAAACATTTCTTTCTGCTTCCGCCGCCATTTTATCTTTATTGAAAGTATCTTTGTTGTCAAAAGCAATATCCACACCAGCCCCAAAAATAAGCATTTTACGACTTAAATCTGCAACTTTTTGAAGCTTAGTTTCTAAATCTTTATTTCGAGTGATGATGTTAAGTTGAGTTTGCATTAAAGCATATGTTTGTTCATCCATTACTAAATTTTTGAAAGGAACAAAGTTGCCCCACAGCGCGTTATTTTTGGACAGGTCATTTTTCAAAGCATCATAATAAGAATAAGCCGCGTCTTGTCCGCTTTGAGGATCTCTTCCACCAGAATCAAAATTGACCACCGTCTTCCAATAGTTAGCAAAGTTATATGGTTGTCCAGTGATTAGCAAAGATAAAACATTCATAATGTCTTGTCCAGCAAACGGCTCTTTAGTAATGGCTGGGCTACCAATTCTATTAGGATCTTCCATATCAATAGAAGAACCAAATTGCACTAGTGTTCCAATACCTTCTTTCCACTTATAAACCAAACCATCAGGTGCATAGAAAATCTTGCTAACCCTGCCAGTGGTCTTATCCACCCCACGATCCTGCACTAAACTATCTGAAGAAGCTCGTTGTCCAGCATTTGGACCTAACTTAAATTTCACTAGTGGCGAATCGCTATCTTGCGATGTTCCAAGTAATTGTTTGTTCTCATCCAATAGTTCCGGAGTATCTGTTTTGGTGTTACTGCTCACTGTATCGAATCTTGTTTTGAATGGAGTCAAAGGATCAAATAAAGATCCATTAAAAACATCTATGCTGGGCTTAAAGTTAACTTTGCCCATGTCGAAATAGGCGCTATTATCTCTTCCCCGAACATCTACTCGAAAACTTCCATCTGACCAGTCATTGGTAGCACCATCAACTACTCCCGCAAAAATATGTGTTCCTTCTTTCTCGGTGATGAATTGTCCGCGCATCAAAGCCCACAAGAAATTAGGAAAATCGGCTCCTACAAAAGCCGTTTTCTCCACTTGAAAATTGACACTTCCTGAAGGATTGAACAAAGTATCTACTGCATTCTTAGTATCTGTGACTGTTTTATTTAGATTTTGTAAGATTCCGGCACCACTAAACATATTCTGTAGACCTGACAACAGTTTAGTATCATATCTACTCTTAGAATTGATGTAGATATGAGCAATATCCATTGGCTGGATAATTAGTTTTCCGGAGAAATTGAACCGCATCTTCCTTCTGGCGTAATTGGTATCTTTGTTGTTAGCCTTAAGAGCACCGCGAGAATTGGCATCTAAGCTCAACTTACTAAAAATGGTGGTGATGAGACGTTGAAACAAAGTCAGTTCAGAATCAGGACTTCGATGGACTGTGCTGCCATCCAAAAAATTGAACGTTTTGTTAACTGGGTCCAGTCCGTCAAAACCTGCCACCGCTCCACCTTTCAGATATTCTGGAGAAACTTGGGCACTCGCCCCAAAAGCGACACTTGAAAAAATATTTTCTGAAGATGAATTAGTAGTGAATGGAATCTCAATTCCTAAACGATCAATAATAGCAACCACGCGCCTGCCCAACAAAGTATCAGGGTTAATTTTAAAGGTGATTTGACTAGCGCCCCGATCAGAACGATACTGGTTGAGTCTAGTTTGAAGTTCGTTAATGAGTTGTTCCGAACTTTCCTTGCCAAATTGGAAAAATTTGTGATTGTAAAAAACGTTAGTGGCATCACTAATAGCTTTTTCAATGTCGTATTCAGTAATCAGCATGGATTCATAAGGATCCATAATGCTCAAATTAAAACTGCCAGGATTTCGAATATCCAACCCTACAGTAGTATTGAAACTATTGAAGTTAGTAATTTCAATAACTCCTGTTCCTTGACCAAAGCTAGATTGGAACAAATTAGTATTGTCAGTAATCCAAGTAGTGAGTGAATTAGTGGTATTAAATCCTTGAAGTTTTCTAATGCGATCTATTACTTTAACTAGACCAGTGACGTGATTGCTAGAAGATAATGTTCCAAATCCTGCGAGATCCGTTCCCCCAAAGCTGGCTTGAGAAATAACATCGGTAAGAGAAGCAATTACGGGAATGAGTTGTTCGCCAACATTACCAACTGCGGAAGTGATCTTTTGAATCTTGGATAGTTTCTCCAAAGTAGCAATTTGCCGGCACTTATTCTGGAAAAGAACTCTCATTGCTTTATAATAGAGCTTTTCATTTTTATCCATAAAATCAGGGCGATAGTTTTCCGCAATGGAACTGAACATCCGTTTTTTGATCAGGATAGTGGCGTTGGGTTCTTGTAGCAATATTTCGAGTTGTTTGGGATTCGCCTGATAAGACGTGGCTCGGAGATATCCCTCCTCTGTGTAACTTCTAGTAGCAGATTGATCAATACGAGAAGCTAGATCTCCAAGAGATCCGAATTTAGTTTGATGTCCATCTACCACTGCATCAAGAGTGTGAGTTTGATTTTCGCCGATCGAAAATTGAGTGCTTAATTGATTTGTAAGAGCAGATAGGAATGACATGTTTAGTTTTTACTTCTCAGATTTTTGACTGATCTTCTGCTACCATCCATGATGTTTTGTTTAGCGGAAAATGGACGGAGATTTTCTAACGCCCAGCACTTCCTGAAGTTCTCATCTTTCATGGAAATATAAGGCAAACTATGCTGAGGAATGATATGATCTAATTGCCATATCCATGTAGATGAATCATTGTCGTCCCAATATCGCGGATTATACATTCCCCAATTATTCCAAGTCATCCATGATTCAAATTGATTTTCTATATGACATTTAAGTTCGTTGATAGTATATGGCAAAAATTTAATAATCGACCCATTTTTGGTTGTGCCATTAATTTTAATTGCTTGTCTGATAGATTTAGAAACTCGCAACCGTAACTTGAAAACAGGATCTCTTTTAAGACGCTCTCTAACATCTTTTTTAATCTTAGGTAGACGTCTTTTGCGATAACATGGGTTACAATAAAGTCCATGAAACAGAAATTCATCGCCCTCCAATTTACATTCTTTGCATACCTTGATATTGGATCTTGGCTTAGGCGGTCCATGATCCATCAACCATTTTGTTCTTTGTTTTTTATTAAAACATACTTTACACAATGCACTATGAAATAGTGATTTTTCCCCTTCGAATTCACACTCTTTACATTTTTTCCATTCGCCCGAATTTCTTTTAGGGGACACAGTTTTGCCCCGTTTAATAAAATATCTTTCTCGTTCTCTTTCATTAAAGCATTTTTGGCAGTAATTGCTATAACCTTGTTTGCCAAACGATTCCCGAAGACCCAAGAATCCACACCTCTGGCACGTCTTGGTTTTTATTTTTGCTATCGACATTAGAAACCACCCACAACACTTCCTGAGAAACTGTTAGGAGTTGTGGATTGAGACGGTCCATCTTTGGAACTTCTTTCCCAGCCAAATCTGTTGGTGCGGTATCCACGACGTTGAGTAGCAATAAAGTTGATGTCATATTCCATCAAAAAATTATCTGCTCGCTCGCGAACTGTCATATTCTCGAAATAACCACGATATACCCAACCCGCATAATACATTTCCACAGTAAAAGCTAATTGAGCTAGCGAAGGAATATTTCGAGCAGATAGGGTATTATTGGGAGAATCAAGTCCAAGAATGCCTCCTAAAATTCCTTGTCCTGCAGCGGCGGCGTTTGGAGAATTGCCAGTGCCCCCAAATAATTTACTCACTTCTCCACCAATCGCGCCCCCGATTCCATTAACTAAGTTTTGAGCTACATCAGCAGAGGCGTTATTAGCTGCCAATGTCATCCCAATGGAATCAAAAGCATATTGTTCTGCCCGATAGATTTCATGAAGAACATTGATACCCTCCACGCCAGCACTTCCAGTAGTTCCAGTGATAACCATACTAGTGAGATCCTCTCCCCAATATTGTAGCGTGTAACCGCCCTTGGTTCGATCTCGGTTGATCAATTTTCGATCAGTATATGTGATCCCCTGTGGGTTAACATACATCCGCACCAAACCGAATTCCGGAATAAACCAAGTAATGATGTTTCTTTTAATTTGAGCATCACGAAAACTTGGCACTTTGCTGTACGGTAAGCCAGTTCCGTCCGGCTGAAAAGTCGCCGGCAATAAAAACCCATCCGATCTAAATTGATTTGCTTGACTTTGAGTCAATGGATTATTATTGTTCAGGAATTGTTGTGCCTGATCTATTCCGCTTGTTAAATCATCCAATAAAGTAGTGCCAGCCATGTAAAGTTCCTATTATTTGCGCGCTCTTCCTTGAGGTGCAGTTGAAATAGTTTGTTCATTGCCCATCATTTCCACTCCACAGTTGAGACAATATCCCTCAATAACATTGTGAATGGTGATAGCTCCACCAGTTGCAGGAGCAGCAGTTGTAGTTGCAGTAGTAGGAGAAAATCCACCAGTTGGAGTTGTGGTAGTCGGCATTGGTCTTTCGGCTACACCTGCAGCGGCGGTTCCTACTTGGGCCCCCGCTTTTCTTCGAGTTGCTTGTTCATATCCAGCGTAAGTGGAAAACTGGCCAGGATCAACTCCAGTAGGAATAGTTCCGGTTAAACCACGACTTGATAATCCGCCTCTTCCCATAATCTTTTGGATTTGTTGAAAAAAAGTCTCAAAAGCAGTGCCAGCTTCTTGAAAAAATCTTCCATACTCATCGACGATCTGTTCCGAGTATTCCTTCCGCATATCAGTTAGATTCTTAGCTTGCATATTCAAAGCTACTTTTCCAGTAGCGGCGGTGGCCCGTTCTGAATGACGTCTCAAGTTTTCTCTTGCTTCCGCCGCCACATCTCCTCCTTCTATTTCTTCTCCGACACCAGCTGTCAATCCAAAACGTTGAATGCCACCAAGAATAGGAACTCCTGCAGCCCCGGTAGATCTCTCTAAGATAGTTCTGATTCGGGTTAATTCGCTATACGATTTGTCTTGGATGTCTTGTCCTCTATCGATGGTATCTTTGAGAACGGTACGAGATAACTCTTCGGCAGAAATCTGTCCTTGTTGCAACTTAGGAAATGCCTCTAATAATCGAATTGCCTGTTGATCTGTTTGAGCAAATTGTCCCAATGGACCTTGTCGCATCAAAGCAATTTGTCGAGTCATTTGTGCTGCAGCTGCTGGACTTCGAGAAGCTTCTTCCAAAGTGACGACAGACCCGAACTGACGTTGCATAGTTTGTCGAACACGATTAAATACTTCCAATAATCCAGTGGGAGAGCGGAGCATATTTTCAATTTGAAAGGCTCCCATTAATCCACCGGGACCACCAGTTTGAGCAGAAAGAAAAGCTTTTTGGGCTAGACTTAGCTGATTAATCTGTCCAGTAAAATTACGATAAATCTCAATAATTGGTTTGGCGCCCAGTCCAGTATTTTGCATTGCTCCTAAAAATCGACTCAAAAGAGCAGCTGCACCCTCTGATTCATTTCCAAAAAATTTAAAGGTTTCCGCAGTTTCCATTAAAGCAGATCGAACATCTTCCAATTGAATGTGAAACTTGTTAGCAACTTCTCCCATTCGAGCGGTAAATAACAAAGCTGGTTCTCCAGTAACGCCATACAATTCAAACGCTTCGCCCATATCTTTGACTACATCAGCAAAACTTCTTCCTGCTCCACGAGCTAATTGAATGGTGGCAGCTAACATTCCCATATTTTGCCCTAAAGCGTCACCTAATCGAATGTTTTGTTGCAAAACACCCGGAATAGTTCCTAATTGAGCCCAATACTTCTCTACGTCTTCGGTTAATAATCCGGTGGCACTAGCAGTTTCGCCTACCATTTCTTGATGTCGAGCCAAAACAGCATTAATGTCTCGAAGTCGAGTTCCGCCAGCCGCAAATAGTTCATTGAGAGTTCCGGTTCTTCCCGATAGCTGAATGATTGCGTTCTGCAATCGCAAAGCATTGTCGGCAGCCGCTAAAGAATTTTTAGCCAAAGCCCAAACGGCATCTGCTCCCTTTTGTCGAGCCGCAGTGATTTGTGATTCAGTTGCTCCAGCATGACGAGCAATTCCGATCAAACTCTCCATCGCAGTAGTAGCTTTACTAGCCGCAGTTTCGCCGGAAAGCAACATATCTCGAATGCGATCAAGATTTTGTCCAAAAGTAGTGAATCCAGATTGGTCAATTCCGGCTAAACCAGTAAATGCTTCTCGAACTTTTAAGACGCTAGTAGTTAGAAGAGCAAATTTTAATGACTGATCAGAGGTGGAACGTCCCATTTCTCGAAGAGCTGTGCCTGCTCTATTGGCCACATCTTTAATGCCATTCATAATGGATTGTGTAATTCCCAAAATGTTACTGGTGCGCGTGCTTTCTTCTCCTAAACGCTTTTCTTCATTGGTTACATTTTCCAATGATTTAGCTAAAGCATCGTTCGCCTCAGTTTGTTTTTGGATTTGTTCGGGAGTATCAACCATTTATCATCCTGTAACTAAATGCCGGCGCTTACGTTTTCTGCCCTGATTTGGCGGCGGTGTCTGGGCACTAGCTTCCTTGACCATTCTACTGGATTCCTCAAATTCTTCTTCGGTGGATTCATGAACATTTCCTTCACCCAACAATTGTTTAACGGCTTCCGGATGGTCAAAAGAAGCTATTAAGTATGCGTGATTTTTAGCAAGGTCAGCATTTTCTACTTGATCTGCTGCCCAATTCTCAAACATCCACATTTTCTGAACCGGATCTAATTCTTCAAAGAAAGGATCATCAGGTTTTTTCTGGTAGATTTTGCAAAGTTCCCATAGAAACCGGTGTTCCGGTTCAGACGCTATTTTTTTAGATCGTCAATCACCTCCTTAGCATCTTTTTCTGTTTTGATAGCGAATTTTTCATCTGCTTCCTTGGTCATTAGCAAATATTCACTATAAAGCCGATTGAGAAGGGCATCGTCTTGTTCATCAATGAAATTTAAACGAGCACTAAGCTCAGAAGAATTTACAAAAGATTCAATATCTACTCCTGCTACTTGTTTTAAGGAACGACCTAACAATTGACGACGAATTTCAAAGGAAGCTTGAATAGTTCCATCGAACTCTGCAGCTGAAGTCATTGCTTCTCGCATCTCTTTGCCTTTGAGTGTTTGAAGAACAAAGGCATTTTCTCCAATAACTACCTCACGAATAGTTCGAGTCATACCAACTAGCATTTCAATTCGTCGCTTGGCGCCTTCGTTTAAACGTTCTTTGCCAGAACGACGCATTTCTTTAGCTTGTCGAATCTGTTTTTCTAACTCTGCAGGTTCGTCTTGGATTTGAAGATGAGATTGAAAAGCGCGCAATTCATCTTCGTTGGGAACCGCAACAGTTCGTTGTTTAGATGGCGGAGTCGGATTAACAGGCTCTTCCATATATCCGCTTTCATCGGAAATTTCGAATTCTTTTAGGGGCGTAGCGGCAAACTTTTTGCTACCTATCGGGCTATCATAATGAGGCATAACTAACTCCACAAGTTGAGGATTTATCATGAGGCGAGAGATGAATACGTTTTCTCAAAAATATTTTAACAAAAGTACGCATATGGTGATATATAACACACGAAGCTAATATTGACGAAAACCAAGTTAATATAGCGGAATGAAAACCTGTCTGGTTACGGGACGCAATCGGACATAAAACAAAAACGCGGTGAGGCGCTAGCAGTATTTAGGTCAATGAAACGCGAAGCTTTTGCCCTTAGGCAAAGGTAGTTCACATAGAGTTATATATCACCTGGATTTAGAATATTTGTTTCCCATTTGATAATTAGCTTATAGCCACTGTTACGAAGGATAGTTTCTCGTCGAATAGTTTCTTGATAAAGATCCCCAAAAGTCCTTTTATTATCTGAATTTGTCTCACTTGGAGAGTAAATTGCCGGATTACCATGCCAATAATCGCCATAAAATTCGTAAATAGTATTGGTTGTAGGATCAAAGCCATCTACTTTGAAAATCTTAGAACCAACCTTAATAGGGTATTGGCGGTGTTCTAGTGGAATGTCTAGAGAATTAAGCCAAGCTTGTTCTGGTTTGGAGATCAAATGACCACAGGATGGACAACCAACACCACGTAAATGGGAATAAACCGCTTGCCCAAAAATTCCATGTTTTTTACAGATTATAGAAACAATAGACTTGGTTTTAGGAATATTGATCAGAGAATAATCATATTTATCACCATGCGTCTCTTTAGCACGAAATAAAAATTCTTCCATCGTAAGCGGTTCCAAATGCTTTCCAAGATTATACTTCAAATTTTGTCTTGCACATTGCTTGCATTTTCTTCCAGTTAAATGATTGCTTGGAGTTTGCCAAAAAGAACCATGATGTTTGCAGACAATTTGTATTGCAGTTTTACTGTGTTTATAGTCCACGAAAGAATAATCGTAAGTTTCGTTTCCATGGACGAGAATTGCTTTCTCTATGAATTTTTCCTTGGAACTAGTCTTTTTCTCATTAGCACACTTTAAACATCCATTACCTTGCAAATGATGCATTGGTGTTTGAGAAAATTTACCATGTGTTTTACAGATGATGGATATGTGAGCTTTTCCATTTTTATATTTTACTAAAGAATAGTCATAAGTCGTTCTATGAATAGCAATAGCCTTTTGGATAAATTCTTCGGTTGTTAGTGGTTGCATAAATGCGCTAAGATTTTTAGCTTGTTGTATATGAGCACATTTCTGACAGCCATGTCCGTCCTTCATCAAATGAATAATAGGCTTTTGTTTAAATTGTCCATGAACAGGACAAATAATGATCACTGGAATGTTGCTTAAACTATAAACGACTAGCGAGTAGTCATATAGATCGCCATGAACAAATTTGGCTTTGACAACGAATTGCTCAGTTGTTAATTTGGCTGGCACGTAGAATCATATAACGTATCAAATTAAAATAGAGTAACGTCACTTCCAATATCAATTAATCCAGCAGCATCGAGCGAACCTCTACGTGCTCCCGTATCAGCAAGTTGCTCCACGTTAACAATATTATTGCCGCTAATGACGTTAGCCACACCATTCGGACCCGCTCCAAGATGTTTAATGCCAATCTCTCCGCCAACAGCTACAGGAGTTGAGTTTCCGTTGTTTAGCACGCTGAAGATATCTTCTGCTTCCCAGTTCATAGTCTCGCTAATTACCCAATCGCTTACTTGATAAGTGTAGCTTATTTCTCCAATCCATACATTTTTGATAACGGTGGAAATTTGGCTGGACTGGTCTCGCTTCTGTTTGTCCAAAACCACAATATCAAACGGATAAACTTGACTCTTGGCATGAATAAAACCTCGAGAAAAAGCTTCTGCAATTCTTAAACGATCGAAACGAATTCGCTGACAAGTACCAGTAACGTTGGTAGATTGATTAGGAACAGAATCCACGTGCCCATCGGTTCCAACTTCATCGATCATCCGAATTGGACGCCTCTCTGTAATAGCCAAAGATTGAACTGCACCTACTGGTGTATTATTAACCAGAATAATAATATTAGTAGATATTCCGGTGCTGGTTTTATTAAGTCCGCTAGGCAGCGTAATTGTCGAACCAGTGTTAGGAGCTGTGGCCATTAGTTATTCCTTGTGTTGATACTATGCAGTATTATGCGCATTTATCCTTATAAATAGTAGAGGGCTCTCGCTTTCAAGCGAAAGATGAATGCATTTTCTCAAAAAATAATGTAGAAAAATATTGTTAACTTTCAAAAACTGTGCATAACGCGAGATATATTATGCATGAAGCTAAATTGACGAAAACCAAGTCATGATAGCGGAATGAAAAATTGTCTGATTACGGAACGCAATCGGACATTAAACAAAAACGCGGTGAGGCGCCAATGTTAATTGGGTCATTGAAACGCGGAACTTTTGCTTTTAAGTGAAGGTAGTTCATGCCTTATTTTTGTTCCGCCTTCTAATGCATTCAATTTTGAGGAATAAGGACGCAGATTGGTTAAAGTCCAGCACTTTTTGAAATTATCATCTTCCATCGAAGAATAAGAAAAATCAGATTGTGGAATGATGTGGTCGATATTCCATGTCCAAGTGGATGAATTATTATCATCCCAAGTTTTTCGATTATATAGTCCATAATTGTTCCAAGTCATCCATGGCTCAAACAAACTGGTCAGATGTGTTATTAAATCCTCCATCGCAAATGGTAAAAACTGAAGACAAGAACCAGATTTTCTTTTTCCATTTATTTTGAAATGTCTATTGATCGCATTAGAAATAATCTTTCTAATACGGTATCCAATATCATTGGCTCGTTTTTCTCTATCTCTCGCATTTTCCTTGTCGCGATTATTTTTCCTATATTCTCTTCTTTTAGATTTACTCTTCTCAGTGCTGTTTAATTTTCGACTATATTCTTGTTCGCATTCAACACAAAGAGCACTAAACCAAAAGCTAATTTTTGTGCTTGCTCGTTTTCTTTTATGTTTTCGGAAAGAATCAATAGAATATGTTATTCCACATATTTTACATGTTTTACCATTGGAATAATCCTGAGGAAAAGGACCAAAAATTGCATTATGATGTTCTGGTTTTAATCCTAAATTTTTAATAGCATTACCTATTTTACCGCGAGAAATTCCTGTTGCTTTAGCAATTCGGCGCTCTCCATATCCTAAATGGAATAGAGATTTAATTTGTTCTAATTGTTCTTGGATAAGTCCGGATTTCCTATTCACGATCTTTTAGCTAAAGCCTATGATTTGTGCCTGATTTTTCTAGTTCCGTCTAAATTGTTTAATTTAGCGGATAGTGGCCTCAAATTATTTAAATCCCAACATCTTCGAAAGTTTTCATCTTCCATGGAAATGTAAGGCAAATCGGATTGAGGAATGATGTGATCAATCTGCCAAGTCCAAGTATTTGGATCATTATCATTCCAAATTTCAGCGTTGTAGTTACCGTGATTGTCCCAATTCATCCATGGTTCGAAAAGATTTTCAAGATGTTGTTTGAGTTGATCGATGGTGTAGGGGAGAAATTGAAGACAACTACGACCACCTTTAGAAGAGCCTGCGGATTTTAATCCTCTCCAAATAGCATATGATACGCTACGTCTGATAACAAAATTTGGATCAGTTTGACGCCGGATTTTAGCACGCCGTTTAGCATTTTCATTTTGTAAATACCGCTCACAATTTAAGCAATATGACTCATAGCTTTTTCTGATATGTCCATTTTTTCTAACACATATTCGTTTTCTGAATTGACTGACATTCTTAACAGAGCTACACTGCACACATTTTAATTCTACAATACTGTCAAAATCGATTGTGCAAGGAGTTTTTCTGCCTATGTTATAAGTGCCTAATTTCTTGTATCCTTGCTGCACCATCCACCGGCTGATGCCAAGTATTTTAGCGATCTTTCTGGCTCCTATATGGCGCTCGAATAGCGTCTTGATTTGATCAAGCTGCTTTTGAGATAAAATGATTTTGGCTGGCATTCTTAATCAAAATCGATTATCCTATATCAAAGTCTACCGACCGAGACTTTGATATAGATGAAGTTAACTGGATATGTAGGTTGTACTCTGACGCCAATATCCCATTGAGTGGGATCCACGTCATCCCTCTGCACGCTCAGGTCTTTAAATGCCGTAATCAATCCTTGAGAGATCAATGAGTTCAATAACAACACTGCTCTAGTATTTAAAATAGCGGCAGTATCTGGAGTTTCTGCGTTGCCAATGAATCCCTGAAATCCAGCTCGTAGTGTTTTAGCCACTCGATCTCGAATGAAGACAATGGAAATTTCCTGTTCTTCCACGAAACCGCTCTGAGTAGTAGTTTTGCCCCATACCACTCTACCACCGCCCGCCACTGGTTGGAGCGTAGTAACGCCTGCCGCTGCCAACTGTTCCAGAGTTAAGTTAGAGAATTGCTTATTACTCAAAATAGTGAATCCACTCAACACCTTATTAGTTAATGGATTTTCGAGTCTAACATCTGCTGACAAGAAACCGGCTGCTGCAGCTGCGAGGTAGAATCCATCGATGAGAAGATTGGTAGTTCCTGCCTGTACCACAATTTGATCTGGATAGAAGAAAACAGATCGGAAAGTATTACCAAAAGCATTAGAAACTGAGTAGTTAGCCAAATCTTCGATATTACCAGCTAGAACATCGGTAACGGTAGCGCCCTCAATTCCTTCAATGATACCAATATCTTCTACTGCAGCTAGAGCGGTTCCTATCAAGTTAGCAGGGGTTAGTCCTTTGATTGCTCCAATGAACAGAACCCGTTCTTTTCTGTTACGAATATTGCTCATCGATTTACAATGAGACAAAGCGTTCTGGAAAATAACCGAAATGGTCTGTTTGGGCAATGGAACTAGAATATCACACTCTACCGCTTCTAGAGAGGCTAAAGCATTAATCCATCCCGCATCGAAGAAGGTGGAGTCTCTTTGATCCACTATTGTCACACGTAAGGCGTTTCCATTTGGAACCACGTTATGATTAACAACAACATAGTTGCTGACAAGTGTCGGATCCAACACTTCATACTCCACACCGCTTTCACTGACTATAGCTTTCTTGATGGTAATTTGATTAGGAGCCACCGCCATAATATCATACAGCCCATTGTTCCCAACTGGTTGAGAGGCAGATCCGGCAACAGAACCAGATATTTTAAGTCTAAGAGTGGTAATTCCAACAATCGCATTAAAGTTAATGGAAGCGCTAGTAAGCGTTGCCGATCCTGTTCCGGGTCCAGAAGTAACTAAAACACCATCTGTGCCTGCCCCGCCAGTAATTGCTAAACCGGTATTAGGATTAACCACGGAGAATGTTACTGGAGTTTCATTCACAAAGTCGGATAAGAAAGGTGGAGCATCAGTAGTTCCACCGGAAATAAGTGCTCCATCTGCTATAAACGTTAATTGCCCGTTGGAAACGCCGGAAATCTTAAAAAATCCAAAATTAGCCGAGTTAACTGATTGTATAATTTTGAGAGTTTTGCCAACAAAAGTGGAGTCGAAAACAATAGAAGAGCTAAGAACTCCTTGATTTTGAAAAGCCGGCAATCTACCAATGTATCCGTCTTCTCCGAAAACAAGATCACCAAAAGTCTGTTTAACAGTGTAGGCGAAAGAGTTTCCAGCGGGAGCCGGAGTATTATCGATGATGAATTGGTGAGTTGTGGGGTTGCCTGCAGTATCCAACGTAAAAAACGGAAATTTATTTGGAAAAATTTGAGTTTCTACGTTGGTGGTGTTATTTTTGACGAAGAAGTGAATGTCAGCACTAATGGTTGGAGTTACTCCAATTGGTAGTGGAAAAATAAACTCATCATCATTTGGCGCCAAGGCATTTACTTCTAGATCCAACAGATAAGAAGTTCGCCGAGGTATTGGAGGAGCCGCTTGACAAGTGATCAAAGCAGGAGAAGAGTTAGCAAAAGCTAATTGAGCGCCTAAACTCAAGTTATTGGTTAAACTTGGAATTCCATGACGTTTAACGACGCTGCCCAATCCTTGTAACAACACTGGAGCATTCAAATTTAGAGTTGGAATATAGTTGGCGGTTAACGAATCGCCTCTTTTAAGGACGCCGCTAGAAGTAATAACAGTAAAAGCATCACCCGGCACGAACGGCGAAGTAGTAACACCTAAAACTTGAGTTTCCGTGATAGAGAAGCTCAGAGTATTATTGGAAACCACGATACCATTAGCTGTCCAAATAAAGGGATTACCATTGGCATCCAATTTGGAACCAGAAATAGATCCAAAAGCTATAAATTTGGCTGTTCCCGCGATAGGTTGATTGCTAGCATTTCTTTGAACAGAAACGCAACGAATGGTCCATGTTTCAGGGGCTGCATTTATATCAAGTAGAGCTAAAGAATTAACAGTGCCCAATCCAACGTTAGTAGAAAGTGCTGAATAGAAAAGCCCTCCCTGATCTACTAAACTAGCGCGTTGCAACTCAATTTTTCCAGTATTAATATCAATACGATAATCAAATTTATTGCTAAATGGATTGTTGTCGATTAGAGCTTCTAGACCAATTAGAGGAATACCATTCTTAAATAGCGTGGTTCGATTAGAAATTAGAGGAAAATTGCTCAACAAAAAGTGTCTGCCATCAGCGCCTTGATTTGAAGAATAGCTAGGGTTAAGTCCATCGATACCGCCGCCTTGAGCTTGAGCAACAACAGTTTCGTCTGTGGATCCTTCACCGATGACGGCTGCAAGACGTGATCCTCCGGGAACAGAAACGCCGCGGCTTTGGGTGATAACATCTGTAAAGACGCCCGGAAGAACATTTGTGGCACCCGGAATATTAGGCATGATGGTCCTTGTTGATTATCCTTGAAGTATCAGCGTTATACAGGATTATTCGTATCCTTAACGTTTTTTGTGGCGCGCTCGAGAGGCACCATCAACCATATTTTGCTTGGCTTCCAATGGTCGTAAATTACTCAATTCCCAGCATCTCTTAAAATTTTCGTCTTCCATAGAAGTATAGGGAAAATCCGATTGAGGCATTACATGATCAATATGCCAGTAATTGCCATAGTTATCCCAGCTCATATGATTATCAAACTGACTTTCCAGATGCTCTTTTAGTTCTTGTATGGAATAACCTAAATAGCGAAGAATTGACTGTCCTGCTTTGTTAGATTTTCCCTTTCTTAGCGCCTTCAAAATAGCGTTAGAAATATTCTCTCTTATTCTAAAAATAGGATCGTTGTGTTTTCTTTTGCTTTTGGATTTACGTTTTCTTTCTTTAAATTCTGGCGTTTGCCATGTGAGAGATATTTTGTCCCTGTTTTTGAGATAGCGTTCTTGAAAATAGGATGTCCTATCTTTATAATGTTTAGTATCCCAATTTTTTTTCTTTTGTTTAACGTCTTCTCTAGCGTTGTATGCTCTGACGCTTTCTGGATTGGCAGTTCGCCACTCTTGACTCTTTTGAACTTCGCATTCCTTACAATAAATGGAAAGATACATTTTAATCTCTCCATTTCTCATTTTTCTTCGCTTCCATCCAAATTGAGCAATATCCTTTTCTTCGCTGCATCGCGTGCATCTACGTAATTCCACAATATTTATCCTTTTTGATGACGCGTTCTTTTAGCACCATCTCTCATGTTCTGAATAGCTTCAAGGGGACGAAGATTCGATAATGCCCAGCATTTCTTGAAATTATCGTCTTCCATCGAGCGATAAGGAAGATCAGATTGGGGAATGATATGATCGATATGCCAATATGTCCCATAATTATTCCATGTCATATTCGGATCAAATTGATATTCAAGATGCTTTTTCAACTCTTGAATGGAATATCCTAAATAATAAAGAACTGAAGAACCTTTCTTACTAGATCCTAGTCTTTTTAGCCACTTATTAACAGTCAATAACTTACGACTAAAGTCGTAAGCTTGTCGCTCATCCTACCATAAGCAGGATGTTGTTTTTTAATGGCAACAATAGGCTGATTGACAGCAGCCCTGAATGAAATATTTTTAGCAGCATTGAGATCCGCGTTTATAGTATAACCACAGGTTTGGCAAATAAAAAGCGCTTGACTTTTCCTGTTTTTCTTATCGCAAAACCCACAGCAAGAGCAAGTCCGAGAAGTGTTTCTAGGATCTACCTTGATTACGGGAATGCCTTCTAACCTAGCCTTATACTCGATAAATGCTGTTAACTCTCCAAATGCCCACTTTCCGAATTGCTCTCGTTGTTCTTTGCGAACCGTTTTCTTGAAGTTATGGAGATCCTCGATAGCGATCCCCATTCCAAGTGCCTTAGCGACTTGAATAATTCGTTTAGCGATAACATGATTGGTGTCTTTTTTAAATCTACGTTCCTTTCCTGATATGTTCTTTAGTTTCTTTTGAGAAGAGTTGGTATTGAGAGATTGAAGTTTTGCTCGTAACTTGGTGTAACGTTTCCTGTTAGCGTCGGTTTTCTCACCAGAGAAAGTTGCTCCTTCTGAGGTGGTAGCTAAGTTAACGATTCCCAGATCTACTCCCAAATACTCTTTTACCTTTTTGGGTTGAGGTTCGGGAACATCAACGGAGGCTTGCAGATAGAATTCTTTATTTCGATAGATGAGTTTGGCGGAAGAGCGAAGGGATTTTTCGGAGAGTTTCTCGAATAGTTTGGCATATTCTCCAAAAACAATGGGAATAAATAGTCTGCCATCCAAGGAAAGAATAGAGATAGTTTCTAATTTCTTCCAATTGAGAATGCGGGCATCATATTCCATCGAGGAGTTCTTTTTAAAGGTATGCTGAACTTTCTTATCGATTGTGTAAGAATCGCAAACACGAGAGATAACACGAATAGCAAATTGGGAAGGAAGATTGAACTTTTGGCGGAGTTCATGGTAAATTTCTTCCTGAACCTTAAACTTATTGAATAAGCGATTGTTAAAGCAATATTCGCTAACCCAATTGCAAGCCGCATTGAATTGATAGATAGAGCGAAGAAGTTTAGATTTCTGCTCTGAATTAGCGAGTAATTTGACAGAAACGGTTAAGAGCATGCTATATGGTATATATCAGAGGTTCTCAGAAAATGCAATTCATCCCACGATTAAAATCATGGGCTTCCTTGCTAAGAGATCGTGAGTGAAACTTTGCGTCGTAAAAGATAAATCGGATCATGTTTCTTTTGATGGTATCTTTTTCTGGCTCGAGCCGCATTTTTCTGTTTACCTTTGATACTTTGATTATATGCTTTTCTATGTTCTATTCTTTCTTCTTTGTGGTCATATTCATATTGTTTTTTTCTAGCTAAGATATTTGTTCTGTTTTCTCGATGATATTGTCGGCATTGTGTTCGCTCACATTCTCGACACTTTCTCTTAAAATAGGTTTTCTTAGTTTTTGCATCAAAAGATGGCTGAAAATTATCTTTGGTTAATTCTAATAATTTTCCACATTTTACACATTTTCTAAGGATCAATTCAACTTCCCGGTAATGTATTAACAAAATCCAATCTAGTGGTAATGTTCAAGTTCTGAGCAATTGGTGCGTTAGGATTAGAAATACGACCAAAATCCATGGAAAATAGAATAGCATCAATAATAGTATTAACAGGTATCTCCCGCCGCCATTCTGTTCTCACATCTAATGTCAATGTTTGTCTAAATAGTTTGTCATTTCTATCATCAGTTTCAGTAGGAGCACTCCAACTAATAGGCTTGATAATCAATCCAATGTCGCTCAAAGTATCAAAAGTAATATCAGTAAAACACATAGTAATTAACTCAACCAAATCATCTCTAGAGCGCAAACTTCGTGTTTCCACATCGATATTTAAAGACCCTTCCCACGCTCCTGCAGTAATTAGAGATTTAGGTTTGCTAACTAGAGTTTGATTGCCATAACCATCGATAAAAACAATATCTTCATACTGAACGGTGTTTTGGTTCCTATTGAAAGATATAGGAACTGAGCGCCCTGCTCCAGTTTTGACCAGAATAGCTGGGTAATAAATTCCATCGTATCGGTAATTTTCTCCGATGAATAATCTAGTAGATAATCCTTCTTGATTAGCACCATCTTTGTTAAATAGAGTAGGAACATCAGCGCCAAGAGGAAGATCGGTATGATCTGTAGTTGCAGCAAATCCCCACACATCTTTGGCATAGTGATAGTAGCTGTCCTTAGAAAAAAAATCTCGCAAGGTAGCAATAATCAATTCTTTTGGATACACTAACATCGAGGCTTGTACAATGTTGTGAAGCCTAAAAAGGTCACTACGGAAGAAGTTATTTGAGGACATTTACCACCGATATTTGACGAATAAGGGTGAAAAGAAAAGGGTGGAATTATTTAAATACCTTTTGAATCGAATATCCAAAGAAACACTAAAAGCATATCCTTGCCCAGTAATAAACTGATCCGAGATGTCAGTACTACTAGCGCCCGCTGTAGTAGTATCAATCGTCATGTAAAGAGTGAATCCAGTAGCATTAGATTGGCCACCAGTAATGATGGCAGCATGCAACGGATTGGTTGGAAATTCTAAAGCAACATCATTCAGAATATTGCTATCTGGAGAAGAGGAAACCGCAAAATAGTCTAAATTGGTGTAACTTGTTGCTGTAGCATATTTATTGAGAAACAAATAGAAATTACTATCAAATCCATTCGCTGGAATTGTCTTAGTTTCTACTGTACTGTTGAAAGAGCGCATACCCATTTTGATAAGAACAACCCTAACTCCGATTGGTAAATATTTATCCAAATTCTCTTGCCAGCCAAAAAATCGTGGATTAGGAACATCGGAATCTTGGATGTTTAAAACTTGAGACTTATATCCTAGTCCTAGCCCTGGCGCTGTCGTTAAAAATAAAGTATTGTTATCGAAAGTGGCAAAGCCGAATCCACCATATAAAATTAATTGGGAGTTAGTGATTGGAATCGACGCATATCCGGTTTGATTCTTGTTTCTCTCCACTACCCATCGTAGCGAATTAATCACTGGAGTAATGTTGAATTTAACTACATTTTCATCCAAAGTGACTGGATTAATGAATGGACTGTCAAAGAAATTATCAACTACCATTCCGCTAGCGCCCGTTCCATCCCAAGTAGGCACTTCATAGTTAAAGAAGCCAACATAAGAAGTGATGATATTAATTCCTCTAAAAATCTTGTTTTGAGCTACATAATTAAAAACGCCGCTAGTCAGAATTAAATGTCCAATAGCTCCTCCACCCGCGGGACCACCAGCTCCTTTAAGGATATTTTTAGTAATGGTGTTGGATGATTGACAATAAATATAACCTACTGGGTAATTGTAAATGAAACTAACTGCACTTGGTAACATCCAATAACCAGTATTAACGGTGTTGCCAGAAATAATACTAGGCGAATCGCTACCCTCGCCCGGAGATGCAACATCTGGAATAGAATGTTTATCAGCGCCCACAAAAATAGCGTATCCATATGAGCCAATATTATCAGAACTGGTGCTGTTAGATTGAGTATCTCCATAATTGGCTAAATAATTAGCATCATAGGCGCTTAGATTATTGTTGGTAATGTGGAGAGAAGCATCCTCTTCTTGTGAAATTCCAACATGCACCCAATTAGCACTGTTATTGTCGATAACGACTTTTCCAGATGGGTATCCTACCATATTAGTAGTAGCGCCACCACCTCCACCAAGTAATCTAGCTACCATAAAGTATTGACCGCGATGATCCACGTTTGTTATGTCATGGCAAGTATTGCCAACAATTAAGAGTTCTGTATTTTTATCGGAAGAGGTATTAACGTTGGGAACAATATTAACTACTTTAGTTCCTACGGATACCCAATATCCAATGGTTCCACATACGTTGTTAGCGATGAGAACATTCTGAGTTACTAATCCCGGTAATCTCATTCTACTAGAAACTGTTTTCGAAGTAAGCATGATAGATTGGTTTCTATTGCATGCATTGTTAGAGATTTTGGCGTTTAATACAATAGGTTGCGCTAATAAAGTGTTGGTCGCACTCGCAATGTTAATGATGGACACTGCAGGACGGAGATCATCATGTGCCGTATCGGTGTTAATATGATTAAATTTGCAGTTCGTAATAGTTAATCCATTCAACACCGATGTTGGATTAGATAACTCCAAATTAATAAAAGAAAACCTATCGCTGGCTACAATAGCTGGATTATAGTTGAAGGTAACATTGTCTAAGTAAAGATCATTCAAAGTTGAAGAAACGTTAGAGTAAATATAGCCCTGTCCAGAGTTAATTAAATCAGTAGGATCATATCCAAAATCCAAACCGATGCCTGGATTATAGGTAGATTGCACTAAACTATTGATCACTCTCATACCTGAAGAAGTATTATTGAAAATAAATCGATTGAAGTTTCCAAAGAATTGACTCTCGGAAATACGCACATTCAAACTGTTAGCAATGTCAAATACGTCTCCGGGAGTAACAGAAGGGCCTGATAACCCTCCGGGCACAATGATGAAGGTAACAGTAACAGAGTTTCTCTCAAAGTTGAATTTGGAAGTATTGCTAAGATTGAAAACGGCACCGCCACTGATAGCAGAAACATAATTTATTGTGATAGAACAATTTCTGATTAGAATAGCATTTCCACTAGTGAAATCAAAGATGATATTACCGGGAGGCGGAGTAGATACTGGAGCAGTATAAACTATTTGACAATTATCAAAAGTAATATTTTGCGAAGCTGCTTTGACAGCAATACCACCATTAAAATTGATGGTCATATCCTTAAAAATAATATTGGATCCAATGGTAACTAATCCATTGAAAGTAAGAACCGCATTATTTTCGCCCTCTATCAATACAGTGTTAGGAAAATCCAACGTCAAAGAAGTGCTTATAATTCCAGAACTAATAGTGGCGCCCTTAACATCTGCTTTTCCGTTGAAAGCATTGTTATATTTGATCCAGTTGATTATTGCTTGTGGATTCTTAAAGTTGCCCTGAGAGTTACCAGATGTTAGTTTAAGTGGAAAGTTAGTATCGGCATCGGTGATGTATCTTCTGACATCAGTAATCTGCACTGAAATAGTTTGAGCAATTGAATTAACGGTGGATGCCACGATGTAGATTGGAACTAAATCTTTTCTTTTATTGATTACATCAGAGAAAGTGCTGGCGTCCAAGAAATAAGTTTGTCCATTAATTGGATTAAAAACTTTCATTAATCTATCAGGGCTATTAGGAGTCGCTAATGCTGGATCGAAATCCAACAAAGGTATTGGTTGATATTCTCCTTGATCGTTGATACATAGCAACCAGTTAATATTATACAAGACGTTGCTGAAAGATTCATTGACCATGGGAATAACCACAGTCTCGTTACCAAGCTGCTTAACTTTTCCATTGACAAGAACCCCGCCGCCTAATAGATAAATCTGTCCGTTATCTGGATTGGGAGATGCGTCTGATAAATCAAATCCATTAATAACTCCATTAGAATGGAACAATTTTTCTGGAAGTTGAATAAAATTGATGGCAGAAGAACTAAGATCTTTTTCGCTGGTATTTCCGAATTGTCTCTCATCTCTAACTTGATTAACTGTTAGGGTGACATCGTTGAATTGGCAGGTTCCAATTAACATAACTTCATCGTCTAGAGACAAAGTTGGAAATAACTGGAACTCGATCACCTGATTGGTAAATGAAGCCACTGGCGCATTGATATCGAATACAATATCGATGTAATCGTTGTTAGTTTCATCCAAAAACCTAACTGTTTGTCCTTTTCTACCAAAAGTAAGCGGGCCCTTTCTGGTGAAATTGGTTCCGTCGAAAGTTGATAAATATCCATTGAAATCGCCCAATACCCCGTCAAAACTCAAAATGTTGAGAGCAATTTTAGTCACTGAGCTGAATAAATATCCTCTCAATTTTGGAGAAACTTTGACGATGTTAAGTTTGGCTAATTCAGAATAAGTGGCTAGTGTGACATTTCCGTTGATAGTGGCGGCGCTGTTACCGATGTTGATACGAGCGCGTTCGTGAGTGAATGTCTTTCCGTCCTGATTAACATACACCTCGAAGTGTCTCTTGAATGGGGAAACAACGGAAAAATCAGTGGCACTTTCCTTGTTGAAGGAAACGGAATCCGAGTTAAAATAAATAGCTACTTTACTGCCAAGACTCAGAGTAGGTTGAGGAGAAGATCCGGTAGCATGCACCGAATCATAAACGGTAATATCAGTAGTAGAAGCAGTCCCACCACAGTTAACACAGTTAAACGAAACTGTTTTGATGATGAATCTTCCAAAGTTGAGTAAGGCTCCCTGTCCTAATGATTGAACTACTAGTGTTTTGCCAGCCTTTAGATTAGAGGTGGAAAGGTCTAATGGAATACGATAGGTAGTTTCTACTCTTCCGGTAGGAAATGGTCCCGGAAAGATATTTTGATTTTGCAAAGTAGCTACCCAATATCCATCTCCATAGCCATCTAAAGCTTGTCCAATATCCAATGCCAAGCTATCTCTTTCAATGCCATTGACATAATAATTGTTTCTCTTGAGAGGAACAAAAATGATAGTTGGAACTTGAGAGGCTTGTGGTGATCCATAAGAAGTCAAAAAGGGTGGGCTAGCAATGTTACCACCAAAGGGACCAAATCCAAGTGGATCGGGAGCCACTAAGTTAGCGCCCACTGGAAAAATTCCAACCACGTTATTAGGAAATTGAAGGTTAGTGGCATTCTGATCAAAAGCGCCATTAGGCGTGACCACTGCACTCAATACGGAGAAAGAGGCGTTGTTATATGGTTCAGCTAGCATAATGCCGAATTCTCCCTGATAAGAGAAGGCAATAAATCGGTAATTGAATCCAACAGTTCGAAGAGCGTTATTGGTTGCTTCTACCACAGTATCGATAGTATATTTTCCGGGAGTAGTACCACGGTTTCCGGTAACATCAATGCCGGGCAAAATAAAGTAACCATCCTGAGGCGATCCATCTGGATACAACGCCAAATATAACAAATAATGAGAGGCGTCTAAATGGTCTGCGTTAAAACCAACACCAATAGCTTGGGCACCACGAGGCTGACCAATAATTAAACTTGGAATTTCAGAAAAAGCGTTATTAGCGGGAGCAATAGCTAGAACACCTTGTTTTTTATTGTTGAATAATGGACGATCAATTCTAGCAGAAGCATTACGCGAACTAAATGGGTTTTTCCCAGCAATCCTCACAACATATTTCTTATTACCGCCACTTTGGATGTATTTTTTCTCTTTGATAACAAAAGCTAGCAGTTGTGATCCATAATTGATTCTAATGATGTCACCAATTTTAACCAAAGCAAATTTCTCATCAAAAACGTTGGAAGCTATATCCGCAGCTGCTGGCATGAACTCTACAATATCATCACCAGCGTTAATGTCATCGAATGGGCTTGTATTATAGCCATCGTTCAATAAATGAGCGAATGCAGGGGTTGGTGGAATGATAGGTTGTCCATAGCCATCTGCAGCGAGAGATGAAGACCGAGAAACCCGAGAAATGCCATTAGTATAAAGATTCTGAATGCGAGTTCCAAATAGGAAAATGCTAGCACTATCAATGAAGGTAGCAAATGCTTGCAAATCCTGAACGTTTTGTGGAATTACCTGAAAACGGGCACTATTTAGAAAAATACCGCTAGCGAGATGTCCGTAGTTAGAAGGATATACTGATCCGTTGTTAGTAGTAACTGAGCTAATAATACCGAACGGAGAACCATCAGCGAACTGGTGAGCCAATAACTCATTGTTCATATCATTGACAGCGGAGAAAGCGCTGGTCGGATCTCTTAACAAACCGAATTTGTTCTTGATGAGTTTGCTAGGATCGCTAATCTCATCAATTCCATCTAAAGCATGGCGATAAATAGCGCCGATTAAATGCGGTTCTAATTTAGAACCACTAACTGAAATCCAGCCCAAAGCCACATTAACGTTATTAGACAAATCTCGAATATAGTTAAAAAGATCCTGAGTTCGATGATCCAACATTAACTTGGATTCTGGAATCCCAGCATTAGCGGCAATTTGACCTTGAGTAATGGGAAGGGTAACCAAACCAAGACTGGTCAGAGCAGATGCTTTAATGTTTCCAGCAGCATCCAAAGCAACGCCCAAACGCAGCGCTAAGGAAGTAGCTGATCCTGCGATATTAGTGCCGAGTGCGTTTTCAATAGCAAAAGTGGCATCGCGCAAACTATTGATAGCAATATCCCCTATCTCCGTGAGATTGGAATTTATAGGCGGAAGATCCGTATCCGTATCAATGTTAGTAGGAAATTGGGTCATGTTTTAGTTCCATATCCCGCCAAATTATACCTGCGAGTTATTGGGAGGAGACGGTTTGTCAGATGAGGGTGATTTGGGAGAAGTGATGGAAGAAATAGCACTGACGATTTTATCTCCAAGTAATGCCTTAATTACTCGATATATTAAAGTAGAAAGTAATCCTGCTACTAATCCAAAAACAAATCGCCCACTTGTGGTAGTCAATCCATCTGGATATGGAAACATGGTAAGTGCTGCGGCTCCTCCTGCGCCCAAAAAAACAGGAAGAATTGGTAACAATAAATCGGTCCAAAGCTTGGATTCTTTGGCAAAAATCTTATACGTGTCCATCAAAAATTCAACAATCTTGCGGATCACGAAGATCACGGCAGCGATTCCCAAACTAAAAAAAACAAATTGCCAGCTTAAAAGCGTTTGTAGAAGCGGATCCATAGAAACTCCTTGCGAGACTATGCAAAAAAAGTGGCATATTCCTGCCTAATTAGCAGTTGGATACGTCAAACCCAATTGCACTACTTGAGCTTCCGGCATAACAATATCCATCGGAATTATAGGTAGCCATAACGGTCCATGTGCCAGAAGAGGGGAATGTATTGGGTGGCGCAGCAAATGCGCTTACATCGGCACTCGCATTTATCGTTGTACCTGCCACTCCACCAGTGCAACCAGTAAATGAAGTTGGAGTAATACCAGTATAAGTAATAAGTTGAGTTACAGTACTGGTAACAACGTAAAATGTTCCGGATGCAAAAAATCCGGTTGTTGAAGCAACATTAATTGTTGATGCCGGTAATGATTGAGAGCCGCTAGATGGTGTAGTTGTATGTGGCACCACCCCACTACTAATGTAAGATGATCCTAAGTTAATAGATAAAGGAGTGGTGGCTGTAAATGTTACTGAACCTACTGAAGGATTTGATATTAGAGCGCTCGAAACAGTAGTAAAGAATATCATGTATTGAGATTTACAATGAGATTGAGAAGCCGGTCTGGTGGGCGCACTGGTAGTAGTAGTTGCTAATCGAAGTGCAGTTATTGGTGTCCCGGCTGTTCCACCGGGAGTGGCACTTTCAGCAAAACAAGCATCTCCCAAATAGATAGCTTGTAGAAAATATCCATCAGGCAACACAGTGTTAGCTGGAAGCATGGAATTAGCAATACCACTTGAAACGGCGCTCAAAGGTAAATCAACAATTTTAGTGCCGATGCTTCCATATATCCTGAACAATACATATCCATCAGGTATCGGACTACCTGCATTATTAGTTACCGTAGCAGAAACCGGAAAATTTTGGGCATAACAAAAATTACTTCCTTGAGGCAAGTTAATACTAATGTTGCTGGTTGCTAATTCAATGTTATATGGAGTGATCGGAGATTGACTCGCTCCAAAAGCACGAAGAACATTTCCCGAAGTATCAAAATCCATTACAGTTTGGAGAACAAAGGGACATGAATAAAAGGCAACAAATTCGCCGGGACGATTATTTAAGACGGCTAAAATGGTAGCGGTGCTTCTACCGGGCGCAATCGAAGTTAATTGGGTGCATGGCAAAGTATATCCATCAAACAAATCTTGAATAACTACATAGCCATCAGGAGAAATATATCCATCAACTTCTACGGTAAAGGCAATTAAACTTTTACAAGTAGCTGTTCCATTAGGAGGGCTAATATTAGTGATGGTAGTGGTAGTAGGATAAACATTGATCCTAGGCATTAGCATCATTCCGCGCCCAATTGACATTAGGCTCCTGAATTGCTAACAATGCTAACTTGAGTAACTGAAAACCAACTAATAGTATTAGCTCCTCTGCCACTCAAAACGGACACAGACGTGCCAGATCCAGTCAAAACAATAGTAGGTATTGGCCAAATTCCAGCACCGGGGGTGAATCTAGGATCGGAAGAAGTTGGAGTTGAGCTTCCAACGCTAGTAGCCGGACTGCTTCCAGCATTTCTAGTAAATCCAATGGTGAAATTGAATTGAGCAGCATCATTAGTAGTGATGTCTTTGCCTTGTATAATAACATCTATTCTCGTAGTGGCATTATCGCTCAAAGCAAAAGATCGCATCGTGACCGAAGTCATTGGAGGGGATTGCGCAAAATCACGATAGGTAATTGTTTGTTGTCCATTAGTTCCCCAAACGCTTGGATTAGGGACGGAACCTACCGCAAACTGAGTTCCATTGGATTGCTGAACCCACAACTGTCCCCCATTAGAAAACACAACGGTGCCATTATTAGGAGGAGTAACCGGTATGGTTCCAAAAGATCCATAACCATCATTAAAAAGCACATCTCGAATATAGATAACACGATCTCCAGACCCAGATGGCATATCCGTCGATGTTACGTTGCCCGATCCAACTAATGATAAAATTCGTTGTCCAGGAAGGACTTCATTAAGTTGCACCAAAGTATAACCATCTAATTGAAGCTTAGCACCACCTCTTACTGCGCCTAAACCACTGACACGTGTTCCACCAGAAAGAACTACGTTACCACCATTACCTCCCGAAAGGCTGGAAGCTTGGGCTCGAATGGTAAAATCAATGCCATTTCCAGATGAATTAGTTGTTTGAGTTAATAATGGAACTGTTCCAAGTCCAAAGTTGATAGTGTTGCAAACAGCACTCACAACTCCGGATGTTCCAGTAAGACCAATAACACGTTGCAAAACGTTGGTTCCAGATAAGTCTCCATTAGCAGAAAAAGCATTAAGCGAAGGAGATGGTCCCCAAGCACTTCCATTCCAAGTAAGAACATCATTCAGATTAGGAACTAATGTGTTAATGGGCTTGCCTTGAATTTGAGTCACCACTACGTTAGTAGCGACTCCTCCGATGTCTCCGGCCAATTGAACAATGCCCAAGCTAGAAGTAGTGGCATTTGGAACAGGTGGAGGATTTATTAGATTAGATAAAGCATTCAAAGCACCTTGAACAGTAGTTTGAAGACCATATCCATCAAAAACTAATGCTGGAAAAAGATCAATATGAGTTGCGTTATGACGAAATGCCTTTCCCTCAATATGAAGCTCAAAATCATAGCGATCCGTTGCCAGACGGCCAGGGTTGCTGACTGGATTATAGGTAGGAGCGGGCAGAATGGGAGGAGGATTAGTCATTCAAATCTCGATTGTTCAGATATTATACGGGTTTATTCGCTTTTGATTTTCGTTGATGCATTTTGATAACAGCCTCAATGCGCACAAAAGGCAAATCCATTTTTTCTGCAATCTTCTTGTATGTATGCTCTTTGCTGCTATGCAGCTTTATAATTGTGTCTTTTTGTTCTTGTGTTAGATATTTGCTTTTGTTTTGTTTCACTTCGTTCCAATAACGCAATATATACCGTATAGTCTTTTCTTCTATGTCAAATTTATCTGCCAAGTCACGCTTCAAAAAATTTCCAGTAGCGTAGAGTAATACAATTTGATCCCTTTGTTCATCAGTTAATTCTCGGCTAAGATTTTGTTGAACGGCTATTTTGAGTTTTTCTTTTGTTTCATTAGAGATAGGATGAGGCGCACTTGGGTTTTGTTGTTTGGTGACTGATATTTTCTTGCCACGTGCAATTCTTTTTTCAGGTGCTTCAATTCTACCATACATACCATTGTTTTGTCCAGAATTGGCAATAGAAATCTTTTCCTTCGCTTCATCAGTATGTTTCCTGCCAGTATTGGCGGCAACGATTGCCTTTTTATGTTCTTCCGTTAGTTTTCTTCCAATGCATGGATGAGGGTGCGTTTTCCAAAATTTTCGCATGTATTCTGAATTTTTACGTTTTTCTTCATCGGTTTTTATTATACCAGATGGGCCCTCTCCGCCACTGGTAAGATTATACCCCAATTTTCTATTGTTTGATTGATAAATTCGTATCCAATTTTTTTCTCTAATGAACGCTTCTTCTTCGGTCTCACAATGCTCGATAACATCAAAAGAAAAATTCTTTTTCCCATACTTTTTGAGAGCAGCATGAATATAATGGAACCCATCATAATTTTCGCCATACTCAACGATATACCAATGTCTATTCCATCGCGTCTCTGGATCATTAGCTTTACCAATGTAAATCTTGCCATTAATATTATTAATTATTTTATACACATGCGATTTGCTCATGACCATATGTCATAATATGTATATGAGGGACGATATCTATATTATAATGTTATGAGTATGTCCCAAAGTTTCAATAACTGTTAATTTACCAGTTCCAGCATTAAAGAAAACATTATGATTATGTCCTTGTGAAACCGATGTAAGTTGATTCCATTTGGACGGATTTGTTTCATTCTTCGTAACAACGTGCGTATGTGGTGGTATTCCAGTAGTAAATCCAATACCAGTATTGAATTTGGATGGGAACATCGCAGTGTTACGAAACACCGGTATCTGATAGATTGGATCGAATTTCCTAACTCGAAATGTTTTTAGATGTTGTCCGCCATCTAAACCAAGAATAGTATCATTTCTAGTAACGTCAGAAACTTCATATCGAAAACTTTCGTTGTCATTTTGATCAAAGATTACTAATACATCACGTGTTTTGATTGTCGGAACTGTCAAAGTCCAAAAATCTACTGGAAATTCAGATTCTAACCCAGCTTCTCGCATTCGGAGATTTTCTGCTACTGGAGATGGGCGCACTAAAATTCTTCCATCAGAACGACGAGGATTAAAATATTGATCCCACCCCACCACAAATTTAGTGCCTAGGCATAGACTACACCGATCATCAGGATATTCGCTCGACGGTAAATAACAGGAACACGTAATGCCTGTCTGAACTCTCTTTATCAGAACAGCTGGTCGTCCCGTAACTGATAATAAAATATCTTGACGTTGAGTATTATGATCCTGCAAAGAAAATCCGCGAAGAATGTTGAAATTGCCAAATTTATCAATGCATCCCATCTCTCCACCAATATAGCTTCCAACACAAGTTCCATTCAACAACTGAACCGGATCGGTTCGATGATAACCTGCAAAATCATACATTGGAAATTGAACATTAGCTGCATCCGCTCCTGTTAAGTCAGTTGATAAAATATCGGTATTAACCTGATGATACCCATCGACCAAGTTGAAAGCGTGATTGGGAAATTCAAATCGAGATTGACATGCAAAAATTCGATCAAAAGCTTCCTCTTCTTCATCGGCCCACAAAACCACTGCTGGATCCTGAATGAAGTATCCATCAAATCCTGCCACAGTGTGCGAACTGATTTTAGTGTTGTCGAAGCCTCGTCCATTTGTTCCTACAATCGCACCAGATACCTGAACAATAAAACCATCACCTTGTCGAAAAGCTGGAGAGGTTTCTTGGATAGAAAAACTTAAGATTCCATTAGATACCACTTGATTGTTAGCTGTCCAGACAAATTGATTTCCAGAACTATCTACTTTACTTCCGGAAATGGAACCAATAGCAATGAATTCGGCAGTTCCAGCTACTGGATTGTTTTGAGAGTCACGTTGAACCCAAAAACAACGAATAGTCCATGTTTCCGCGGGTGCAGCAGTGGTAAATAGTGCCAAATTGTTGATCTGCCCACCTCCAACATTGGTATTAATAGGTGCCCAAAATTGCCCGTTGCTTTGTAGTACCAAAGAAGCATTGAGGGAAGAGGTTCCGCCAGCTACGATCAGGTTGTTATTAACAGTATCAACGGCGGTGTATTGAATTAATTCTACACCAACTTTGATGACACCAGTGGGAGGAAAGCCAGTAACATCCAATAACGGAATCGACATGTCGGTAGCTCCAATGTCGTGACGGAGCAAACTTTGAGGGTAGAAGCGCAAGTTATCATGTGCTACAGGTAAAAGAAGTAGATTATAAAGAAATGGATCATATTCTAACGGACGAACCGAGAAGAAATATTCTTGTCCCGGTATTAGATTAATGATATTGACATTTAAGGAAGAGTCGATGGAAACAAATTTGCGTCCTTCGGTAAAGACATTTTCTTTAACGGTAGCGTAATAAATATTGTAAGCAATCTGATTGGTCTTAACTTTGGGAAGGGCTTGCCACCAAGTTAAGTTAACGGTATGCCCCTCGCCCAAACTTTGAGTGTCTCTAAGTCCGACATTTACTGGATTAGGATAGAAAGCCATATTAAAATGCGAATTTATTGAGACTTAACGTCTTCCATCAGCGTTTTTTTTAACTCTTTTTTTTCCTTACCTTCTTTGTCGTGATGTTCCAATAGATTATCCACATAAGTTTCCGCTTCGTCTTCGCCAAAATTATTACCAATATATTCTATTTGTTTTTGGAAAGCTTTTTGCTCATACTTGTTGTGAAGGTAATCGCCATCATTTGCGCTCTGAGTAGCTTTGGTGCTACAACATTGATCGAGCCAGTGCTGCGCCTCATGAGTTCCGTAACTAAAGTCTTTAAAGAAATCTCCATCTGTTAATAATCGATAACTAAACGTAATGACGCCGTGATCAGTGCGCGCAGAAACATCGATGTTCCCAAACTTCATCGGGATATAATCAATCTCTTCCATACCCACACCATATTCCTTGAACATCTTTTGGACAGTCTCGTCTTTTTTAAGAAACTCTCGCATCTTTTTGAGCATCCGATTGAGAGATTTGTAGGGCATTTTTTTGACAACGCTCAACGGAATTTTCTCATCTTTCTTAGAGGGCATGAAAATATGTCAAAATAGCGGCAGTCGCATAATTCAGCATCTTTAAGAACGTTATAGAGATAAGAGATGGCACTTTTAGGAATTCCCATACCCATAACAGCTGCTCGACTTCTTTCCGATATTGATATTCACGGAAAGAAAGTTGGAACCCACGAAATGCACATCACCATTCTGCTTTTTGAGGACGATTTTCCCATTTCAGAAATTGCCAAATCTTTAGAAACCACTTATGATGTAGTTTCTAAAATTGATCCTTTTACCATCAAAATCAAGAAAATATCTTGCTTCCCGCCAAAAGAAGGCAAACCACATCCTATTATTGCTCTAGTGGAATCGGAGGAATTGCACGATCTATGCAAAAAACTACGTCGCAAATTTAATAAGGATGGAATTGACTTTGATAAAACCTTTAAGAAATACAATCCGCACATCACCCTATCCTATGCGGATAAGGAAATTAAAGAATTCAAAATTGATCCGGTGGAGATAGTGGTGCAGGAATTAGTATTGTTAGGCGGCAATCATGGTGATACTAGATTGTTTATTACTTTTCCGTTAAAGAGTCCAGAGAAGCATGGAGCATTGCTAAGAAAATGCAAAATATTAGAGAAATGGGGCGAAGATCTAACTCCTCAAGAATATGAGAAAATGATGCTTCATCAGATGAAAAAGGGCGATCCAGAAAGTATTTTTGCTTTCATCACAGAGAATAAAGACATTTTGAAAAGAAAAAAGAAAACTGATCTAATTTATCTCGCTAAAGCCGCTCATGACAGATTTAGGCGAACTGCTCCACGTGCCTTTTATAAGTGGGCGAAACGTTTATCTCAAATAGATCCAGAATTTTTTCAACCCGTCAATGATGCAATGGTTTCTGAGATCATAGACGCAAGAAATAAGGCACAACAAGATCCTGACATGTGGTATTGGTTCATTAACGACGATTTGGTGCCATTAGAGGATTTTTTATCCGATGACCAAATACGAGAAAGTCTCAAGATCTTTTGGGATTCGGTTAATTTTGAAGATCCTAACAAAACACAAAAATGGGCTTCTGCCTTAACTGGATTTCTTGCAAGCCGACGACTAAAACAAAATTTGGTGCTTCGATTGTTGCAATGGATAGATCCAAAAACGTTCGCTGAGCACTATCATACACAATCATATCAACGTGTCCAAGAAAGATCTTTCTTCAAACAAGATAAATATACTACCGATGACATCATTTATTTTTTAGAAATACCTATGGTTACCCATGTTCAATACCGCGAATTAAGGCATATCATTGATCATGCAACGCCTGCCGCCAAAAACATTTTACAGAGAGTACTTTGGCGGAGTCTATGGGGCTTTCCCAAATATTTTGTCTTAGACGAAAGCATGAAACCACTAGGATTGGAATACGACAAGAACAGTAAATCGTATGTTCAAATCGGAGTAGAAATTCCTTTGTATGAAGGGATAGGTAGAGCTGAAAATATCGATGATCAAAAGTGGCGCGATTTATTCGCAGATTATCAAATTGTAGCATATCCGGGAACGTTCGCAAGTTTAAGTTAATATCAGATTTTTGGTTTTTGAATTATTCCATGCCTGCGCAAATGCCCTCTAACCACGTCTCTTGCGATTCCTAATTCTCGAGCCACTCCTCGAATAGAGCCAATCCGAGTATATGCTTTTTCTAAAATCTCTTTAGTCAAAATTTCTGAATAATCTTTGTAGATAGCATGATCGATTCCAATTTTCTGAAGTGCATATCGCACAATTCCCTTTGCTACTCTATATTTCTTTGCTATTGTTAAAATGGACTTATACTTTTGAAAATCTTGACGAAGCTGTTCTTCTGAAATCATTGATAGAAGTTTATTAATGGGTCTAGCTGCCCTGTAAATCCTGCTTGCTTCTTCTTGTAATCCGAATTCTATAGTTCTTCTAATCAGCATAGTTTGAGATATTCCAAGCGCAGCGGCTGCTTTCTTGATGCTTCTACAAGTAACAATCGCGCGTAGAATCTCTTTTCTATCAAGGGAAATTTTTCTTGGTTTCAAATCTAAAATTTGTTGAGCTATCTTATATTTACGGTCTAGAATGACAGTAGCAGCATCATATAAGTAATTAATAAGTTTTTGTTTGTCGCTTAACTTCCAAAAATCCATTGTATATAAGTCATCTTTGCGATGTTTAATGATTCCTGAATCCAACCTAAGCTTTGTTTTCAAAAAATTGAAGGTTGTTTCAACACAATCTTTGGTGCCACTTAATCCAATCTTCTCCAGATAAATCCACCCATCTCCATCAATTAACCCTCGAATAAAGTGTCTAACAAATTCATGATCTAATAGGTGTTTGGGAAACAAATACGTTTTGCTTTTAGCAGGAACAACGCCAAAAATTTCTTTTAGATCCTTAACCATTTGTGCTGAACTAAATCTAATCGATGAAGAATAATAAATACCTCGCTTGAATTGAGGACGAGTTTCTTTCTTTTCGAGATCAATAATAGGCATGGTACTTTTGATATTCTTTTTAAACTTTTCGATATGAGAACGATCTTCTCGTCCTAATTCTAGTTTTATTCGATTAGAACTTTTGACGATTCCAAGGCGAGTTTTTCGTTTCTCGATGTTACCATCTGCGGCTAAGAATCCTGCCCAGTAAAATGTTAATTCGTTGTTTCTCGAAAAGAAGTCATGATCGCAATCATATTTCTGTCGCTTTTGATAGGGAATGTCGAGAGCGATAAATTTTTGACGAAGCGTTTCCAGATGGATCCCTAAAATACTGGCAACGTTTTCAAGTGTTTTATGAGCTTTATAGAGAGAGATTAGCTTTCTCTTGGAAAATCGCATATATGGTATATATCGGTATTTAATAAACAATTCCTTCGTCCAAATCCGAAAGGAATAGGCTTATTCAATATGACGAGCGCCGGCCTTAACCCCGCAGTAAGACGTTTAAGGCACCTTAGGCAGAGACAGATAATTTGAGATATCTATCGATTAAAATGGATCATTTTGCTTAACATTATTCACGCCGCCGCCCATCCAATACATTCTGTTTTGCTGAATATGGTCGCAAATTTTTAAGATCCCAACATTTCTTAAAATCTTCATCTTCCATTGATGTATAACAAAACGATGAGTGCGGAATAATATGATCAATTTGCCATACCCAAGTATTTGGATCATTATCGTTCCAAGTTTTAGCATTGTATCTTCCATAATTATTCCAATTCATCCAAGACTCAAATTGTC